GAAGAGGTCCGTAGCCTTTCCGGGCAGCAGTTCGAGACACTTGGTAAAGACCCGCTTTACAATTAGCCTTTTTTAACTCTCCGAAAGCTACGATCACGTCTTCAAATTCCTCCCAAAATCTGTCCTCGTCCTGTACCATTTCTTCTACTTTGGAAATGTCATATAAAATGAAGCTGGTCATACTGCCCTGCCCTACTAATAGGGCTATATTCTCAGAACTAGAACGAGCACCAATTTTATTAGACACCGCATCCAAGATTGGACGAAGATGAACTCTTAGTTCGGGATTTTGATAACCTAATCTGATCAATTCTTTTTTCATTTTGGATTTCTCAGGTAAGAGGATAGTCAGTTTCTAGGTTTCACAAAAACTTTATTTGAGAAACATTTGTAATTTGGATGAGGCCAGGGTATATAGGGTGTAAGAGAGAGAAAATACTAAGAACCCTGAGAAAAGGAAGTAGCTCATGAATACTATCAGCGATTTCAATAAAGGCGATATCGTCCGTTTCGGACGAGGGCAAGGCGAAAAGACCCTTGGTAAAGTAGTCAAGGTCAATCGCAAAAAACTCAAGGTACAGCAATTAGAAGAGCGCGGACGTAAAAAGTCTCATCAGGTAGGATCCATCTGGGGTGTACCTCCCAGTCTTTGTGAGAAAGTCGAAGATAAAAAGGCTTTCAAACGCCTTGATGATACTCCTCCCCTTTCCCGAAGGAAAGTTCGTAAAAGAGTCCCTACTTCATCCCCGTCAGGAACTCTTACGATGGAAACGGTAGAAGTCGGAGACATCCTTCGATTCGGAAGCCGACAAGGGGAACGTACCCTCGCAGTAGTCACCAAGATCAATACGAAACGAATCAAGGTGCGAACCCTAGAAAATCGAGGGGTTCGTAAAGTAAGACCACCAGGCGCTATCTATTCCGTGGACCCCCGAGGATGCGAACGGGTTGAAAAAGCACATGCCAATGAAGTTCTGCCACCGGAAGTTTTTGACACGAAAGACCTTGATGAAAAAGCTGCTCAAGACGCTGAGGAAGGTGCTCTAAGCCTCTCCGAGAATTGTGACCTGTCCGACCCTCCCACCTATATCAAGAGCAGCCGACGCTATCTCGACGGGCATTCTCTGAGTGAGTTTGGTTGTGAACATGACTCTCGAAAGCAAAAGCTCTATGACTCCGAACGTGGTGTCTCGAAAGGAAGTCAATTCAAGAACCTTCATCAAGCTGCCAAGTTCTTGAATAAGGTACTTGAATCCTCATGGTTCCAGCGACGTTTCGGAAAGGTTGAAGTCAAGATGGAAATGACGCAAGGCTGGACTAAGAGTTACTGTCGCAGAACCGAAGGTCTGTTGCGAATGCTTCCACAACACCTGAATGAGCGTGTCATTCTTCATGAATTAGTACACGCTCTTACCCCTAAGCCACATGCGGGCCATGGTCGACTGTTCTGTGCCATCTATCTGGACTTCGTGCGACACTATATCGGAGAGGATGCCTATGACCAGTTGCTCAAGGGATATCGTCGAGAAGGGGTAAAGTACGCTCCGAATCGAAGTGAGAAACGATAAAGAACCTTGACATAAGCCGGAAGGATCTGATAAGGTTCCTTCCGGTAATCACACAAAAAGGAAATAATGATGATGGAAACTCAAAAGATCAAAGAAGACTGGGGTCCTTCCTACGAAACGATGGGACATAATTCTCATATTGATGGGAACTATGCTCATGCTCACGAAATAAAAAATGCTCTTATGGACTTCCGTATTGCAGTCATGCTCATGGTGAAAGACGAGAAAGACCTTGCTAATTTGGCAGGTGCTACCCTTCGGATTACTTACTTCCTGGAGCAATTGCCTTCTCTGGTTTTGACCCCTACCTGGAGGCGAATCATGCGCAAAACCGCTCTGGAAGTTCAACGGGAGTACCTGACTTCTCATTTCATATCGAGGCCCTAATATGGCAAAGTTAATTCTCAATAATGAAGAGAGTACATATCCCCAGATTCTTGAACGTCTTCGGGAACTTGCGTATGAAGGACAGGCTACAGAGAACCCACCAGAACTTCACCGGCTATGTCGAGATGAGTTCCTGTCTATTACCACGTACTTGCACAAGGAAAAGGTGCTAGGACCTCTTAGCGTTGACCCTGAGAAGCTACCTTCTGTCCTAGAAGGGTTCCTAGACCTGTTCCGTCTGGTTTCCGATGCGGGTCCAGAGTACGTTCAGATTTCTCAGTCCCTACCTTCCCATATTTGGGAGAATGACGATGCGGACTGGGGGTCTTCAGATCAGGCTGACTATTTAATGGAAGACCTATTGGAACTTCTGAACATGGAAGCACCCCCTTTTTATTATTTCGGTAGCAATAAAGATGATGAGCAGTGGGGATATTTCTATGCAGAAGAGTCAGATCCAAATGGATTTTTGAAAAGAGAGTAACATTAAATGACAGCAGTAAATACTAATAGTCATAGGTACGTGAAAATTTTTGGTAATGAAGAATTTCCCGAGATTGAAGGGTTGGTGAATGGTACGTTTTGGAATCTAGTCCAGAGTAATTTGAGAGATGTTTCAAATTCTACTGAAAATATGAAACTATTCCTCTCTGAGTATCTACCGGAGGCTTGGATTCCTAGGACAAAGAAAACTTTTGTCGTTAATTTTTTTCGAGTTGCCTGCGATGAGGGACTAGGTGGTGGGTTTGAATATGGCTTGTTCAAAAATGATGACATATGGATGGGCACCGAAAATTCTTTTAGGATTCGCCCTCAAGCTAGAAAGATTCTGTTTACCTCTGATAATTTGGAGATTGCCTTTTGGCTGGCTTTGAGTAAAGCTGTACTGGGAACAGCGAAAGGATCTTATGCGTTATGGTATGAGGACATAAAATTGTTTATGGAGTAGGTTGTATAATGTCAAAAAAATTTCCCAGAGATCATTCTGAGGTAACAAGTTTTTCTGCGGAATCTTCTGCCCCGCTGAGTCAGGTCATAAAAAAACCAAAAGTCAAGAAACAGGAAGAAACCGTCATTACTGTGAAGGCGGAACCTGACACTGAAGATGAGAATAACGAGTTCTTTGACCGTACCCTCAGAGTATCCAGCGCAGTGCTTGACGCTTTGTCTGAGGCTTCTGAGGGTGTGTCTGAACCCTCGGATATTCCCCCGCACCAGCATCCTCTGGTTGAGAAGTCTTATCCTATACCTTTGAAGACGGGATCTTGTATTACTCCCAGTGATAAGGGACTTGCAGAAATTCAATTTCCGTCAGATTTCCTACAGTATCTAGGATCACATCCTAGTTGGACTTTTGTGAAAGGAGATTCGGTAACTTCCCTCTGGTCGTATGACGGTGGGGTAGAGTTTCTGGTACTCTCTCTAGATAAAGGGGAGGGTTCCCCTGCGGTCAAGCACTATATTGATATGATCTCTAGGTGTGAGTGCAGAAGTGGGGGATCCGTATTTTTAGACCTTCAGTTAATTCCAGGTATTTTAGGTTGATATACTCTTATGGGTAATACCTTAAACAAAAACCTACTTACCGCTTCATTATCAGACGCTTTTGACCTTTTTTTGGAAACGAAAAAAGTTAGAATAGCGGATGAAATCGTACCTTTAGGTCCTACCATATCCTATATCCTTTTTCCATCCGACAAAAATGAAGTGCCTTTGGGCTTTGAAAGCTATTCTGAATTTCAAGGGGCGATGGGGTTCCGTAATCAGTATGAAGGTGCTCTCATATTTAATGAGGACGGCGACCCTAAGTTATACTCCAGCATTGGCGGGATCCTCTACGCAGTCTGGACTTGATCTTTCTGTTCTTTTCTATTATATTATATTTTTCTGAGAAATATTTGGAAACAAAAATCCCTCGGAAGACTAATTCCCTTTTTAGTGCTGATGACCTTTTATTATAGACTTTCTGAGGTTACGCCTGCGTAGGATTTAGCTATTCGTAGGAGCTTCTTCATTTTCAGGTCTACCTTCAAACATGACATGGTATTCTGAGGATCATGAATCAAAAGAGCGGCCCATCTGTGGTGGCCGTCCAGAATGTAATTGTCATTGGAGATAATGATCTTTTTTCCAAGCTCTCTGACAGTCTTTTTGCCGCAACTAATTTCCTTCAGAATGGAGGCAATTTTCTCTGTGCTAATTTCGCTCTGAGTAGCCCTTAGTTCTGCAACTAACATGTCCTCTGCAGTGGTCGCAACCCCTACTTTCTGGAGGTCTTTAATGAATCTCCAGGTTGTGTCCTCATCTAATTGAGGCATTTGATCTCGGGACAGACCTAGATTTCCTTTCTCAGATTCAGGGTCAATGATTAAAATTCCATCATTGATTTTATCTGCTACAAAAGCAGCGCCTGGACCTTGGACTTCTAGTTTATTTAGATGTAGCATTAAAACCTCTTATTTGTGTGGGGTTAATAACTTCTTTGACAAAAAGAAAAACGGGCTTGACATCTTAGTCTCTAGGTTTTAAGATTCACGAAAATGGCTTCTACTAAATAGATACTAATATGGCTTCTCCAAACGATATTTCATTTCAACCCGCTCTCGAAAAAGATGAGTCCAATACTCCTAAGAAAAGACAAGTCGTCATAAAGAATGGGGTTAGAAACCCTTTTGATATTTTGGTGAAATGGGCCAAGCATCCTATTCTTTATGCTCTCCATAAAAAGGGCTGGTATCCCTACCTCATTTTTGGACACGGCATTGTTCTCCTAGAATATAGCCTGAAAAATAAAAAAGGTGGTCAATATTATTTCCGCATCTGGGAGGAATTCTTTGAAGGTTCTGTCTCTAGTGAGAGGGACCTAACTTCCTTTGTAGTTGAGTATAACGGTAACGATTTCCCCCTATCTGGAACACCTTTTTTCCTGGATATGAAAAAGGAACTTAAACAAGGTTCCGTCAGTTACCCTACTACTCATAAGATATCCCTAAATAATATCAGGGAGCATGCTTCCTCACACGGATACTGGCATTTTAAAGTAAATCCCGAACTTAAACTACGGTCTGAAATAGTAATGGAAATCTTTGAATTGGCAGCTAAAACTAAAGACCATGCTATCCCAAATCTCAAAGCAAAATGTGCGACAATATTAGAAGATTTAATTGACCCCAATCAGCGCGATCGATGGGATTACTAAGGAATCTAACCTGATGATAAGATGTACAATTTGGAGAAATTCGACAGATGACCCCAAGACAAAAAACAAACAAGGAAATTTTCAAGAAGAAGTAGAAGATCAACTTACTGAGATTAAAAGAGTTTCATTAGTGTCAGAAGGAATGGAATCTCTGGAAAAGGCGTGGTATAAGGTATCACAAAGAAAATGGACCCTGGACTCCGTCGAAGAAGTTTGCTAGACTGTAAAAAGTTAGGGCACGTAGCTCAATTGGTTAGAGCCATCCGCTCACGTCTCTCCCGATATGGATCGGTAGTTAGGGTTCGAATCCCAGAAAGGCGAATAACGGATCGGTTGTGGGTTCGAGTCCCACCGTGCCCATTTTCATTCTAAATAAGGACCTAATAATTATGGCAAATGTTTCATTAAAAGGAGCTATCGAAACTAGATTCCAACCTTTTACCCTTCCGCAAGGTCTAAAGATTTATCAAATAGACATGGGTAAAATGGGGATTATTGGAACGGCTAGTGGAGGGAGACTAGAGATATCGTATTTTGGTATTCCTATGTTCATAAAAATTGATGCGTATGGACATACGAAAGCTGAATTTAAATGGCCTTTTGCTACTATGAATAATGTTTTTACACAGGGGAATTGTCAGATTGAGGTAAGCTCAAATCCTTCGGATTTTATGGAACGTCTCCAGTCACTGGTAGAAGAACTCCATCATCACACTGCGGCACACATGTCAGAATGTCTCTCAAATAGGGAGTCAAATTCTGAGTTTTTTCCTGATGTTCAGAATTTTGTAAATCTGAGTATGCCCGATAAAAGTTTTTGTTTAGGAGGGTTTATTCTACAACCAAGAATTAACCGTCAGTATGTTCAGGTTAAATGTGCCCTTGGATACCATTTTCGAGATAAGAAAATATTGGCCAGAATGGATACTGGAGACGGTATGAAGACCTTGGACGCTGATACTTGGAAAGGGGCAGTTACCCCCATGGTTAGGGCAATAAAAAGGATTAAGAGGGGAACCAACCCATGGTCAAGCCCTTGGTCCTCATGTGATGAAGATGAATAGAGTGAGCTTGGAAAATAATTCTTATCATACAGACTTGTTTTCATTGCCAAAGGGCTTTAAAATACTTACAAACTGTAAACGGGAATTCGAGAAATTTCCTACTGATTTAGAGATAGAATATTTTGGAAATAAGATGGATATTGAAATGTCCGCTGCTGGCTATTATATCTTAGAAAAATATTTTAATCCTATTTCTAATCGCCAAGTTTACCCTAAGATGATTCTAGGATTTCCTTGGGAACAAGGGCTACATCTTTTTCGACAGTGTATAAAGATCGTTCATAGGGAAGGTCTTAATGTTTTGATGAATAGTTTTCAATTTCAAGCTAGGAAATATTTGTCAAGGGAACCTGACAATTTTGTTAAAAGAGAACAGGTATATTTGGGGGATGAGGGACAGGTTCTACTTAGGGTGGAATTTTTCCGAAAATACAATATCTGGTTTGGATATGACTATGCCAGATCAATGTACTTATTTGAATTTGATGGGACACAATATCTTGATCAAAGCAAGATAATAGCTACTGAAGACTGGGTAGGGTGTGTATCGGATGCCTTGCAATATGCTGTTTTCGGGAAATAGAATTGAAGAAAGCCCGTTGCATATCGGTTCTAAAAGAAGATAACTTTAGGAGTCACGGATCACTAATGAAGAAAAACGTAAAAATACCAAGAACTAGACGTCTAGTTCAAACTAAAGAGCAATTGAAGGATCTTCTCATGGAACTATATGTTCCCGAAAGCGTCCCCAATAAGATCACGTCTTTTTATGTTCACAAAGAAAAACTAGTGACCTTGGGCACTATTCACAATAAACCCGTGCGATTAGAAACTCATCGCGGGCTTCTAACCACCAGCGCCCGATCAATGAAACTGTTATCTTCGTCAGAAGACATCATCGAGTTCGCCCGAGAGGGTGATAACATCGTTTTTCTGGTTACTGCTACAGACATCGAAGGGAATCCTTTGGAGTATACTAGAGGCCCTATTAAGATTCACAGGGCAGATGTAAAGGCTTACCTGAAAAATAATAAGCCGCCTTCTAATTTAACCGCACCTAATAAAAAAGACCAGATGATGTGGGGAGCTTTCTATTTAGCCCTTATTGCCTTTCTATTTTCTATTTTCACGCTCATTTCTGCCACTTTCTAAGGTAAAAATTATGAAATCATTACAGGCCCTACGAGAACAAATAGATACCTATATCGAAACCAAGGTAGAATCCGTTATTAAAGATAAAATGGCAACTGCTATTGAAGACGTTCTACTTCCTATGGGACAGGCTTTTATTGAGAAAACTTTAAAGAGTAGACTGGAAACAATGCTTAATGAGGCTCTAGAAAGCTCTCTGGCAGAGTTAGCGGAAGAGTTTGATGTTGACTATATAGTTTCCTCCCATACGGAACAAGAAGACGCCTACGCCAAAATAGAGGAAGGTGACGAGCACCTTCGAGAGGAATTGGATAGACATCCTCATCCCAATAATGATCATCTCCGGCTTCTAGCTTTCATCCAATTTTATAAAGAAAAACATGGTACAGGCTCAATACCTGGTAGTTCAGCTATTCATTCAAATCTGGGGTTTTCCAGTGTAGACCTTTCTAGACTGTATGCTCAATTGGTAGAAGAAGGTTTCATCTCTAGGAAAAGCGGCAAGCCTGCTTCCCTCAAAATTATCAATCCTTTAGCAGATCCTTCTGACTATCTAGATAATCCGTTGAAATAAGAATAGAAAACATTTCCTTTTCGTTTAAGTAGTACCTGCATTTTTGGTCAGTAATTTAATTATTGGACCTGTAGTTTAAAAGTGCAAGGATGATTAGGAGATTGTTTATGGCAAAACTGAAAGAACTGCGGGAGTATTTAAGGCGTCAGATTATCAAGCATGAAAATCAGAAGTTTTTTGATATCTTAGAATCTGTGCAGGAAAAGCAGGATCCTCCCTCTAAGCAGGGGGTCTGGAAAGATTGCTATAATCCTGGTAGTACAGATATTTTTAAGGACTTGAAGGGAAATTCACAAGACCCTAAAATTTTAGAAATCTTATCTACCTCCAAGAATCCAGATCCTGACAGGTTAGGACTTCGCCTGACGTTTGGAGATCGATTTATCGGCATTCCCAAGGTTGGTACCCTTGAAATGGGGGATCATGCTTATGAATCTTCCATTGACAAAAGGGACATATTAGCAGATACTTTGGTTGAGGAGTATTTGCCCGAAGCTAAAAATACACATTCCAATATAGGACTCCCTTCTTTCTCGATAGAGGGCCATGATATTGGCGTAGAGGAGAACTGGCAAGGGGCAGGACCTACGTGGTCTCCGCAAGAGGTTCCATATACCTTTGTACTTGTAGTTGAAACTAGAGAATCCTCCAACCGAATTTTATATGGGGAAGATCCTTCTTTCCTAATATGGGCAGGTATCAATTATGTCTATGCTAATTATGACTTAGACAAGTTTTATGATGAATTTTTTGGAGCGTTAACTTTATAACAAAAAGGAGTATACCGTGAGTGATGAACTTATCCCCGACATTTACACCAATCCCATTGCCTCCCTTGATGGGCTAGAAACCGAAGAAGATACATTAGATGCGATCTGTGATATCCTCGAAACTCTACCTTTTGGAATCATCATTCCAAGCAGGGATGACGGGATAGGGAGGGGCGGATCCTATGCAGTAGGATATGCGCAGGGGCGAATGATCCAGATTGAGAGGGGCGGTGGAATTATGATCCATGACATCGATCCTGACACGCCTATGGAAGAGGGTTATATCTATAAAACACCTGCCATGGCTATTTCCTGGTTGATCTGTAAATTAGGGCATGGGGGCAACTCTTCAAATTTCGAGTCCAGTGTTGTAGTAGTGGACACTGAAATGAGTAGCGTTCCTATCAGGCTCTCTTTTGAAGTACCACCTTCCGCAGCAAACAAAAGATTTTATGAGTCGATGGGGACGTTAGGTTTTGACATTAAGTCAAGTGGCCCTACCAAGGGTTTTGGATCCTGTCTCATTCCTTCTCTAATACTGGAAAGCTAAACTAACGATTTCGCCTTCGACGATGACGATATGAATAAAGTGACCCTCCAAAACATAACAAAAACTAATAGCCTTTTTGATGTTCCTTATCTCAGGATAATAGAGTTCAAAAAAGAGGTCAATGACCCGTGTTGGGAAGAACGGTTTTGTATTGGATATGGCGTACAGACTTTTATAGTCAAATCCATGAAAAACCAAACTTTTACGATAGAGTTAGATACTTCTATCGTCCTTGGAAATCAAGGTTGGGATCGTTTGAATGGACCCAAAATAGACGATCCCAATGATCTTTTTAAAGAGGCTATCTTTTTATACCGTAAATATGTCCTTGGCAATATGCACGAGGATTTTTTAGGACAGTGTAAACGGATATTTGCAGAGAAACCCATAGTAGCTATTCCTAGCTTTTGGCGATGGAATGAGATCGAGGAAGTGGCAGTTATGGGGTTAAAGTTTGAAGGTCACACTAAAAGTACCTCAAATCCTCTAGCCGTAATTGGATATAACTTCGCAGAAGGACGTTATATTGCTCGTGTAGGGTTTAAAGGACGAACGTGGACCGAGGACTCCGATTCTTATTCAAAGACCCTTACAGGCGCAGGAATGGCCTTAAAGCAGATTTTTTACGGATACTTTTAGATGTCTTCTATTCTAGCTACTAAACATATTCTTCACCCCGACGTTTCTCATACCCTCTCTAATATCTCCCCCACTGGATTTATCAAAAAATACTTACCTGGATCTGTTGTGATATCTAAACAGTGGGGTATCGTTTTCGACTATAAGAATTATCAATATGTGATAAGTTCTAGAAGAGATAAGGGTACATTCTCCGCGAATTGCATTCCTCTGGATTACCCCGTAGAGGATCAGTCTTATGAGGATAGATGTTCATCTCTTACCCTTTTGATGTATTCCTATTCAGAATTTATGGAAGAGCCCCCGGCTTTCTTTGCAGATACTCTTAAGGAAGCGGTTTATGGTCTGGTATCTTTCATCTATGCAGACCATAATATAGAGGAATTTCACACTATGCTGAGTCGTAGTTCTACGCTCCAATACGACTGAGCACGTATCGAAAATCTTCTTCATTAATTTCGATTTTTTCTGTCGAAATTTTAGAGAAATCTGAGGTATCTTCTAGGGTTTTTATTTCAGTAATGAATTCCCTTTCAGTGAGAAAAGGAGATTCTAGGAACGAGGATGTTCCAAAGGTAAGGGGAGCCGATATTTGTTTGAGAAAGTAAAACCTTCGCCATCTCAGGTCCAGAATGGCTTGGAAACATATAGCGGTAATGTTTCCTTTGTATTCAAAATCAAAGATAAGTTCACGGTTTCCATTTAGGTAAATTCCCGTGGGGGTCACTCCCATATCAGAAAGGGACATGGAAAGTCCTTGAAAAAGATCGTCATGATCGGTGTGACTAAGACGTGTTAAATAGCAGGTTTTTTCGGTGTTCATAATATAATCTCCAGTACGTTAAAATAGGGTTTTGAGTCATCTCAAAAAACCTCATTGGTAGAAAGGTGATAAAGCTAACGTGCTAGAGAAAATAAAAGAATAATTGAAAAACTTTTGTAATTCCTGATCAACCAGGGTATATAGAGTGTAAGAAGAGAAGAAACACTTTCAAAAGGAACCCTCATGTGTTATCTACTGTGCTTGACTTTTATAGTTGGAGGATTTATTCTCTGGCATGTAGGAAGCGCTATTGAGCGCCTTGGCGACCAAATGATTGAGAACGAAAGGAGTGGACGATGAATCACATGCACCCCCTCATGCAGTATTTAACTGGAGTTATGGATGTTCCCGGTAACTCTGTCAAAACCGACTCGGGTCTGCCGGAGATCGATGAGAATCTGCGAGCGGGAAATTACTGGCATAGAATGGGAATTTATAATTTCCATGCGTATGCTCCCGAAATGGATAAAATCCATTGTTCGTTTTATTTTCAAGATGAACCTGCCATTGGAATGACTCTTGAAAATGAAGAGGATGCTGTCCTCCGAATTCCATTCCTTGATGAGTTCTCTGAAGAGGGCCTGGAAACTCTGTCCCTTCTTCTTGATAAAATGAAAGCCCACCAAGGGTTCCGAAAGATCTCATTTGACGAAGCTCGAAATTCTATCAAGAAAGGAAACTGAAAAATGAAAATAACACAAGAAGAACTCGAAGAAAAGCTGGGACGACTGAGATTCGCTATCAGAGCTATAAGAAAGTTGAAGTCTCAACCGAAGCCGCAGAGGAATGAAGAAGCGCTGGATCGGTATCGTGAAGAGGTCAATTTATACGATGACCTTTCAGACGAGGAAGGTTGGTCTTCTGAATTTTCGGACAACTGCGATTACTAAACACGGGCAACGATATGACGGAAACCAAAATTACAACTAGTGCAGTAGGGGAAGTCTGGGCCATTCAAGAAATTTTGACTGGAGTTGACAACGACTCAGCTTCTATTTCTCTTTTAGATATGGGAAAACTTCGATCCCTAAATCCCGACCTTGCAGATATTATGGAAAGACAAGAACACCCCGACCTAGGTATTTCCTATGACGATGCGGAGACCATAAGTTATGGTGGTTAGCAAGGGCTATTTCTTTTGGACGGCTAGAAGTAGAGGCTATTTCTGATTTAGAAAAAAGTCTATTAAGGGCTGAAAGTGTTTTTCAACAGGTAGACCCATCTATAGTCCTAGCTCTCTCACAAGCCTTTGACTGGAAAGGTATCCTAACCGACATTAAGAATGGTGTTCACGACGACAGGCCCGAGGACCTGGAGTATTCTTTATATCGATCTGAAACTCTATTGGCACTAGCGCCTTTGCTAGAAATTGGAAATGAAGCAGAAGATTTCCTAGAAGCAGCGGCTCCACACCTAGAAAAAATACCTAGTGATTGGTCTGATATATTTCTGGAATCCGCACTCCGAAGATCGCACTATCCACAAACATCCTATGTTAAAAAGCTTTGGGATCTGGTTTCTGAATCCGTAAAGTTTTGATAATTAGCTCTATTAGATATTTACCATCTAACGGAGTTTTATTATGTCTGACGATTTTCTTAGTGATGAGTTCTTTTTAAAACTTATCCGACTTGGCGTAGAAGACGCAGAACTACGCCATGCTGCTCGTATTATTTTACAGAAACTCCACAAAAGACGAGAAGAGGGGGCAGAGAACCCGTCTAAGAGAGAAGATGCTTCTTAAAATGGATAACCTTTTTGTATTTCATACTAATTGGATCCATTTTAGGACCACTATCTACTCTTAAGGAGAATTCTATGTCAGCTAGATCTTTGAATATAGACACTTTGACCCCAGACGTTCATCGTCTAGTACACGATGCCATTAGAGAGAGCAAAGGTCTCCTATGGGCTAATGTTTTAGTTGGAGAGATCTCTTCTCAGGAATATGTTGGATTTGAAGATCCATTTGATGCGAATTCTTTTTTTGAAACCAATTTAAAATTTGATGAAACTTCAGAGTCTTTACAAGATGGCACTTGCTTACAATGCCATCGGCATATAGAAGAGCATGAAAAAATTCACTGTCTGTATGAATATCAGGATAGTGAACCTGCGTTCTACTTATGTCCTAGATGCGAGTCTGATTCCCTTTTGGATTTCGGCGCAGAGGATGAAGATAAGGATAAATAAGAAGGTAGAACCCAATATTTTTCATTAGGTTGAAACTAGCCGCTTCTCTCGAAAGGGAGAGGCGGTTTTTGTGTGAGTAGGAATTATGTTTTTCCTTTCAAATGTTCATAAAGTCCAAGACCCTTTTACTTTGAAGAGTGTATAATGAAAACGTATTTAGAAATGTTAGAACATGTGTTAGAGACGGGCACTGACGGGGGCGACAGGACCGGCACAGGCACTCGTAGCGTTTTCGGGTATCAGAACCGGTATGATTTGCAGAAAGGCTTTCCCATTGTAACTACGAAACGGATATACTGGAAAGGAGTTGTCGAAGAATTTCTCTGGATGGTAGTAAGGGGGTCTACAGACGTTAGGGAACTTGAAGATCGGGGAGTAAATTTCTGGTCGGCTTGGAAGGGGGATGATGGTACCATTGGGGAAGGGTATGGTCGTCAGTTCCGATCACATTTGGATCATGAGGGTAATAACACGATAGATCAGGTCCAGGAAGTGATTGAGACTCTTCAGACTAATCCAGATAGCCGCCGTCATGTTCTGTCCTTGTGGAACCCCGCAGACATGCGAAGAACGACCCTGCCTTGCTGTCATGGCACTGTAATTCAATTTTATGTCAGACCTATTCCCGATCATACGCTTCTCTCAATGATGGATGAGGCGAGGAAAAAGAAGCGCGGTCAGAATGCAGTAACGTGTCCTGAAAATGCTTCAATAAGACAGAAAGCCTCTTCACTCTATGGTATCCCCCTTGAGTATTTAGATTGTCAAATGTATCAAAGAAGTGCGGACGTTTTTTTGGGAGTTCCCTTTAATATTAGTTTCTATTCTCTGTTTACGCACGTAATGGCGCAAATATGTGGATTCCAACCTGGAGAACTAGTACATTCTTTTGGAGACCTTCATATCTACCAGAATCATTTTGACCAGGTCAAAGAGCAACTGAGTAGAGAGCCTATGGCTTTGCCTACCCTCCAGTTGAATAGTTCGATCAAAACGATAGATGATCTTACCTCCGAGGATATAGAGTTAGTAGATTATAAATACCATCCCGGAATAAAAGCCCCAATTGCAGTCTAATTTTTAAAAAGGAACATTAAATAATGAGTGATAGAATCCCCCTAATTAGTAAACAAGAGATCAAAGAGATTTTAAAAAAAGAAGAACTAGTGAATACTCTAACAGGTCTACTAGCGGATCAGGATAAGATCAGACTTTGTAAAGAGCTTCTAAAACGAATGGAAGAGGATTGACATTTTAAATCATCTAGGGTAAGAATACTTAGATGATGGTGATAATTAATTTAACGTAGTAGAGGATTGAAAATGAATGAGTTAGCTTCAATAGCAGCCGCAATTTACATGGAAGCTCTGTACCAAGAAGGATTGAAAACTTATGGTCTCCCCGATACTGAGACATATCGAGAAGCTTTCTTGGCCATGTTCACCGAGGATTTGATCACTGGATTCTTACAAAGTATAGACTTCCAGATCGAAGAAGGGTTGATGGTAGCGGAAGATGGGGAAGACCTCAAAGATACTTTGAGAACTGCGATGGAGGAAGCCTTGGGAGGAGATTTAGACGCTTCGGATCTAATCCCTTTCTCTACGAAAGGGAGGTCTAATAACCCTAATAAAAAGGGCGGTCGTGGGGAGATGGTGGGTAGATCCAATCCGAATGAAAAGAAGGAAAGTGAAGAAGAAGGAGGGCGAGTCTTGAAAGATGAAACGGAAGGTGTTGATCTGCCGCCACCGTCATCTCTTTTCTCATCCGAAGATTATCTCAATTAAGGAAGTATAATTATGAAAATTTATCACGTTGCTGCTCTATCGGAAAATCACGTTATTGGCCGTAAAGGAAAAATCCCCTGGCAAATACGAGAGGATTTAAGAAGGTTCAAAGAAATTACGGTAGGACATGCGGTAATCATGGGACGTCTTACTTTTGAATCTATGGGAAAATATGCCCCCCTTCCTAACCGTCGTAATATTATCCTAACTTCATCCTCTTCTTTAACACGGGATGGTTTCACTCTCTGCAATAAACGGGACGGAATTAAAAACGTTAGTCGGACCAAAGGACATCTCACTGAACTGGCAATTGCCAATGAGATCGGAGAAGCAATATCTCTCTGTGAGGATGCCAATGAGGTTTATATTATTGGTGGAGGGGGTATCTATGAGGAAACCCTTGATATTACAGATGAACTTCGACTAACCCTAGTACATAAAGAAGTAAAAGATGGTGACACTTTCTATCCTGAGATTGATGATGATACTTGGGCGGCTTCGTGCGTAGAGCCACACGAAACCCATACCTATATTGACTATGTTCGCAGAGATGTGAGGGGTTAACGAAAAAAGCCACACTTTCCGTAACTGAGGGTGAGTGTGGCTTTTTCTTTTACAGGTCTATTTTCACTCTCCCTCTTCATGGAGATGAGCAAGGGTTTCCTCCACAAAGGTCTTGGTCTGTATATAAGTAGGGCTTATTGAAGCTGTTTCAAGGGATCTAAATCCGATAACTATTATACCTACTACTTCATTATTCTCATTCATGATAGCGGATCCAGAAGATCCTCCTTCCGCAGGAATGGTGTATAGATCATGAATGGGATGTTCTTTAGTGAACTGAAACTCTCCAGAATAGATACCTGTAAAAATCGGAATTGCTTTTTTCTGTGCAATACCTAGAGGACTTGCCATATTATGATAGGTGTCTCCAACTATTGGTCCACTCGAAGCCATTTTGAGGGGAGGACGCTCCATTCCGGGAACTCTCATAATACAAAGATCCTCTTTATGGTTGACAGAATAAGGATTGGCTTGGTATAATTCCCCGTCGACATCTGCAACTTCGAGGTTTAATTCTTTGTTTTCTAGTAAAGCTCCCATCAGGAATCTTCGGTTTTGGCATACATGGGCAGCGGTGAGCACATAAGAAGCTTCGTCGTCTTGGTCGATGACAGATCCAGATCCCGAACTAATGAGAGTTTCATCTAGATAAAGGTTCAATTTTACAAAGGATGAAAGAGGATATTGAGACTCTGCAAAAGCCGGATTCTCTGTCTCACAACAGGGAGTTTCTTCTTGCGGAACATACGCACATGAAGTAAAAATAAATGCTGTTATGACGAGTGTTCCTAGTGTTTTTATGAAATTCTTTTTCCTATCCATCAGTTGATACCTCATAGTAGTGTGTTTTACAGGACTCCAAGATCCTGTAATTATTATAAGATTACCAAATAAATTTCAGGCTGGAGCCTCTTATGTCCCTGTTAGACCAGTTTTCAGAAAAAAAATCTAACGAAGAAACAAAAATCTCTAAAGATTCCCAGACCCAAAAGGCTGTAAAATTGTCAAAGAAATCTAAAGACTTGAAGAAGCCCCTTCACGAGTTAGCGACCTCTCGTTATCTCAACTATGCGATGAGCGTGATCACTAGTAGAGCCCTGCCCGATGTGAGGGATGGCCTGAAACCTGTGCAACGTCGCATCCTTTATGCGATGCACGAAGACTTGAGATTGACCTCTAATAAAAAGCACAGAAAAAGTGCTGCTGTCGTGGGAGCCGTCCTAGCGAAGTACCATCCTCACGGTGATAGTGCGTGCTATGAAGCAATGGTTAGGATGGCGCAACCATGGTCGGTTCGTTTACCACTGGTCGATGGTCATGGCAACTTTGGGTCAGTAGACGGGGATAATGCAGCGGCATACCGATATACAGAAGCTAGGTTGCAGCCTGTAATGAGCGACCTAATGGAAGATATTAGAAAAGAGGCGGTTCATTTTGGACCTACTTTTGACAATACTGCGATGGAACCCGAGGTCTTGCCTTTCTCACTGCCCTTGCTTCTTATTAATGGTGCCACAGGAATCGCTGTGGGGATGGCTACGAATATTCCTCCCCATAACATAGATAACGTGTGCGACGCTGCTGTAGACCTTCTTAGAAACCCTTCTAGAAGGGATGCAACACTGGTTAGAAACCATCTTATTGGTCCCGACTTCCCAACGGGTGGCAACATCATGGAGGGCCCCGAAGAAATAGAAGAGATCTATGAAACAGGAAAAGGTACAGTAACGATTCGGTCCAAGTGGCACACCGAAAAGAAAGGTCGAACATCCTATCTGGTAATCACTGAGATCCCTTATGCAGTGGCCAAACAAAACTTAGTCGAGAAAATCGCACAGCATATAGTGGATGGGGAGATTCCCCAGGTTGTTGATATCAGAGATGAGTCTACCAAAGAAATTAGGGTGGTACTCGAACTGAAAAAAGGTTCCAATATTGATGCGGTAATGGCCTATCTTCTCAAATACACTCCATTACAGAGCGGGTTTCATGTTAATATGACCTGTTTAATTCCCGACCCCGACAATGAGGGCAGGGTAATTCCGAAGCGTTTAAGCCTTAAAGAAATGCTTCAAGAGTTTCTGGACTTTCGAGTTAGTGTCATCACCCGAAGGTTGGAGTATGAACTGGGAGGACTAAAAGAGAGGATCCATATTCTGGATGGATTTATCACGGTACTAAGCGACGCGCAAAAAGCAGTAGATTTGGTTATGATCTCCAAGTCCAAGGGAGAAGCTTGTACTCTTCTGATGGATCACTTTAAGATCGATGAGGATCAGGCAAATCATGTTTTGGACACGAAAATCTATCGTCTTGCTTCTTATGAGATCGAAGGTGTCAAAGAAGAACTAAAAGAAAAGAAAGCACGGTCCAAAGAAATCGAAGATCTTTTAGCGGACGATGATTCACTGAAACAGGTTTTGATTGATGAATTAAAGACGTTGAAAAAGGAATATGGGGATGGCAGAAGGACTACCATCGCAGAAGACCTGCGTACTTTCGAGTATGACGAGTCTCTTTACATCGAAGAAGTAGATGTTCACTGTGTTTTGTCTCGCCAGGGTTGGATTCGCCGTCAGAAATCCTATACGGACCTTTCTACCCTGCGAGTCCGGGATAATGATGAGTTGGGCTGGGTCCTCTCAGCTTCTACCCGTGACGTTGCTATTTTCTTTACGAACAAAGGGAAAGTCTATACAGAAAGGGTAGATGAGTTGCCCGATACCACGGGTTATGGTGAGCCTATTCAAAGTCTTTTCTCTTTTGACAACGGCGAAAAAGTGATAGCTGCTTTCACACAGCACAAAACTTGTCTCACTGGAGAAGAAGAGATGGTAGCTATCTCTACGGATGGTTCGGGAGTCCGGTTTGATGTTTCTAAATATATCGAACCCTCTACTTCGGTTGGGCGTACTTTTATGCGGCTAGAGGATGACCAAAGAATTGTGAATGTAGAAGCTATAATGTCCGAGGATGACCATGTAGTTCTGGTAACTAGAGATGGTCGTTGTTTGTCCTTTGAGCCAGAAGAGATTAGGCATGTCAAGGGAGTCGGCAAAGGAGTCAATACGATCACCCTCTCCAAAGGGGATTCTATCCTTGCTTTCGGAATGTCTAGCGGGACTAGAGGAGGGTCCCTAAGCGTTGAAACGAATAGGGGAGCGACCCATGACTTGAGGCACACCACACATGGAATTGGTGCCCGTGGTCAACTAGGAACTCGTGCCCTCAAGAGAGGAACTTATGTTAAATGGCTTCGAGAAACGGTGGAAATGAAATGACAAATGAAGAATTTATTGAAAGGGTCCAGACCTTAGGTGAGAAACCTTTGTCTGCGGCCAGAACCGGATGTAATAGAGGTTGGAGAATCCTATGTCCTAGTTCTAATGTGGGTGGTGACGTTACTCATTTGAGTTATGATACCAAGGATAATATTATCTACTTGGGAACCGAGGACGTTATTAGCAGTGAGATCGGACCTGCTAGTAGAAAGATACTCCATAACGTTTTCTTCATCCCATCTGCTCTAAAATTCTTGCGGAAAGTAACGGACCCCGAAAAACCTTGTAGGATTGCTTTTGGTTTTGAAGGGGATCCACAGGATGTAATTGAAATTTTCCGCCAAGGATATGCATTCATCGTGATCTTAGACGATTACCCTGAGCCTAATGAATATCCTATCAGCAAAGTGGATGCCTATGACCCTAGGGCAAATGATCATTGGGTACGGAAAATTATTACTGCAATAAAAGAAAAGGTATTTAGACTATGAAATTTAATGATATAGTAGACTCGCGATCTAGAATCTCTAGAGAACGGATCTGGTTTAGTCCCAATTGTGGATACCCCGGAAAGATTTATGAATATTTCTCGTTTGGTGATAGAGAGGACTAAATATGAATCATTTAAGTAGAGATCAATCATTTCAAACAGTTAAGACCGCGATTGAAAAAGACCATCCCGAGGTGGCGAAGAGTATGGAAAGAATGGCGGACTGTGTTTCTGCCAGTATTGAGATTATCTCCAATCAGATGGGAGCAGAAGCTGCTGCAAACCCTCAATATATCCTCCCTATGGCATTGGAGATCTTTAAAAATTCTTCATTCTCAGAGGCTAATGAGGAGGTTAAGGATAATGAGTAAATTACAAGCACCTTTCCCTTATTTTCGAGGATGTACGAGAGTGGTGTTTAGAGAATGGGGAAGATCCTAATTTTAGAATAGCCCTTTGCGGATATGAGGGTCCAAAAATGCAAGGTTGGTCTGAGATATCGTGGAAAGCGGGCGGTGGTTTCTGTCAAATTAACAAAGAAAAAGAGAGTAGGGGGCATGAAAATAGATCCCGAGAACGGATCTGGTTTAGTCCCCACTGCTTTGACCCTTCTTCTGACTCTAATACCGTGTTTGAAAGTTTCCTTTCTAAGTAAGGGTTGCGTCTCCACCTAGAAAATGATACTATTCGTTTGACTACAAACAATGGATATAAAATGATCGATGAAATAAGACCTCTACCTTCCGATGAAAAACAAGCTCTTACGGAGTTCTTTGGTATTCTAAAGGAAATTGATCCTACCTTTGACCTAGAACCAATAGGTTGGTTGAGACAGGAACTTAACCTTTCCCTGAGCGTTGCCTCAGATACCGAGAAAACTCTCTATTATTTCGGAACAAGTCTTTTCTGTGATGAAGAGAACAATGGGGAATATGGCTATGATCTTCTTGCTCCCAAAGGTGTAGATCTTAAAGAGGGAGATTCATTGGTGGGAACCCTGTTTGTTCTCGAAAACGAAATGGAAGCGTTGATTCAAACTTTCAATGAGTGCGAAGATGAGTTACGTTCCTATGAGTAATATCAAGCAAATAGCAGAAACTGCGTATGAAGTTTTTACAACAAGTCCAGACCGTCCTGATTTAGACCTGAAAGTGGATGGACTTGTAGATTCCATGTTGGTTTTTATTGAAGAGAATACTCTGGAAGCCAGCATTGCATTAATTGACTCCAGAATCCGTAAAATAGCAAGCGAAATGTAGAGATAAATAGTGAGTAGTTTAAAAGACAATTCGATCGTTCAATTGATAGCTCTCAGTCCCGAAGTCAAGTGGAATATCCGCCCCATGACCAAAGACGAGAAAAATAATACTAAATATAATGATCCTAATATTCCTGAAATGGAATATGCTTTGGAAATTCCTGGACATAGGATATGGGCTACACAAAAAGAGATCTTGGAGTTCATTGGATGGTATCCTTTTCGTGAGCAAGCCAAACCTAAACCTAATTTCTATTCCAGCGATAAATCCACAAAAATTGTCCTGAAAGACCGAATTAAAAAAGACATGAAAGAAGACGGAGGAGAATAAAATGTCATCATCATCATCATCATCATCATCTGGAGCCTCAGCAAGTGCTACCATCGGAGGTGGAGGCTGTGGTTGTACTTCCATTATCATATTTTTTATTTTGGTCTGGGCATTGATTTTTGGAGTTACCGTAAGTGGTACCCATTATAAGATGACCTGTAGTTCCGAATCCGGCGTTGAATTATCCCAAAATGTAAACGAAAAAGAAGAAGTGGAAAATGAATTACATTAAGGAAATATAGAAGGGAATGTTGACGCCAGAGGATCGGTCAATTGTGATAAGGTTGGAGGAATTAGAAAATGAAGACTAAAAAATTGAAGATTGATTTATCTATTGGAGATTCCGCTAAGGTGCTTCGAGAAAATTTTGAGGAAAACTCAGTAGATGTTTTAATTACTGATCCACCTTACGGACTTGGACAAGAACCTGATCCTGTTGAACTTTTAAGAAGTTGGATTCAGGAAGGGGATCATGCAGGTAAAGGGGGAGGTTTTATGAACGCAAATTGGGACTCAATTGTGCCTGGCCCAGAGATCTGGCGTGAAGTGTTGAGGGTATTAAAACCGGGTGCTCGTGGAGCGGTATTTTCAGGGACAAGAACTTTAGATCTTATGACTGCATCCCTACGAATTTCAGGATTTTCTGTAGAAAAAATATTTGCCTGGGCCTACGGATGCTATAGTGATGACACAGATATCCTGACTCCGGAAGGATGGAAAAAGGGTACAGAGGTTTTGGAAGGCGATAAGGTAGCAGCATGGGATCCTGAAACAGAAGAAATTCGTTTTGTTCCCGTACAACGAAAGATCCTAGCCCCTTATAAGGGAGATATGATCCATTTCAAAAACGACAATACAGACCAACTTCTGACCCCTAACCATAGGGTTTATGCTAAACCTCTGCACAGGAAACAAACCGATGGTATCCGTAAAACCTCATTCGAGGATCAATGGGAGGTTAAAGAAGCAGGTGAAATTAATCGGTGGAATACGGTAAACTTACCATTATCAGGACGCCACGAAGGTCCCGGCATTGGAGGGAAAGACTTTGCTTCGTTACTTGGTTGGATTTGGACAGAAGGGGGTTATGACAATTCTGGAACAGGAGTTCGTATTTATCAGACCTGTACCAATCAAGAACATGTAGATTCCATAAGGGATCTTCTTGTTCGCATGAGCATTGACCATAAGGAATATAGTAGGGAAAGAGAATGTATGTGGTTTATGTCTGGAGATCCTGCACTACAGATTCGGGAAATTCTGCCAGATAAAAGTCCTTCCTGGGATCTTTTATGGCAAATGACTCAAAAAGAAAAGCTGGCTTTCTTTGATGCAGCTATGAGAGGGGATGGATGCACTGCTCGTGGCAGTTTTGATTTCTATCAAAAAAGCTTAGAGGATCTGGAAAAGATGCAAACTCTTGCACACATGATTGGGTTGCAGGGTAGGATTAATGAAAAAGCTATCTGCGTATCACTCCACGATAATCCTAAGACTCAACTACAGGGTAAACATTTAAAAGCTCATCACAAACAACATTATGAAGGAGACGTGTGGTGTGTCACAGTAGAGACTGGCGCTGTAATGGTTCGTCGTAACGGAAGGATTTTCATTAGTGGAAATAGCGGCTTCCCAAAAAGTCAAAATGTTTTCAAAATTTTGAAGAAGAAGCTCAAGAAAGATGGCAGGTACGGTCCCGAAGGAAACGCACGCTGCCAGTGTGGCTCTGAAAAGGATAATTATATTTATGACGACTCCCTATTTGATATCAATGCGGGACCAGACTCCAACAAAGAGCAAGATCGAAAATTGATCCTTGATGACTATGAGGACCATGATCTAACTTGCCGTGTATGCTCGTGGTGCCTTCTTCCTGACGATCAATATGTAGAAAGCATTAACGGACTAGGCACAGCCCTTAAGCCCGCCTGGGAACCATGTTTAATAGTTAGGAAGCCCGAATTGCCTATACAATTAGACTTGCCCGCATTGCTTGCTAACTATGGATGCTCTGAGGATCAAATCGAGTATATAATGACACCTCCAAAAGAATGACTAAAGGGATACACTAAAATGACTGACAAAGAAGTACCATTTCGCTATGCTGCAAAAGCTTCTAGATCCGAACGGGATTTGGGATGTGAGCATTTATATTGGACGCAAGAAGAGGGAAAATGGATCCGTATAGAAAAAAATGAATATGACCATTTAGAGCAAAAAGATAAGGGTCCCCAGGTTACAACTGGAAATATTCATCCAACAGTCAAGCCCATCGAAGTTATGGAATGGTTGGTATCTACCCTTAGCCAGGAAGGTGACCATATTCTAGACCCTTTTTGCGGCTCTGGCACTACCGGAATTGCTGCCATGCGCCAAGGAAGGTCCTGCTCACTGATTGATCTGGACGAAGATGATGTGTATCGGAATATCATTGAAGGGCGTCTTCATGGTCAAAAAGAGGCTCTATTAGATGAATTGCCCCCACACCAAAGACCTGATATCTTATTTGAGGGAGAAATCTCAAAAGAGCATCCGGCTAAGTTCCCCGATGAGGTTTCTTTCAAGGATCTCTTTGGTAGCCTTTTGGATTGACACCAGAGACTCCCCTTGATAGGATCTATTCCTAAAGTCTTTTTGTAATTTAGTAAAGACCCGGGTATATAGAGCGGAGAGGGGAGGGTTCTTTCTCAAAAGGAGTATTATGAACGATGTAAAATATATAGTTTTGGAAAATGGAACGATGGCCCTTTTTTCTCCCTATATTCAACATGTGGATTTGAACCGTAACGCCTAAATTAGCTTGTCATTTGAGGGAGATGTGGTATCTTCGGAAAGAACACAAAAAGACGAAAAATTACTCCAAAGAATTTTTAACCCCTGCTTTATCTAAAGGATGGAAGTATGTTGTCTCCTTATCGCGCCTCAAATGCTAAATTGCGTCTTCAAGAAGAACGAATTGATCATATTCTGTACCATCATAATTGGGACACTGAGGAACCCGAAGTAACAGTTCCTGCGCCCGTTCCACATTACCTGTTAAACGAATATAGGAAACTAGGGTGGAATGTGGCCGAAGGGGAAGATGGCAATTTCATCTTTATTCCTGTTGAGGATTTACTTCCTTAGAATATGGTTTTCTTTATGTAGAAAGTATTGATATATTCTGGACAACGTTAGGGATAGTAAAATGAAAAAAGAAGAGATGACGAAATTTCGCGTAGCTCCTTATCGCAACTATGGAAGAACGGGAATTTATGTGGCGGCTACTATCCATGAAGAAGTTGCTACTTCCTGTTTTCCTGATCGAGAAGTAGTACTCACTAGAAGTGGTAAAGGGTGGTGGCGTTATAAAGTGACTCCTCCTATCCCTCAAAGTTGGCCCAATACAAATGATGATGATGATGATGATAGTAGTGAGGCTCCTTGTAGTTCTATTTTAGATGTTGAAAGGGTAGGCACTATCTCTGTTTTAATTTCTCCAAATAATGCCCCGGAAAATAATGATGAAACTGACGAAGACTGAATTAGCTCGTGAAATTGCATTGATCCTTCGTCATGAACCCGAGCGACTTGATCTCGTTATGAATGATGATGGCTGGGTTCCTATGGAGAGTCTTCTTACGGGATTTGAGAAGATGACGCCGTATCAGATTACATTAGAAGAGATTCTGGATGCAGTTACAAACGCCAATAGGGGTCGGTTTGATATCTCAGATGATGAGACTGCCCTCAGAGCCTTGGTGGGTCACACCACAGAAAAAGTTCGGTACAAAGTTATTGAGCCTCCCTCCCAAGTCCTTTTTCGGGTGGAGAGTCGTAGGCATTATAGGTCCCTTTCTGAATATGGGATTCAACCTATGCGTCGAAAATATACAGAAATTTTTGATGACTTTGGAGCAGCAATAGCTGACGGAAAGCGAAGGAGAATCAAAACCCCTATGGTTATTTCCATCCTTGCCCGGCAAGCTTATCATGATGGGACAGTTTTTTATGAAAGAGACAGTTCTATTTTCGTGGAAGACGTAGAAGCTGTTCATTTGTCGATGGAAGAAGACTAACACTTATCCAAGAGAATAATTGTAATGCCGATTTATACTTATAAATGTAAAGACGAAGAAGAATGTGGACACGTCGAAGAAGATGTTCTTATTTCTTCAGTTAGTAGGGAAGCCGAAGAGCGACCCATTTGTTCTAAATGTGAAGGCGAAATGTGTAAGGTCATTTCTGGATCCTATTTGATTCATTATAAAGGGGATGGCTTTTATCAGACGGATGTAAACAAGAAAAATTACCAATAACAGACCCTAGGAGATACCTCCATGCAAGAAGATATCGAAACCGCTTTTCTGGAATGGCAACTTGACCTGAAAAGAGAATTTCAGGAGAACATTGCTTTTGATCATTTTGACCGAACTTTAAAAATGGTCTTTCTCAGAAGAACACCCTCTTTTAATAGAGATCACCTTTCTTCTCTTAAAGAAAAAGTCAAAGAAATTCATCCTCAGCTTCTAGTGTCTACGATCCAGGTCAAAGATTTCTAGTTTTCTCTTGTAAAAAGATGATCTCCAGTGTATATTGGGTGTAGGAGATGTTAATACTTAATCAGTACAGGAGATGTAATGTCGAATCAAGAGACCGTACCTGAAGATGTACTTATTAGTGAATATTTGGAGAACGAGAGTCAAGTACGAAATGAACGCCCCCGTCTTTACGCCCCACAACCAGTTAGACGACTGCACTCACAAGAAAAGGAAGACGAACCTTCTGAAAAAAGAGGAGTCATCACCTTCCAGATGTAAACCCCACCATCCATAGTAAAATATAACATCCTTTCCCTATTGCTTTTGTTTTAGTAGTAAGGGAAAGGATGTTTTGCTTTGAACTGGAGATTTTCATGACAAAAGAAAAAACCGTATGGATCGTAAAGCCTTCCTCTTCTAAGGTACTGAAGGGACGTAGGGACATTCTTGCGCATAAGGTTAGCACTAGGACTGCCAATCATCACGAAAGCCTTAGAGATGCTGCTAATGAGGGTCTGAGAGGTCCTTTTAACTTCGACCTCTATAGTGCCAAAATTGGTAAAAGGGGAGAAGTGATCTCTTCAAGGAAAGTGCTTTCTAATTATCCTGGACGTCCTACAGAAGAATGGTTTCCTCATAAATATGGTCCCGCCGCTCTAGATGGAGCTGCTCCCCAAATTTTAATGCTTCAAGATCGTATGCCTGTGGGAGTCGCAGATTCCATGTATGCTTTTTTGAATACAGATACTCCCAAGAAAAGACCACACCTCTATCGAAATGAAATAGAGATGGCTCTTTTAGAAAGTGATCTTCCTGCTTCCGAAGTAGATAAGGCAATGAAAATGTTTCCAAATATCGATCAGCTTTTTGGATATTTAGAAAGAGGCGGTCATAAGAAAATTCTTCACTTGATTAATCGTCTCCTTTCGTGTTAAGGTTTTTCCCGTTGTTCTATTTATGACTAAGACACGAACCTAATGAAGAGAGGATTATTCCATGATTTTTGAAACGGTAGAGGAAGAATTTCATCGGGCATTGGATGCGATTTATCCCATGTCTAAAATTTCTAACCAAAGAAGCCTAAGTGACCGTCTTCTTATCGCCAGCTTGGGGGACAATGAAATCCTACTGTCTATTATGGCAAATCACGAGGTTGCTGCTCAAGCAGTGTTCAAAGCCCGAGTGGAGCAAGCAGGGGCTCTAGAAATACGATTTCCCCTTATTCATGAACTCATAGAACCTACTAGAGGTCAGGCGGGTACTTACCGTTTTGTTTCTGACTCTGAAATGGGAGTGGTCAAGATCAAGTTTGATATTGGCGCGTTTTCTATCACGTCTTATCATGTCTCTGATTATCATAATTCCCCTACCGTCATTAAGACTTCAAATAAGGAAGAAGTTGCTCGCTTCCAGCAAGAAGATTTTATTGATGCATGGGAGCATGTCCGGCGCGCTATTAAGGGTGATATCGATGAGCTTTATCCCCTAAAAGGGTATGTAGCTTTCCGAAGTGGGGAAGATTCGCTATTCTTGCAGGTAACGGATGGACAAGGGGTTCTTTCGCAGTGTCCCCTCCCTTCCTCTTTTCATAAGAAAGATTCTCTTCATTTGGTTCCTGCGCCCGTCTTGGAAGCTGCGAGTCATATGGTGAGAGAAGGGGAAGAAATTTGTCTCCATGCCAGTGAAGAGCCTAGAGAGTACGAGATGCCTCCTTTCTCAGAGACGCTAGGTAATTTTGTCCTTACTTCTGAGAAAACTGGCCTTAAGCTAGGCACACAGACAAGTGTACTGAAATTTTATGATTTTGCCAAGGCACTGGAAGTAGATCGTTCTGACTCTATCCTGATGTTGATTCCCCGAGATGATTTTCAGGATGCAGTAAACGCAGCCCTTTCAATGTCCAAAGACACGATGGAACCTGTCTGTTATTTGGAGTTGAATCCTTTGGGTCATGGAAAAAGCTGCATCGAGAAAACGTATCCTCAATTAGCAGACCAAGATCTTGCAGGCGTGCTTACGGTAGGAACAGAGCATTCCTCGTATGATTTATTAGTCCCAACTGCTAAGAATTTTCAGAGTTGTAAACGATATCTGAATTCTGAGGAACTAAGCTATGTAATTGAAGGTCTAAACACTGACGCTCTATTGCTTCAATTACAGGGGGATGCCAAGTCTGGGAAACCACTGGTAATTGGATGTCCGGGAGTTACCAATGAGAAGATCTCTGCTATCAGTTTTGTACATTCGGGTTCGGATACTACCTAAGAAGATGATGATGAGGATGCGGATGATGAAGAATAGATTCTACTGCTTCTTCTGGCGTTGAATTAGTGGTATCCACTTCCAGGAAATTCAACGTTTGTAAATGGGGCTGATACCTATCTAGAGTGTTTTGGGTTTCCTCTTTCATATAAGAAAGAGCATCTTCAAATCGGGAAGACAGGGTTTCTAGTTTAGATCGTTTTTCTTTTAAGGAAAGTCGGTCTACCCTATCAAGGTCTTTCTCTTCTTTTATTGAATTCCTTATGTCCATTCTTCGCAATGATTCTTCTAGTTCACAGTGAAGTTTTACGAAAGTAACGTCAAAGGTCTTCTTAAACCTAGAAAATAACGCTGCGGATCCTATACGAAAGATAGGATCAAAAAAGAAACTCCTTTCGGTACTTTCTTCTACATACCCCTGATAGACCATGGTGGTAATAAAAGAGCGGTCACATATCAAGTTACTTTCTCGGGCATAAGGGGAAAAGAGAAGGTCTTCTTCACTTCTCCTAAAGTATGGGCAGGAAGCCATCCCATTAATGTAGAAAAGGGATTCCGTTACCGGATCGGAAAGATCTGAGGGTTCGGGTAGGGAAGGGGGGAATTTTAAGATAACTCCTTCTCTCTTTTCCTGTAATAGTTTAGCAAAAGTGCTTTTTCCCGTGCCGTCGACTCCTTCGATAATGATGATATGCATTGTTACTTCCTTATGTGTAGATTTTGATGATAAATGAATCGTCAGGCAAGACCCCGAATTCGATGATAGCTTTCTTAGGTGCTTTAGACAAATTCAAAGGTTCTTTAAAGGCCCTCTGAAAATCATCTAGGTCCATTTCTAGAAACTCTCCTTCCAGACAGTTCTTATCATCTAATGAAGCCAGTTGAAGCCCTACTGTGTCCTCTCTAAAGGTTATATTCCCCGCTAACCATGCTACTATTTCTGACTCGTCCAGAAGCCTTGGCCCTCCCCGCCACCAATCTTCTTCATTGATCTTGGGTGGAAAAAAATCATATTTTTCTGAAATGAATTTCCTTCCCTTACGGATCATTCGTTTGATCGTCTCGTCATCGTCAGGATCATAATGAGTTTCCAGATCAACACAAAGCATTTCGATCGGCTCAACCTCTCCCATTTTTCCAAGCTCCGCGATCACAGGTTTGTGGAAAAACTCGGGAAGTCGTAACTTCTTAGGGAGTTCTTGACAGGCAAGATTGATAGCCTCAATAGCTTCGGATCTCAGACCTTCTGCCAATAGGACGCAGATAAGTTCCGCTCTTTTTTTACCATTCTCAGGATCCTCATCGACCCTATTTTGAAAGTGCTCTATTTTTTTCGTTTCATTATAAGACATGTGTATTCTCCATGAAAAAACCCCAACCCACTAATAGGGAGCTGGGGCTTTTAGATTAGTTTCTTACTAATTAGCTCTCGTAAAGCATTCCTTTCCAGATGAAGGAACCCTCATCCGTCATTTCGATGGGAATGATCTGAATAAAATCAGGATCATCTTCCATCAAATATACGACGCAGAAGCCATTCTGCCAATTTGGTTCAACAATATACTCCAGTTTCTCTTTACAGAAAAGCCCGCCGTTCTCATAGGCCCTTCTTCTACCATAATGTCCACTATGGAAATAAGATCCCATCCGGTGAGTGTGTCCGATGATTACGTTCCAGAAACCACTGTCAACCAATTGCGCTTTGGCAGTAGAACCTGCATGTTTACGAACTCTATGACCATGTACAATAGACAGTACCTTTCCATTAAAATCAACGGGATGCTTATACGCATGATAGGCAATGTCCAGTGAGTCTAGGTCAAGAAGAGAAGGAATTGTTAAGGCTTTGAGACCAAAGAAAGCTCTCTTTTCCAGTACAACTCTTTTTAGTCTCTCTTCATGATTGCCTTCCAGATAATCAATAGTGGCAGTAGGGTTGTTATTCCTAAGCTCATGGAGCATTTCTGCTGCAATATCAAGCTCCCCTTGTAAATCGGGCATACCTGGTGCTTTAGGAAAAGAGGAAAGAGAATAGCAGTCGAGAAGGTCGCCGTTAATGACGATATTATCAGGCTGCATGTCTTTGCAAAATCGAAGTACGTTTCTACACGCTGCTTCGTTATGAAAAGGAATATGGACATCATTAAAGATTACCATCGTCTTAATGCCACTACTTGTTTTAGGCTTTGTCAAGCTCTGTCTTCTCTGGACATCCTCGTTATCATCTGCTAGGTATTCGGTTGGGCTTGACATTCCCTGCCGTTTGAAACCGTTATATAGAGCATCTGGTGTCTCACCTAATTCATCCAGAGCTTTTTGATAATCTGTATTATTTTGCAGAATTTCTACTGCTTTTTGAATTTTCTCTTTTGTCCACTTTTTCACGAAATATCTCCGTCATTGGGTTAAGTAAAGGATAAGATTATGGAACTCTTTGGCTCACTTAGGCGTTACACTAAGAGAATACCGACGTTGACGCTCAAAACGCGGCGTTTTCATACTAAAAATAACCATATCGCCAGCGTTTAAGTTCATTTCGTAAAAAGGATCGTTATAATGGAACGTCATATTCGTATTATCCACGGGTTTCGGGGCAGTAAAAAAGGAGCGGTCTGCTTTATGACTCTAACTGGTCAAAATGACTCAACTAATTTTACTTTTGAAGACAGTATCCAAGGAACGGCCCTCCGATTGTTTTACGAACGAATCTGTTTAGGGTCTACATTCCCGCCAGAGATGATTATTAATGGAATCAGCACTCCTAATCATGCTTTTGCCGCAGCATTATTCACCGATCCGTCATTGGTATTGACACAAGAATGTTTATCCCTTATTAGTTCTTTTGATCTTTTTCATAAATGGGCAGACGTGTCTCATGCTCATATCCCTAAAGTTCACTTGCAGATCATTCAAGAAGTGATAAAAACACTGGAAGAGGTGGGAAATAATAAAGATACGTTAGAAGCACAACTTCGTCGTTTAGGAAATGCATCTACCATTATTGAGTCTTATCTTTCCTTTGGCATTCTCTCTTTTGATATGGAGGAGGAAGAAAACGGAGAAATAACCTTTCTAAAAGAAGAAGGTCCCCTAGCGATGTATCGCTCTGAGACTCCTAGGTGGGGAGAGTTTTATAAACATGGATTTCTCTGTGGCATTTGGTTATCACCCTCATCCCAAGGATTAGAACGTCCCGTTATCTTTAGAAAATCTTCATTTGTTTCTTTTGATCTGCAAGAATTGGGACGATCTTTGAATGCAGATGAGTTCTCTATAAAGGGGAAACAAGGGGTTGGATGGTTAAGTTGCAAAGATCCTAACATTCTATTATACCCAACTGTTAGTCCTACTAAGGGGGAAACTATGGAAGGAACTTCTCTATCCCTAGAAGTAATTTGGAAAAATACTAAACTGATAATAAGTAAAAAGAGGAAGAAGTAATGAATTTGATAATGGCTATAATGTTCTCTATGCAGGTTTTATCCTGGGGAACCGAAGTTGAATATATAGAAGAAATCGAGCCTTACGAAATGATGGCTATCATTCATGTCGAGTCTACCGGATGTGATGAAGCTCGTAGACCCGGTTCAAGATACCACGGTCTTTTACAAATTTCCAACGACTATATGGAAGATGCACTGGTTTATGCAGGACAACCCGTTGAACCCGCGTCTACTCTTATCGGAGATGGTCCAAGATCAATCCAGATTTTTTATTGGTATATGCAGAGATATTCTTTTCTCCACAATTGGAATGTAGAGAGAATAGCTGTTCTCCATAAAACAGGTCCCGTAGCTTTTCAGGAAATTTTGGACCGGATGGAGGGTAACACCTCTTTCGGGGATGCAGTCTGTGTAGACGAATCTGACTCTGCTTGTGTTTACTTGCGAAGGTTTAGAACCTATAGATCGACCTATCGATCTGAATGGGCAGAACCCGTAGCAGAAGGATAAAAAACCTCTAAAATTACGGGGGTAATCACTAAGAAGGCAAGGATCTTTTTATATCCTACCAGGATAGTTAAACCAACGGTCCTTGGTTGGGTCTAAAATTATTCTTTACCCTTCTATGCCCCTCCTTAGAGGTTATCATATCATGTCTTATAAAAATGAACTTGACATTTGGATCTCCGAAATGGAATCCAAAGTTTCTTCTTTACAAATTACCAATCAAAAGAGAGAGAGCCGTGTCAAAAGAAAGATCGCGTCTCTTATCTTATTTGCGGAAAAAGTAGCTTCTCCCCAAGGTAAACTTCGCCTCCGAAGAAAGTTGGCTTCTATTCTTTCTACCAAGTCTACAGATCTGACCCTAGAAAAAGTTGAGAAAGAAGTCGATGCTATTTATGGGGATCAGTCCAAAAACGAAACGTACTATTTTAACCGGAAGAATAGAAATGCTTCCGTTAAAGTCCCTCACTGGTCTGCTCTTACGCTGGAGCAAGCAGAAAAGGTCATGGATAAGACCTATGGAGACCAGTCTAAAAACGAGACATTTTATCCAGGCAGAAAAAATGCTTCTTCTCATATGACTTTGGAAGAAGTGGAAAGGGAAATGGACGAACTTTATGGGGATCAGTCCAAGAACGATACCTGGTATCCTTCCCGTAATTCTTTTCGTAGACAGGCTGCCTCTGAACAACCTGGAGCAACAGTAGAAGGTTCTTCATGGTATGATATGTCTCTGGAAGATGTAGAAAAAGAGATGGATGGTCTTTATGGGGATCAATCCAAAAACCAAACGTTCTATCCCGGACGAAAATCAGCTTCCACTCATGTAGCTGATAGACCCCTCCATGAAATTGAAAAAGAACATGATGATTTTTGGGGCGACCAATCCAAAAACGAAACTTGGTATCCTTCTCGTAACAGCGAAGATGTAAGAGAGGACGTAGGTGAAGTAGACTGGTTAGATTTCGGGGATGGAGATGGGCTTGAGGATGACCCTTATGTCGAAGCTTATGATATCTCACCAGACCAATACCGTCTGAAAGATACAGATTGGGAAGAGAGTAGAAACGACAGGGTAGCAGAACCAGGGGTAGGAGTTCCTTCCCCCATGGAAGGAGTGACCGACACAGGATATGATCCTAAATATCATGATGTGGAACCTTCTCTTAACGGACCTCGCGACTTCCCTGAATATAAAGAATCCATGCAACCTGCCAATGAGCCTGGGTATTTTACCCAAGGTGAGTTCGATACTTGGGATCAAAGAGTGGATATGAAAGCTCCCCGAGTCGAACAATATGAAGGAGGACATGGCGATTTAGGGGGCTCTCCTGCTCCTCATCAAGCTCCCCACGTCATTGAAGATCGCGATGAAGCAAGAGGCAATCTCAATAGCTTGCGAGGCTCACTGATTCATTTGGGACATACTAATCCCGAACTTCGAGAGCATTTACGATCTGTACTGGATTCACTGAAGTAATTTAATAATCCTTTCATAATAGATAGTAATATACCCTCACCAACTTAACTCTTTACCGGAGGCTCGCTGTGCAAGACAACGACAGCTATATTTATAGAAAAGGTACTACGCCCAACACAAGGGTTGTAGTTTCCCAAAAGAACAAGATTTATTCGGTGTCTTATGACAACAGCACTTTCTCTCAGGTCGGCGTTATGTCGTCTTTCTCTGTATCTGAATCTCGATCGGTTGAAGCCGTTCGTGGTATTGGTTATGGGGATCAAGTAGCAGAGTTGGTTCCTGGTGTTACGGATCCAATTTCCCTTTCCATTGAACGTCAGTTGCTTTATTTAGCAAATGCTCACCAACGATTTGGATACGCCGGTGGTGTTGACGGTCTAGTACGTTCTCTAAAGCATCACCAGTGGCCTTTTGATATCAAGCAAGAACTTGTGTTCTCTAGAATCGCTACACAGGCTAACGTCCCCAAGCAGGTAAGTCCTGCTAGTGATGGTGCCAACGAAGCGCTTCTGACGTTCTTCGAGGCTTGCTGGTTGAATGATTATTCCTATGACTTCGCCGCAGATGGTGCGATGGTTGCTGAAAGTGTAAGTGCAATGGTTTCCGATATCATTGACGGAACAAGCACTTACGGGTCGTTAAGCTCTGACAGTGAGTCTACCGGTAATAATCCTTTCTCTGACTCTACTGGAGGATCCTTCAGATTCGGGTCAGGAACAGGAAGCCCTACTATTTAAATGATTTAATGGCCCGTCCTCTTTAAAAAGGGGGCGGGTTTTTTATGTGAGAAATATTGTTATGGCTAGAAAATATGCAAATCTATTATTCCAACATGGGTCTTTAGAATCCGTCGCGGAAGAATATCTGTCTGACATTGCTCTACTATGTTTGAGAAAATTGCCTGGCCATTTTCAGTCGGGTGTTGACATTCAGCATAATAGAACCAGTCAAGGTATGCAAGTTGATTTGGTTATGCCAGATTTAAACATTAAGTTTTTCTACTTACAGGATAAAGCTCATATCTTTGCTACCGTAGAACGTGGTAGCAATTTCTCCATGAAAGAATCTAGGGAGGTTCCCGTATCAGTTGCTCCCAAAACATTCAGTGTGTCCTCGGATGAAAGTGGAGTAAAACTGATCGGAAAAGTTCTCACTTATTTGGGCGCTATCTGATTATTATAGTATTAGATCGAAACGGGCTTCCTTATCCTTGTAAATGGGGAGGAAGTTTTTTTTGTTTGACGCTAGTTTTATTAAAGTTTTTGTTTTTAAGGACATTGAACTAAAACAGTTTCTCCCCTACTGAGATATTTATGACTAACTCAAAGAAAATAGCTTTACGATATCTATCCAAAACCGCTGATAATGTCCCCAAAACAGTCAAGCGCTATGTGGAAGAGCATCTAGAACAGGGCAATGATGAGGGGAAAGCATACGCTTTAGCATGGTCTAGGTACTGTAAGTACAAGTATCCCAATAGTCCTCATTGTAAAAAAGATAATTATTTTGAGGGTAAAAAATCTTCAAGCCGTATAGAGCAAATAGTAAAGAAAATCTCCGAAGGTAAAGAGTATAAAGAAGCTGCTATCAGGGTTGCTTCTCGTTATTATAATAAGCAAGCTCTTATGATTAATTTACCTTCACAATTAGTGGAAGGTATTAAGAGATCGTTAAAAACCTTTATAAAGGAAGGGATTTCTCCTTTCCCCACGATAGACCCTCAAAGACTAGAGTCTATACTGGCTAAGGAAATTAGACACGAAATGTCTGAATATTTAAGAGGCCAATCCCTGTCCGTCGAAGATGCTCATAAATTTGTGAGAGATCTTGTTAGAGAGGCAAAGGTAGAAGTGACACCTTCTATTATTGCAAGTGCTATTCAAGAAGTGGGTTATTCTTTGGAAATCCCTCAGAGGATGCTAGAACGATTTAACTCCATGATTGATGACATGGCTAATGGGTTGGCTGAGGATACCGCTACCGGACCAGAGAGAGCTCAGAAACATGCTATCAGACTTCTCATAAAGATTGGACTTGAAGAGTGGGAGGCTCAACAGGTTTTGCAGACTATTTCGTCACAAGCAAAAGTGGAATTGCCCTTAGCTTCCGACCAGATTGATCTTATTTTCTCTTCCTATTTGAAAACCGGAAATATTTATGAAAAACAAGAAGAATCTCCTTCTGAAATACAAAGGAGAAAAGAGTTAAATAAGAAGATTGATGCGCTCTCTGATGATAAACGAAAAGTAGAGATAGAGTTCGGTAGGAATGAGAATGGGGTGACTCAGGTGGAAGGGGTGCTGGATGATGGAGAAGAATTTTCCATCCTACCTGTACCTGAAAGTTTCGCCAATTTTATGGAATCGGTGGATCATTTTACGGTGCCCGGGGACTTCATAAAAGCCTCAATAACTAGAATAGCTTCTCGTTATGTTAAAGAGGCTATGAATATGGATTATTTTGACCAACGTCGAGAAGTCCCCTGGAAATTTATGGAGGAAGATCCTTATGACCATGCCATGATGGCGCTTCGGGAACCTTTAGCACGTTGGACTGAATTTCCTTCCAGATCTCTTAAAGATGAGATTGTAGACATTTGGCAGAACTTACATCCCGAATTAAAAGAGGCATTGAATACAGCAAATAGGAAGGCAATGGGGTCCTCCTCAATTATGTGGAGAGTGGAAAGTTCAGGGAATTTTCCTACGGACTTCGGAGGTTATTCTATGCACGACTCCCTTGAAAGGGGAAGGGTTACTGATTTCATAAAAAATCTTTATGATGTTAGAAGAGGGGAGCCGCTTAGTCAAGCAAAATATAATGATCCTTCTGAATGGGAAATAAAAAATACCATACAAGGGTATAAGGTAAAAGTAGACGATGTTTTAATTCATTATGGAACTCCTAGAAACCCATTAGGGGATGGAAGGTGGAGTTTTGAAAAAGAGATCATATTAAAACCTGGAGCTAAACCTAAACCTCTTTCGGGAAAAGAATTACTTAAAAATCTCGCTCAATATTTGGACATGTAAAAAGGTAACTATTATGAGAAATGAAGTACAGAGAATACTAAATGACAAAGGGTTACTAGAGCCTCATACTTATGAGGAACCTCCTATGTCGATGCGATGGAAGTTTGTTTTACTCCGAAATTGGCCACTCCCCCTCTTTCTTGTATTGGCGGTTATAGCTACTATCTTTCTGGTAGTAACTAATGGTTTTACTTCGGGAACCGTAGCCTTGATTGGGCTTGTGCTAGTCCCTCTTGCGCTTATTGGGACTTGGGCCACTTATTGGCATGGTTTGTCCAACTTTCAACCTTTCTACGAGGTAAAGGGCGTTAAAGTTGAATTTGAGTCCACTAAATACTATGTCCCTTCTTCCGTTATGGGTCCTTTCCTGCAAGAAGTATTTGACTCGTTTTCTAATGTCGTAGATTTTGATCCTGCTACCCTTTTTAAAGGGGTTCGACTCGTTATAAAAGATGAAAGACCTTATGATCCTCTAGATAGAGTTCCCCCTGAGAGAATGGTAGGTCTTACTTTTCCCGGAAGAAAGTTAACATCCTACGTTTATGGACCTTATGCCCTTAGTCACGGCGGCGCGGGTTATGAAATGAGACTTCAAGGCTGTGGATTTCTATTCCCCGGCAGGTCCGAAGAAGACGATATTGAATGGATGCGCGAAAACGACGTGCTCTAATATTCCGTCTATACTTTACATAATAAACCACATCATTGTTCATCAAATTATTCGGTCCCAAAAGATCGAACCCTAGTACATTTGTATCTAAATTAGAGGACTAAAAATGTCAAAAACTCTCCACGTCAGTCAAATCGAACAAGGACTCAAAAAAGTCCGCAGACTAGGCCACCTAGAAGATACTTTCGATATCATCGGGAGGTCTATTACTTTACGAACCGTTTTAAGACGGGAACTCGAAGCAGCTAATCAAGTGTGTCAACCCCTGTTTGATTTGTCCCAAGAAAGTGAAGATTCTTTTTCATTTTCTAACTGGATTCAGGCAATGAAAATAGAGACATTAACTTATGCTGTTATGGAATTAGACTCCATTGATTTTCATGGGGTAGACTATATTACCACAGATAAAATTGATGATCAAACCGGACATCCAATTAAGGTGCAAAAGCATGTTTTTGTACGAGGTATTGTTTCTGAATGGGAAGATTCAGTTATTGATACCGTTTTCAAGAAGTTCAATGAACTAACTGAAAGGGCACAGGAAAAAGCTTTGGAGGGGGTTGAGTTTGCTAAAAATGACCCCGAAGTACGAATAGAAGAATTAGAACAAGAATTGCGAGAGCTTAGAGCCAAGGTTCAAAAAAATAAAGCGCCTTCTTCAGATATCGAAGAAGAAGACAGTTCTGTAAATAAAGAAGTTTTAAAGAAACAGATGTTTAGCGAAGTGGATGAAGATTCACAGCCGCCACATGTTTCAGAGGACTTCATGTATGAAAACGCTCCACAAAGGGAACCTGCGAGAAAAGAAACACCACCACAAAACCATCCTGAAAGAGTGGAACATCCTGCCAATACAGGAGAGGAACCTTTATATTACAATGAACATGGTGAACCTCTAGCGGGAGATGAATTAGCAGCTGCGGAGGCGCAGGATCGATTGCTTATGCAGAGACAAGGTCGTCATAACACCCAGGCACAAGACCAGCAACATGAAGGTAGGCAACCTCTTAATCAGGTAGATGCACAGGTATTAGGAGGTCATGACGGGCCTCAAAATACTGTGAATGCTAATAAAAGGAAGAATGATACTGGCGACATGAAAGTAGATCCCTCTCTTTCCGATGATGTAGAAGTCCTGACCCCAAGAAAACCCATTGAAAGGGGTAATCCTAAAATTAATGAAGGTCCGGATCCCAACGTAAACCCAAATTTTCGACCTCCTAATAAGCGAAATAAATGATTCTTGTTGTAGGTCTAGCTCACAATGATATCAACAGGATCAAAATATGACAATCTGGAACAACTCTTATTTCGAGGATTTTTAGTTTTGCACGCAGATTTGGGGGGAACTCCAGTCGTCTTCAAAACAATTAATACCTTTGAAAATAATCTTCTGGAAGTCTATCTCCCTTTCAACTTACCTTATCAAAAAAGGCAAAAACAGAGATCGGCTTATATGATAGCCTATAGTGTTTTCCTATTTGATCAGGTTAACGTGCTATCTGATAGGGATTTTTATATTCCAAAACTTGTAGACGTGATTCTAGACCTGCCAACTCCCGTCATAGATCGGATCCTAAGACGGCTTAAATTCCTCAACATACAAGCTACCAAGGAAATGCATAAGGTTCAGCCTTATACTTATGGGTACCTCTCTCGCCAACGGTGGTATTCCTATCGGGGACACCCTCTAAATGATTCCAGAATTACGGGTATTTCAGGAACTTCGTCTCTAGGACTTAATATGCATCAAAAAATATGGACTTTTTTTAATAGCATTGATGACATTAAAGAAGAAAATGATCGTCAGTGGTCTCTCACCAAATTTCAAGCTTCGGTTCATAATCCAAAAGCTTTGAAAAAAATTGATGCAAAAGATGCAGATAAACAGCGTCAAGAAAGTAGAAGACGAGAAGAAGCTTTCAAATCTGCGGGTTTCAATAAAGCTACTGAAAATATTAAAGGCGAAATCAAAGTCTCCAATGAGTCCGTGGATGACCTTCTCACACAGATGAATAGGTCTTTGAAAGGTCAAAAAGACTTCCATGATAGTGTAATTGAAGATCATGAAAACCGGGTTCAAGAAAATTATCTTAGAGAACAGGCTAGAATACAAGCTAAAAGGGAAGAAGCTCGAAAAAATAGGGAAAAGGTTTTTAAAGGAACCGATGCTAGTGAAGATCCTTTCATATTCTATGAAGAGGGAGAAGTAGAAGAACAGGTACGCGCTCAAAACATAAGAAAAGCCCAACATTTGAAAGATGGTTCTTATAGAACAGATAGAGACTTTGCAGAAAACAGAGAAAGGCTTGAAAAATGGGGCATTATTAAAAGCGAAAACGAAAGCAATCACGGAAAAAAGACGAAAAGTAGAAGTGGAACCATAATGGATGACTACTACCGTGTATCAGAAGAAGACTTATCCTATCCCGATGCTTTAGATTATCCCGATATTATTGGCGATGATGATCCCAATAAAGATTAATAATGAGGAACTAGCTCATGGCTAATGAGAAAATTACAACTGAAATGGAGATGGTCGTAGATGACTCCAGTGTTCGGGGTCTTATTGATCTGATCGATCAGATGGGGAATCATTACGACAAAGTCCAGAAGGGGATAAATAAATCTCAATCGGAGGGTGTCAAGCAGTTTAAAAATCTCCAGAAATCCATATCGGAAATTGGGGATTCTCATAAAGAAATGCTAAAATCGTTTGAAGGTAAAGGATCCTTCAAACAGATTTTTGAACAAAATCAGAAAGGCATCGATGAGATGCAAAAATCCATTAAGGAATTAGCTAAATTAGAGAATGAGTTAAAAAAAGCAGAAGCATCTGGTAATGAAAAAGTTTTAGCTAAGAAACAAGCAGCTTACGACAGTTTTTATCAAGAGGTATCGAAAAAACAGGTAGACTTCCTTAAAAATGCACAGGAACAGGGGAAGGACCTCAAAAAAGCCTTCATTGATAATCGGGAGGACCTAAGTGAGTACCTGAAAAAAGATCTCCCTGACAAGTTAGGAAAGGGCATTGGAGGCTCTATTAAAGGGGCTATTGAGGGGGACGCTGCAGGGATCCTAAATTCTTTATCAGGAATTATGGGAGGAGCTATTACAGCGGGGGCCAAGAAATTCTCACATGATCGTCAGAGGAGAGCATCTAAACGAAAACATAACTCTTCTATGGGTCCTTCAATGATGGAGAGAGCAGGTAATCTTCCCGTCGTTGGAAAGGGCATTGGAGGGATTACTAAAATGCTGGGAGGTCTGGTAAAAATGCTAGGTCCCATCATGATGGCTGTCGGCGGCGTCAGCATGTTAGTAAAGCTTCTTATTGATTCCGAAGCTCAAGTTATTGAATTAAATAAAGCGTTAACCTCTTCTGTATCCCTAATGAAATTGGGAGAAGGTAACGTTGCCTTAGCTAAAGAAAGAATGGAGGCTTTGAGTGAAGCTGCTACTGATTTTAGAACCAATGTTCGATTGGGTCTTGATCCCAAACAGCATTATGAAGTTATCGGCGCTCTTGAAGACCATAATGCAAGCTTAACAGATCTAGGAGACGGGTATGCAGATTTTGGATATGCAGCTACTAGTGTAGTTACCATGGTGCGGGAAGCCTCTCTTAATTTAGCCACTGACATGGGGACAGTTTCGGAGTTTGTGGGTAAACTGTCCGATTTACATGCAATGGAGTTGCCTCAGATCCAAGAGAAGTTACAGCACGTTGTGGGTGCAGCGGAAAAAGCAAGTATGTCCACAAAGAATTTTTTCAGCACGGTATCTCAAATTACAGGTCAAATGGGTCTTTACAACTATAAGATCGAAGAGACTTCTTTCATTCTTGGGGAGATGAGTCAACACCTAGACGCTGACACTGCCAAGGAGTTTGCAACCGCTATGTCCACCGGTATTCAGAATATGAATGCACAGGAAAGGATACGAGCAGGTCTATTAGCAGGTACAGGAAGAGTTCAAGAGATGTTGACTGAAACCTCTAGGGAAATGCTTAATAATCTCGGAGAAATGGAAGGAGGGTTCAGCGGGATCAATACTGCTCTATCAGAGTTTGGAGTTAATGCAGTCTCCAGTGGAGAAGAGTTAGGGGCGGCACTTCAAGAGCTTAGAGATAAAGATGGTGATGCCTATGGGGAGTTCATTGCTCATGCGAAAGGAATTGACTCTGTTTCAGAAGATCAGCTACGAAATTTACAGCAAAGTGCTGAAATGATTGAGAGTATTGATAAGGGTGGAGTTCACGTAGCAGATGCTATGAGAAACTTGGGGGGCCTCGACCAAATGGAAATCAAAACTGCGGGCCTCGAACAACTTTTTGGTCCGATTGCTGACATCCCTCTCATCTATGCAGAACAGGTTGGCGTCAATGAAAAAGAACTCATTGCTTTGCAGCGACTTTCTGTGGTAAGTGAGGGTCAGTTATCCTATTTGGAAAGAGCTGTAGAAGAGGGAATGGATGAAAATGAAATCATGGCCTGGGCTAGAGATAGAGGTCTGGATGTTCGCGTTGAGAATGGTCAACTAATCAATGCAGAGACAAACCAGGCTATCGAAGACCAGCATGATATTATCAAAGCCATGTCTGATGAGGAAAAAGATAGAATTGGACAGCAAGCTAATATGCAAAAAGATGTAGCAGAATTGCAGGTAGAGGCTACACAAAGCGTTGCGGATATCCTTCAATACCTGATTTATGATGCCCTTAATACGATTGGGTATTACACTGCTATGATTTCAACATTTGTGGCTAGGCTTCTAAAAGATGACGAAGCGATCCTAAAAGCCGATAGAACCATGTATGAAGCAGAAAGAAGAAGGGAAGTTCAGCAATTGCAAGACCAAATGCATCAAAAAGAAGAGGAATTGAGGGAAGCAAACCAGAACGAAGACATTGATGCTGCGAGAAATATAGCACAGGATATTGAAAGTCTTAACGAAACTATAGAAACAGAGAAAGGTACTATTGAACAGCTACGACTGGGAGCCTCAATAGAAACTGTAGAAGGTTCTAGAGTTGGATCAATAGAAGAACAAGAAATAGCGGAAACGGGAGGGACTACTGCGGAGAGGACCGCAGAGGTCATTGATGAGCATCCAGTTGAAATGGCAGTAAATTCTATAATTGAAAACGTCGTGGCCTTCGCAAAGTATGGACCGTACGCGAGTTTTGTGGGACCCGGGGGTGGGACTCCTGAACTACCTGAAGGTTTAGAGTCAGAAGTTGACCAGAAGATGTATCAAGGTCGGGAGGATAACAGAGGTCGCCGTGCCCGTGCCAGAGCGAAAGAAAGGCTAGATTCACGAGTAGCAGATCTTATGGAGGAAGGGGTATTAACTGAAGCCGAAATGGAAGATAGACTAGCCACGATTGCTACCGAAGTGTCTAATGACACCATACTAGATGGGGAAACCACCCTAAGGATGGCAAGAGAAACTGCAACAGCTATTGAAGATGAGAAAAAGAAGAGGGAAACTATAAGTCAACTTAGGGACATAGGTTATTCTGAGGGAAATGCGAACCTCGCCATCAATAATCCTTCTTCAATAGCAGGACCTAAGGCGGATGAGGCTAGAAGAATTCTAACGGACCAAGGGTATTTGTCCGATGCTCAGGATGCCCAGATCCTAAGTGGAGGGTTCGCTCCGCACTTGTTTGCCCCTGGAGATATGATTATCAAAAGCAATGAGATCGCTGACACAGTGACAGGTAGATCTGGGCAGTTTGTACCAGATCTTTTTAATGCTCTGGGAGCAGGCGGCAGTGGCCGGGGATCTTCTAATATGGCAATGCACAACACTTTTAATATTAATGGCGGGAATTTGCAAGAAGTGGAAAACACTATTTTGAGAGTTCTTGAAATGGCCGAACGCAAAAGATATGGAGAAAGTTAATGCTTAAATTTTCAGCAGAGGATGGAAGACAACTTTATAAGGATTTCGATAGAGTTTATGAGGCACTAATTAAAGGCTTGAAATTGGTCGATACTGAACCTTCTCACAATTCTAAGATGGTGTCAAAGCGTATTTTGATACCTTTTATCAATGCGGGAATCAAACTGGCTAAGTACGTTTTGCATAATAAATCCATTCCCGCCCGTTCTAAAAAAGATATGGAGATGGCTACTCGAATTTTTATGAAAGTAAAAAGGGCTCCCTCTAAGCCTAAGGCTTGGATTAAGAAAAATAAAAGACGTATTGATTTCCTTAGGTCCACCATTGACCTTCCCGAAAAGTCTTTAGGTTCTGACGAGATGTTTAAGGTAGGTCCTTTTACTGTACATAACACGGTAGGAGCAGAAGGGAAAGAGCTAGAGTTTATCAAAGACCTAATTAGAAAATCACACAAGTCTATTTCTTCAAGTTCAGTTCCCTCAGCAAAAAGTCTTTTGTATGGAGACGTTCTTTTAACCGGGCAATTATTACAGGCACATGCTAACGCATGGTACAATGTGGAGAATGATAATATCAGCCTTCGTATCCGTAAAAAAGTAGATGCGGATGCAGTTCAAGCTCTTATACATGAATTTGGTCATCGTCTCTGGAATAGAAAACTAGATAAGGAAATAAAAAGACAATGGGGCAGATACCATCGAAGTATTGGTAGTTCTAATATGCCCCTCCCAGATGTTGGAGATCCTTTAGGGTTTCCAATCCAAGGGAATGACGAGCCTCTTATTACCAAGATCGAAGGAGACAAATTCTTTTTGGAGGGTGGAGGTTATTTATCCGCCCGAAAAATCTTAGATGCTTATACACAATATTTTTCATATCCTACTAGGTATTCTTCCGTAAACGAAGAAGAACATTTCTGTGAAGCGTTTTCTATGTATTGTTTGGGCGTTCTTCCTTCGGAACATGAAGAAGTTTTTGAGAAATATATCATTCGAGGGGAGGAGTTTAGTTATGCCCAATCAGAATAATAGTCGTTTCAGTATTCCATCTGCTTTTGAAGGGGGTAGGAATGCCAAAGGAGCCATGCCTGTCTTATTTCAAGTCCTAGCTCCCGACCTAAATACGCCTCTTCTACCGGATTATCTGTATCTTCATGTTAACCCTCAGAACCTGGATTTTTCCTATTCACAGAACGTAAATAGAGTCCAAACGAAAGGTGGATTTGTAGAGCAGCATTTTGGTAAGGAACTAACTGATATATCCGCTTCTGGTTCAACCGGAGCTTTTGTGTCTGTGGAAAATGGAGTGACCACTTATGACCGCCGTAATACGATTGCACATCGAAAGATAAAGCAACTTTTAGACGTTTATAAGAATAATGGTTCGGTCTATGACGACAAAGGGAATGTCCAATTCAGAGGAAGAATTAGGCTTCTATTTGGAGGAGGTATTTATGATGGATACTTCACCTCATTTAATGAAAATGAAACTGCGGAGCAGCCTTTTTCTTTTACCGTAGATTGGTCTTTCAAGGCTCAAAAAGAGCGTTATACTTTTGTCTACTAACTAAGAGATCTCAATATGGCAGGAATTGTAGAAATAGATCCGGTCGCGGGTTTTCTTGATGAAGAGGAAGATCTTAGTGTTAATGACCAACAGGCCAACACTATTAAAAGGACCTTTCAAATTACCAGATCTAATTTATCTGAGTATGGAATCCTGAATAGTCAGAAAGGGGTAGAGTTTCACGGACAACCTGCGCCACACGCTGCGGTAGGAACTACTCAGAAGCCTCTCATACCCGTTATGATAGCTTTGGTTCCCCCAGATACCTATCCAAGTACAGAAAGCCGGAGCGTCCCTATCAATGCCCCACAGGAATTAGAGATACGCCCCATTAAGTCCCGACAATTAGACGGGAACTTTGAGGCAGAAGCAACAGGATCCAGAGTAGCAGGTAATCCCAATGAGTCTGTAGTTTTTGAACCTAAAGAATTGGACATAGGGAACTACCTGAATACACAGATAGAAAGATATCGCAATTTCCAAAACCAAAAAGGGAGAGTTGATCGGGATCTTCTTAATCAAAGTAGAAGTCTAGTGGCCAATCGAGAAGAAATACGAGATACCTTTGCAGCAAGAAGTGAAGAAATAAGACAAGCCAGACAAGAAGAGGACAACGAAGGGTTCATAAGGGCACAAATATTAGCCATGAAAGATCTCCCCCCACTTATCATGTATGTAAACCCTTCGGAGTTTAGTATATCGTATAACCATGTCATAAGTGATGGTAATAAAGGAAGAAATGGCTACATAGTTGAACACTGGGGTTTACAACAGCCTACTATCAGTGCTGGGGGTACGATTGGAGCTACCTATATCCATTCCACTAATCGAAGGGGACAAGGGACTGGAGGTCTTACTCAGATCAATAGACAATCGTCTGCCGCATATCAGAATTTTATGAACCTGTTCCAGATTTACCAGAACAACTCATATATCTACAATTTAGACCGTCGAATTTCTGTCTTGGGGAGCGTAAAAATTTTCTATGATGGAACTATTTATACGGGGTCTTTTGACTCGTTTTCTATTACAGAATCCGAAGCAACACCTTTTACTCTGGAGTATAAATTTGATTTTACAGTCCGGTTTCAGGACTCGATTTCCTCCATTTCTGAGAATAATTTCACAGGTGGTGGAGGATTAAACGATGATATGTTTTTCACTGAGGAAGAGGCTTCCGCAAATGAGATGATTTTTTCTCCCGACGATCCTGATTTTGATGATGGAGGAGATGAGGATGAGATGTTTTTCTTTCCTACGGATCCTGATTTTGATGATGGAGGAGATGCGATGACTTTCAGCCCTGATGAAACCGAACTGAGTCCCGAAGAATTAGCAGAATTAGATAATGAATAACACCAAAAGAGCTTGAATTATTATGGCAACCGGATTAAGAGGAACGTTCTCAGACAATAAAAGACCCGTGATCACGACTGCGCCTGACGCACTGGTCTATATCAATGGAGAGCTATCTCTCCCCTCTGGTGCTGCGCCTGGACGTAGAGTTAACATTCAACCTTTGGTTACTAGTATTAGTGCTAATGGAGGCGTAGAGCAAAGCCCTGGGACCGCACAGCTATCTTTGCACATACCAACCCATCATGAAGAGGATTTTTTCCGGGGTGGGCAGCTTATTCTGACCAACATGATGGAAGTTCGTATTTACATGAAAGGCCATTTTTTGGTGGGCGGGGTTCCCCGTTACTATCCAGTTTTTTGGGGAGTAGTTACTTCTGTTAGTCATTCATGGTCTGGAGGAGAAAGAACCGTAGAATTAAGTTGTCAGGACGTTCTTTATTGGTGGACTATTCAACGAATTGTCACGAATGCTTCCTACATGGGAGCTGATGCTCCTGCACAGGGAGCTTTTAACCTGAAAGGTAGTGGTGTTTTCACTAATATGAATCCTTTTGATACGATCTATTCACTGGCAAGACATGCTTATGGAGACGCAGTCCTTCAAGAATTCTATCTAGGAATCAAGCAGAATACAAATGAGCCAAATCCTGTAGATAATAAAAGACTAATGTGGTACTGGACTAAGCAGTGGGGACGAATTGCTTTTGCCCTTCGTATGTACGGTCCAAGGGGAGATCTTCTTCAAGGAGATTTACTGTCATCGGTACTTTCTGACTCTAATAAGCAAAGTGCTCTTTTCGGAAGAGTTGGATTGGCAAGAAGAAATCGTCAACCTCAGTTTCAGTTCAATGATGAGGTTAACTTAGAAGATGTCTCTGCTTTCTCCGAGGTCCTTTCTAGATTGGGATCGATTGACCTCCACACTTCGGAACATCAAACGAAAAAAGAAATTGCGGATACTGTTAAGGAATCTATTGGCTATGAATTTTTTCTGGATATGACAGGTGAAATAATATTCAAGCCGCCTTTCTATAATTTGGATGTTATGTCTAATAAGCCGGTGTCCTGGATTCGACCCGTTGATATCATCAATGAGAACTTTGCAGAGAACATCCCTGACGTCACTTTCTTGGAAGGTACAGGTAGTTTAATTAGGAACTTAGATGTTGGGGCCGAGGAGATAACAAAACCAAAGGCCACTTATATCGACTACCGATTGGTACAAAAATACGGTTGGAAACCAGGTTCTTATAACTCTGAATTCTTTGGTTCAGGTCTTGGAGGAGATGCCCCCCGGAATTTATTCTACCACTTGGTCGACCAATTAGACAAGCAAAATTCAAGAATTCACACCGGCTCTGTTACGATTCCTTTGAGGCCCGAGCTTCGATTAGGATACCCGATCTACTATGAGGACCAAGATGCTTTCTACTATGTAGATAATATTGCGCATCAATTCTCTTATGGGGGACAGTGTACCACTACCCTAAACCTTATGGCTAAAAGGGCTAAGTTCTATGCAGCTTTCCCTTATTGGAATGGCATTAATGGTTCGGAGCAAGAAGTGCAGGACCCCGATCAGTTTGGTTCTAGGTCTAATCAAGAATTTCAACCTTCCCTAGGAGACACTGCGGATCCAGGGGATTATCCTAATAATCTATACCGCAGACCTGTCTCAGCACAGAGCGGCGATCCTGTTCCGGATCGTAACGTTATTTTGACCGCAGTTGAGAAAGAAGCTACCGACAGGGAAAACGTTGAAAATGATACTTTTTCTGCGGTGGAAGGGGAACAGACAAGGGCAGAGTCAGTTGCTACAGATCTAGTTTCGATGAGGTCACAATTCAGGGTTATTGGGAATAATGATTTCATGTATACCATAGATCCTACTAGAGATGAAACTCTCCGTTATGATGAACAGGGTAGAAAAACATCGGGTCCCTTAACTTCTTTAAAAGTAGAGAGAAAAGAGGTGGGAGGGGAAAACCGTATCCTTCCTACTTTCCCCGTCTCCGATGAACGCGGGTATGAAGTTATTGGTGGATATGAGTATGGTCGAACAGTGCGACTTACTAGGAATGGCATGGATTTTAGTCGGCAGACCAACCGGAGGGCGTCTGAATTAGCTAATCTGAGTCCAGAAAGAACCACCACTAATCAAACTAATGAGGATATGAATGACGAGCAATTCGCTTCCAATGCTGCCATGAGTGACGAGGATCGGGTTGCCAAATTAGATCCAAATAACTATGGCAGAAGGTTATTGGATCTCAGACCTTCAGGACCCGACTCTTTTAACTTTGCACAGGACGCGCGCAATCTAATTAAAGGGCGTACTTTTCAGGAAATAGAGAGGACTTTACCTTCCTCAACCCCTGGTGATTATGATTTTGAAGTAGGTCCTTCGGATAAACCCTTCACTCGAAATACACAAGTAGGTCAATGGAGAGAAGTTTTTGATGAAGTAAGATCCCAGAGCGGTGTTTCTGCGGAAGAATATCCTGATACCTATTTACTAGCAATTATTCATACTGAATCAAATGGAAGAACCGATGCTCGAAGAACAAATGACGACGGTCGCCTAAGTCAGTATTGTGGACTTGTTCAATCGGGGGTTGGCAACTCGGGGGATTTAGGTAGAGAGAATACAGATTTTTTAGGAAATGGTCCGAATGATAGAGAAGTTGCTATCGACTCGCTAAATCATATGATTGAATATACCCAGAGATACCGAAGCAGACACAATCATGATCCCGATAGGATGGCAATCCTCTGGAAAGGTGGGGGTACTACTTTGGATCGATTTAATGCTGCAATGGAAGAGTCCCCTACTACTGCGGTAGGGATCCTTAGTGCAAAAAACGGCACAGATGTTTATGTTGCCAGAGTACGTTTGGCAATGTCGGTTTGGTCGGATCCCAATGGAACTGTAGTAGAAGAGCCTTTACCCTCAGTAGAAGACGTTAATACCGATGGTATTCCCCCGGAAACCGGGGATGACCTTGAAGCTAGGAGAGCGTCTAACACACTGTTTGGAAATGCGTTGGCAGCCAACAGGGATCAAGGAATTAACTCTCTCCCTTCAGGTATTAGACCCGTCAGGGATCCCGGACTTATGGTCCATATTACCTCTTTCTTGCAAGCTATTTATGCAGAAGGATTTGCCTTAGAAAAAGAGTTGGAAAGAAAGCTAAGAGGGGAGACTAAAATCCCTAATAGAAATTCTCCAGTCCGGCCAGGAGTTCAAACAGAGCAAGACCGCTTAGTGGACACTTCTCTAGGAAGACCCGAAGTACAGGACGCATTAGCTTCTGGACAAACTCCTTCGGAGGTTTTTGGTCCTGGAGGGGAATGGCAACAGGTACAGGAACAATGGGGGCAAGCTAAGTCCACTTTTAGAGACGTTGCTGACACTTCAGGTACGGATGTTAATGGAAATGTAGACGCTGATGTTGAGGATGATGATGATGATGCTGAGGAGGACAGTTAATGTCTAATAATATTCCAAAAAGATATGGTCCTCCGGCTCCTATAGGATCAAAACCAGCTCAAAGTAAAATGTTTGGTCGAAATAACGACCTACGTTTCTCTTTACGAATGGCAGAGATCATTCGAGTAGACTACGAGGGAATGGTATGTGACCTCGCGTTTCTTCAAGGGGACACTCCTCCCGCAGAAGAGGTTCCTATTTCGGCTGCTTATTGGTCCAAAAGATCTTTTCTTGGTGCCATGCCAGAAGAAGGTGCTATCTGTATTGTAGGCTATAGTGCGGTACACCAAGACAGAGCGACCCGACCTTTTATTCTAGCATTTTTACCTAATGGCATCAAGACTGCTCTTAGATTTGATCCTTTTGGGGCGGTTCCCCGAGATGCAGAAGAGATGGACCTCCCTCCCGAGGTGGCTTTTAAAGAACTAAAAGGGATCTACGGACCTAGTCGTAGGAAATTCCGAAAGATCTATCCTGGAACTGTCTATGGCATGTCAGAAGCGGGGTCTGAATTGATTTTAGACTCGGGTGTTCATTTAATGGATCGGGCAGGCTCAGAGTTTCTTTTAAGGGATTTTGATCAGGCGGGAGTTTTGACCACAATGGATATGTATTCTACCACTGCTGCGGGAAGGTCAAGGTCTGGTAGAATAGTTCGCAACGCTCTGAACTTACCTTCTGATTTCCTAGATCCTGAGGGTGTATTTCCTGTGGACCATCCTCTTTTTGAGGATCTATTGGATGCAGGTTTTCTCTTTGCAGATGGAACTCCCGTTTCAGATATGAATGGTTTTCCTTCGGTTACACTACCCGATGGTAGAAAACATACTGTCATAACAGAAAATATGGCAGATCCCAACGATATTCAGACTCGATTGTATACTGAAAATCGTAAAGAGATTCAGGAATTTAGCGATGGTATGATTCCTGGATCGGATAATATGGGATTTGATCCTGACTCAGTTGCTCCCGATCCGCATTATAGCCCGTTCATTGAAAGTGTGCAAGGAACCGTTGTAGGCAATGATCCTTATTCCGCATCGGGCAGAGTTAAATACGGACAATTGTTAAAACCTGTATTATTTGATACTCCTAGCTCTACGCAAGGTCAGCCTAGATTAGAAGTTGTTGAAAACTCCGAAAGCGAAACCGAAAAAAGTTTGGTAGGGGCAGGGCTGTATCGAATGAAGCGACCTGACGGACTTGGGGAGCTTTTCCTTAGTCACGATAAAGAAGGACATGTATTTCTTTCTATTCCTTCTTCTACCTCCAAGAAAAGTAACTTAGGAGCCGGACGGTCTTTGGAAGCAGACTTGAAAGGGTCTACTAAGTTAGTAATGGGAGCTGAAAAAGGAGATAACGTTTCTTTTGACTTAGCTACCAAAGGTGGTTTAAAATGGTCCCTTGGGTCTGCTACTGCTTCTAAGAGATCACTGGATCTATTAACCTCTGGAGGAGTCTCAGTTGACATACGAGGATCTGACTCCAATGGAACCGGCCTTGACCTCAAAATGACAGGGGATTTTGGTGTAGCAGTAGAAGGAACTCATGGTATGTTTACGACAGGGGATTCCATTGAAGAGATTACTGGCAAGAAAGAAGTTAGAGCAGACTCGATTGCGCAACAAGTGGGACAAGGGAACTTTACTACTACCGTAGCTTCTGACCATGATATGAATATTCAAGGGGAGAAGACCATGACGGTTGGGTCGGGAACTGAAACTACGATCCTAACCGGAGGGGAAGAGACGAACATCCTAAAAGGAGATAGCAAAACCAGTTTTACGGCCCCTGCTACTAGAAGTTTAGAGTTCTTGGCTGCGGGTACCCATGAAATCCAAGCAGGTGGTTCACTCACTATAGAAAGATCTGCTTCTCTTTCAGGTAATTATTCCTTTGAAGCCCCTACAGGATCCTATTCAGTAACCCTTGCAACCGGTTCAGTAACCCTCACAGCCGGAGCAGGTTCCGTCGAGATATCTACATCCGGTGTGGATGTTCGCGGTCCCTCCATCAATCTGGTGGGGTCTGTGTCCTTGGGAACAAGTACAGCACCTAACGCTGTTGTAGGAGGTATCCCCGGTCCAAGTCCTCATGTCGATCATATAACAGGACTTCCCTTGACTGGAAATCCTATAGTCAAAACGATGTGATCTTATAATGCCTGTGACCCCTGCAACATTAACTCCCTCATTAATTGGTTCTCTAACTGGAGTTGCCATACAAGGACCCTCAGTACCACAATTAGCGGGAGCTATTGGTACTGCATTCCCTTCTTTTCTTGCTACTATCCCTGTAACGACTAATCATGTCGGCGTCCTGGGGGTAGGAACAGGTACGGGGAAAGTAGCTATAGAACCCGCTTCGGGAATTGCAATACTTACCGGTACCTTAGCTGCCAATGGAATTGTAGGTCCATCCGCCCCTCAGATGGCTTCGGGTATTATAACAGCTTTGGCTCAAGAAATCAATACTACTGCTATTGTACAGGTAGGAATTATAGGAACTTCGGTGGGGGCGGGGGTAGGAACTCTGTCAGGGGGAGTAGGAGCAACGTTCACTCAAATACTAACCGCTTCTTTTGGAGGAGCCGGAATAGTAGGACCAAAAGCAAACTCCCTCGCCAATGCTATTGGAGAAGGAGTTGCGAACTGGCTATCTTTTGCTATTATCAACACGGTAGATACAGGAACCCCTTCACCACCTTTTAACAACTCGACCGGAGTTGGGATTGGAAAAGTATTTTAGAATTTCTGTTTGAGAATAATTCTTGCAGAAGGCGGTCCTCCAATATGAAAGCCTTCTCCTTTTACGTTCGGATGCCCCACACCTGACAGTCTTTTGGCTATTGTCTGTGCTACTTGATCTAATTCTTGATCAGTAGGATCATGATTATCTCCAGATTCCACTGCAATTAGTAGAGATGCAGTGCCTCCGTCAATTAGAGTGCTGGCCTCGAAAGGTAGCAGTCGGGCATTATGAAGCTCATCATTGATCATTCCCGCAGCAAAAAGAGTAGGCCCTAAGATCCATCCCCCTCCAGTTACGTTTTCAATCCTTCTACTCCCCGCTTTTTTAGACCTAGTGTGAGAAGAGTCTATGTGGCGAAGGATAGGTCTTAGATCATCTCTAAGCTCTGGATTGCTATGTCCTAGTTTAATGAGGGTGTCTTTCAGCTTCATTTGGAATCTCCGAAGAAGTAGTGATAAGGGTAAGCCTGTTTAGTTCTACATAAGTTCTAAATAAAAGGATTCTCTATAGAAGACCTGAAAAGGAATTTTTAGACGGAGAGATTCGCTATCTTAATACGATTATCTCTCTCATCAGTTTGAATAATTTTGAGATTCCATCTTTATTCTAGGTAGGTACTCAAACAATTAGCTTGTAACTCCCTCCCCTCTAGGAAGGTACGTCTGTAATGTCCACTAGTTTTGATGGCTTTGTACTACGCAAGCCAAAAGTAGCCTCTTCAAATTCTCCTTTCACTTCGGAGCCTGACACCCTTGTTCTCTCTAGGGACTCAGATAGTAGTGGTACGTCTGATCGGGATGAATATCTGGCAACCTTTGTCAATGACGAAGATGCCAAAGCTGTTGAGTTCTTGGTGATCCCTGCGAATACGGGCAATATTATTGCCAAGCCTGGCGAAGATCATCTGTCCGTGTTCTATACAAAAAATGATGAGATAGATCGTTTCGGTTTTGATCCTTCGGAAAATAGATGGAAACCGAAACCAGGTTCTAAGCCTGATAATTTGGGACTTCTACCTGAAAGTGGGCAGTTAAATCTGAAAGTAGTGGAGTCGGATCTGGGAGAACCTAGAATTACTATTGGAAGTCCCTCAGAAACTCCCATCCCTGTAGAGTGGGAGGACGATGACCAAAACTGGCCTCCTCCCGCTATTCCGCCAGGAGAAGCAATAGCACTTATTAGTACTGGTGAGATTTATTTTGCATCTGATATTGTAGCAGGGTCCTTTGGAATGCCCGTCTATCAATTCCGTAATAATTTTTTCAACAGAAAAGACGTGACAGGTGTCATTGGAATAGCGGGCGAAGACTTGTTTTTAAATCCAATTCCGTCTGCAACAGAAAGACCCCTTATTCGATCCAAGTATGGGTCCTATTTGGATACCTCTGATATCAGTTGGGATACAAATACGGGTGAACTTACCTTCCTTAATTCGGACTATGAAGGCGAACCGATCTATTATGACGGCGTCTATAGCTCACTGGATCTTATAGATCCTTATGAATCTACAGATCTAGCAGTGCTTTCTAAACCTGCTACTTTTTTAACTCCCGTAGAGGTTTCGATTGACACGACCATTTATGATGTAGGCGGTTTAATACTCTATGTCAAAGAGACGGGTCTAATTATCGAAGATGTTAGGATCGTAGAAGAATTTTCGAGACCTTATGCCATTCCCGAAAGCAGGGCAGAGGCTATCCTTACAGGAACCAACCTATTGGTCCGTCTGTCTTCCCAGTTTGTAGCTGCCAATGACGGAAATACGCTGGCAGTAGGGACCGGAGATTACTACCTAGAAAATGGAATTACGTTTCGTATGTTTCCGTCGCTACTGGACCCCTCTAATACAAAAGAGATCCCTGACGCTCAAAATCTAGTGGCCCTAGAAAATGAAGTCATTTCGGACTCTGTAAATGCGGGAACTTTTTCGGCGCTTACTCAAATCCCGTTACAGGACATCCCTGGTTACGACGATAATACCTTTTTCCGTCTGGAAGATGGAGCTATAAGAAGAGTTCTGGAACCCAATAAAGATGTGGTCTATGATTTTGATAGTAGACAGATAAGATGGGCAAGCCCCGTTACTAATGAAGTTCATGATATTAGATCCCCGAGCGCTTCCCTGAAGCTGAATAATGAAGTTATTTTGGCTTCGGATTTTGAATTTACATTGGATGAAGGGGCTGGTCCTCAGATAATTGAACCGGGTCAGGATGTCCTCATTGATTTTGATGGAGGCCAGCTATTCTTTTCGGAAGACCGGGGACGGCTTCTATATGAAGGAATAGGTTCTTTTACTACAGGTGCTACTCAATTTTCTGCGGACAATACCGAATTTGATTTCGACCCTATCCCGTCAGATCCGTTGAAGCAGCCTCTATTGATTATAGGATCATCTGTATATCGAATAGAACAGGCAACTATTAACACTCTTACTACTCATATCCCTATAGCAGAAGATAGTGAGGATTCGATCCCTTTTCGAGTGATAGATACCTCTGAGGTAGTATTCAATTATGCCCTTCGAGATTTGAATCTAAATCGGAGATGGATCTATCCCGAGTTTATCTATCCTCTTTCAGACGGTGAATATATTCCCGATGGTGAAAGTTTCTCATTCTTGTCAGAAGGAAATGAAGTAGACCATATAGTATTGGAGTCTCAAAAGTTGGGACTCATTGAAGATACTCTGGAAATTCCTGTTTATTATCGAGAATCCGAAGCTAATTATACGCTTCTGAGAAATACATTTGAGATGACAGAGACTGCCAATCCTGTACCTGATGAGGGTGAGTTCTATATAGACCCCAGCAACGGCGAACTCACTTTTAATGTAGATGACATTGAAGCTTTTCCAGATGCCCAAGTGATTTTAGAACCTTCTCTTTCAGATGACGGACATCCTGATTCTTTAATCGAAGTCCTTTCTAAAAATCGTACCGTAGGCATCCCTTCCTCTCTAGATAACGTGAAGGTGGTAGTTCTTTTAGAAGAAACTCAATACACCGTCCAGAAAGCAAATGGATCTATCTTTTTCGATTCTCAAATAAAAGAAGGAACTCGTTTACGAGTTAGGTATTATACAGACGGGGACACCGAAATTATAGAGGATGTGGGTTTTCAGAGAAAAGAAACCCTTTCAGTATCGTCGGGCCAGAGTAGTGCAACTTTTGCTGCAGGACCTATAGAACTAGACGATCAAAGGGATGTTACTCTTTTCGTAAATGGATCTCCAACACCTTCTACTCGAAATGGGAAGACTCTATCTTTTTCTCCCATTTCGGGAAACCGTTTAGTACAGGTCAACTATCATGTGACTGAGGCTGGTGGTGGGGAGAAATTAGTTCGTCTTTTACAAAAGCCTTTCTTTCCTGACATCGTTGTGGATCAAGGGCTGAACCAGACGTTTTATGGGGATCATAGATCGGTACTTCAGGAAGATACTGTGATTTTCGTTGATGATCAGGCATTCAGAATAGATGGCACACCCACTTATGATCCAAATTCTGATATTACTTCTGTAGGTTTTATCCCTTCGGTTCCCGAGTCTCTAGTATCTCCCGCAATCCAGGGGACTTCGGATCCTGTAACTGAATTTGATCTGATCCAGGTAGTAGCGGACTCCAACAGTTCTGGAGATCAGGAAATTGGATTTTTTGGAGATGTTGCGGATCTATTCCCTACTTCATATATCCTAACCCTCGATGGCGCTCCCTACCACATAGACTCATCCTCTTTTGATGAGGGCAAGGGTATGACCAAGGTAGGAGTTCGAAGTGACCTCTTGAGGGAATACACGGGTCCTGATGTGCAAGTATCAGAATTCCCTGTCTATCCTCCTAACCCTTCCATACTGCAAACTGATATTCTTCCTTTTATAACAGAACCCCATTATTTGGTTCGATTTGATGAGGATGATAAAGGACATTTCCTAGAAGATGGTATTGATTATCGCCTGATCAATAACGGATCGATTATTTTGGATCCTGTTGCAACTTCACTTCCTAAATCGGGAGAAGTATGGCATCTAGGATATCTAGGCAGAAGAGAATTAAAACCAATAGGATCTTTACCCTCTCAGGTGATCTTCCCAAGGGTCAAAGCTTCTTATACTCGATTTGTTAGTGCTACCACAGACAATGGTATTGAGGGTTCTCGACTGGTTGCATCTTATAGTTTCCGAAGCCCCGACTCCTTTTATTTCAGAGCACTTCCCTTGGAGGAATTTTCGCAGGAAGTCTCAGACTCCATTGGTGCTAGTGCCTCTTCTCTTTCTTCGTCCAACGGGCCTACCCTATCTTTTGGTTTAAGTCAAGACAATCAGGATAGAGGATCCGAAACACTCATTTGGGAAGGGGGAGATCTCAGGGATAGAGATAGAGTGGCTCGAAGATTTGTCAGGTATTATAACCAGATAGCGCAGGGCATTGAATCCTATTTCCAGATTCTTGATGGACGAGTCGTTGGGGATCGGGATGGACAATTCTCATTCTTCTTAGGCGATGATGGGGAATCTGGAGGAGAAGACCCTGTGACGGGGGATCTAATTCCCTATTATGCTAACCCTGACGGTAGTGGTAATAAACCCACATCTACTGCCATTCAAAACATGAATTTACAGGCACAGAGTGGGTACATAAGAAATTCTATAGACGACCTTGTTCTTACTTCAAAAAAGCCTTATGAGTTTCAGTTTGACATTCCCCCTTCCCTAGAATTTGAAGGAACATTCAAACAAGCATGGGAACCTCATCGGCTATCTCGTTTTTACCCACAATTATCCAAAATTGCTACCGTCACACCTCCTAGCACTGGAGCCCCTGAAAATGAATACACTTTCCTCCGAGATTTCCAAGAGATATTAGGGGATCTTAAAGTGGAAAATGTTCTCTCTGTAACGGAACTATCTGCAAGACCTGCTAGAGGATGGCTTAAAAAAGATGGAGCAACCGATGATGGAGGCGTTTATGTGGAAGTAGGAATGTCTTTTCCTTTGGGTACTAGTGAGGCGACTAACGATCCAAATGATCCTCCTAACCTCGAAGATGGGGATCCTAGCCGTTTGATTCCCGGTTTCAAAGAGGGAGATATCGTAAGTTTGGGTAGGGTCAACTTCAGCAAAGATCCTACAAGTGGGGCAGTAACCCTAGAAATAGATGTTTATGCTTCTAATATGGAGATAGCTCAATCTCCTACAGCAGGCTCCGATCGGATTTACCTTAAAATAGCAGATGATATCGAAGGTTTTCCTGTAGACGGAGATGATCCTGCGGACCTTCTAAATAATCCTCCCCTAAAAAATGATACCCTTTTTGTCCAGAGCCAAGGGTATTTCCGGCAGAATTTCGACTATGGTATGGATTCTTCTGAGGGAGAATTGGTCAATGCAACCCTACCTAGTTTTATTGCTTCTGTCATAGGACAGGAAGCTCCCGAGCCTTTTACGTTTTTGGATGCTACTGTTGTTCATAAAAACCAGAGAACAGAACCCTATCGTTTCCCCGCCCTGGACGGTGAACCTTCTGACGATGGGGGACTCACGGGATTGCCTTATTCCTATCCTATTACGGATTCGGAGATCGTATCCTTCCAAGCTGAGATCAAAGCATGGGAAGATGTGATCAACGAAACTGACGAAGGAATTGTAGAGACAGCTATTTCACTGGTTGATGATCATATCTTTCGTCTGGATCCTGGAGTTGTTATTCCTTCGGGTCACTCGCAATATAATGAGGTTATCTTAGAAGGCGTGGTCCCAACTTTTCATCTATCCCAAATAGACGGAAATGACATTATATTAGCTGCTTTTTCAGTAGAGGATACGAACGTAGGTTATGAAATAAACCTGACAGGAGGAGGTACTATGGTAGGCACCGGCACTATTGTAGATGATCTTCATTCATTGAAAAATGTGGGCACCGATTTCTCGGGGGTCACCGGAACTCTGACTATTACTTCGGGAGATAGGGGAGTTGATGTAGGTATTACCTATGATATCGCTTCTGGAGAGAATGGACTGATCAATGTTTTACCCTCAACTCTAGACCCGTCTCTTCTGTCTTTTCCTCTTAACCTCGCTATTTTAAAGGGAGAAAGAGAGACTGGAAATGCTTATGTTGAACTCCCTAATAGGATTTTCTTCGACCCTCAAGGTCTGGATATAGATGTAGGGGACCAACTCATTGTTTCAGGCACAAGTCCTAATGGAGGACTGTATGAGATTCAAAACATTGAAGTAGATCATGTTGTTGTCAGTCCAGATACCAGAGAAAACGAAAGTAATTCTGTGGACCTTGAGGTACCTTGGAAAACTTATCGACCGCGTAGATTTAGTAACCAATTAAACGACCTGAGAGATGAGTTGGCCCAGAGAAGAATAATCTATCAGGACGATTCTGAGGCTCCCGTAGACATAGAACCTTATGTAAACAGCGTAACTTCCTCAAATCCTTCTACGCCTTCTCTGGACGTTCTGAGAAGCCTGGTGACAGAGATGTTTGGTACTCCTTCTGTGTCTGAGACAAATGGTCAAATAGTAGGAAACACTCTCACTAGTGCGGGATCTTTCAGTGATCTTGAAAATGAAGATAATGCCTATGTCATGATCAATAATGAGGACTCCAGGGGTTTCTATCGGGTAGCTTCCTTTACCAATGATACGATTGACTTGGTTGATGGTTCTAATTTCGTTCAAGGATCCCTTGAAGATGAGACAAACCTAGAGTTTGAGGTTTTTGAGGTGTCTAGTTTCTCAGAACGTACTTATGAATTAATACTGTATGAGTATTACAATGTACTAGACGAGATAGATCGTATTGATGCGGGAATAAGGGCGACCATTCACGATCTGAACGAACTGATATCTGAGGATCCCAGTATTGTAAGGCCGGGCGACCCCGCTGATACGTTGATCCAAACAATTCACTTGAACCCCATTGATGCTAGGAAAAACTGGATCGTAGATGAACCGTCTTTAAGAAATGAGTTGGAAGCTATACTAAAGGGCACCGAGTCCTTATACGATCTTCGATTCGCATGGATCGATTTCAGAATCAATCTGGAAGATGGTCTGTTACCTGCTATTAATAGGTTCAAAAAAACTAAGACAAAGAAGAAAAATAAACTTTTGAAAGAGTTAATCAAGTTAGCTTCGATGCAATAAGGAGATTACCCTCATGACTGACGATGATAAAAAAAATGTAGAATGGCAAGAAGCCCAGCCTGAAAAAAGCTCACTAGTTCTTTTGAAAGAGAAATTTATTCGTTTAAAAGAAGAGTTGGAAAAAGAAAAAGAGCGTATTGAATTCCAGATAGAGGAAGAAGGTAATAAGAATGGCTGAATGGCAGGAACTGGAAATAAGTATTGTGGACCAAATAGAACCAATTGGAGATGGTTTAGATACTGCGGTTCAAGCCCTTGCGACAATAGTAGGGACCGGAATTTCAATATTGGAGTTACTGTCTTCTTTTTTGGTAGTATCTGATAGTCCTGTAATGGCGGCAGTTCAAGCACTTCTCACAGAAATTCAAGACTTATTGGCTAGTCTTTCTGAGACGGGAGTTCATTCTCTAGCTATGCTTCCTACTACAACCGAGGAATTGGAGCGATACCAAGGAGGTTATGGAAAATTTAAGCAATTGTTTTATCAGAGTCTCTATGACACAGAGGATCCCAACAGACCTCAGTTCTCCTCGGGATCCACAACAGGGGCTCTCTTCTTATTAGTGACAGAACCTAACCCAAGTCGCTTTATCGAATCTTTATACCGTCTGTTTTCTTTTTTTGATAAACCTTTTGACCTGAGGTACCCATCCCCTGTCAATGTCAAAGTCAAACCTGCGGGTCAATTAGGACTTCCTGAAGACCAATTGTTGAATGTCTTTACAGAAGAAGGAAGAGAGCTAGATCGTCTTCGTATTGAATGGCAAGAACCTCGTACAAGCAATGATGTCTTACTCGACATTTTTGCGGAAAATAAATTTTACATTGAACGTTCTAAAAGCAGTCAAGGAGATCTCGAATTGACAGAACAAATACCTGTTACGAGGAGGTCACCCCAGGAACGAAGAAGAGATAACAGCGAAATAAAACATATCCCCGCTCGTGATGAATTTGGAGACTTGATTTATCATTGGGAACCCCTTGATCCTAACGACCCTTTTATTGATTTGGTGGATACTTTAGATATTAAGAATAGCAGGATCAATTTCCTTGCGGGTTCTTATGCTCATATCATTACTGACGTGGAAAAGGGATCAGATAATGGCTACTATTATCGAGTTAGATCCGTTCCTAAAAATACAGGATTAGTTCCTGCTACAAAAATGGTAAGAAATTCTCAGGGGGAAGAAGTAGAAAAAGAGGTCTATAACTTGGTCTTAGGAAATGACAATATAGGTCCGGTATCCCGACCTAGCGTTCCTGCTTTTGGATATCTACCAGATTTGGATACCTCTTTTGATCTACCTACTGCGCTACTAAATACCTATAGAGCCGCCTATCTTCTTCGCTTTGATGCTAACTACAAAACACAGTTTGGAATTGAGGCTTTGGGACCCTCTCTAATGACACCTTCGGTAAAAGCATCTCTTTATGAACAGGTTGGTGCCCAAGAATATGACTATTTGGACACGGATCCCGAAGGAGATACTATTACTGAAATTCTGCCATTTTTTGAAGAGCCTCTTTTTAGCGATAATGAGGCTCCAGAAGAAATGGATTATACCAATATGCGGGACAGTATTAATGCTGCGCTAGTAATTGATGCAGACACTTTTGATCCTTTTGGTGGAGTCGACGAATTTTTAGAGCCTAGACTAAACCTTCCTCCCAATGTTCGTTTGAGGCTTGCAATTGATAAAATTATAGATACCAAAATAAAAGCACTTGTCCCTTATTTGGCAGCGAATGACGAATTACTTCTCATTTTTCAAACTTTATATACTGAAAACGAGAATGCTATCCTCACACTTCTCACTGAGGGCGTGCATTTCCTAGACCTTTCCGAAGAAACGGAAATCCGCAATGATATTTTTTCCATTCTGCAACTGATTAATTCAGGGGATACCCAGGGCATTCCCCCAAACTGGGAATCTACTCAGGTTCTAAATGACTATTTTCCTTTTGTTAATAAAATCACCAATCAACTCTCAGATCTAATTTTCTCTTTATCAAATGTATTACAAAGCACACTTGATGATTTTGAAGCTACTTTGGAGTCATTGCAGGACAGGCTCGAAGTTCTCACGTCTCTTTTGGATGTGGTATCCGAAGCCATTGTTCTCATAGAAGAATTTTCAGATATGGCTACGAACCTTCGTCTTCTTTGGATACCCCCCGATACAGGCGGGAACGGGCACCTTATTTCAGAATTGCGAAGCGCCGATAATCCTCCCGAGCAGGTGAGTGATGAATACATGGCTTCCCTTGTATTTGTTTTTGGAGGGGCGGGACCTGCCGATGTTCTTGCTATCCAAAACGCTTTTCAGTTTCTTTTCGGAGTATAAAAAATGGCTTTTAATTTTTTAGGGACTTTTTCTGAAACCGAAATAGCAGGTCTTCTAGATTTTGCTGAAGACCAATTAGAAGATATTCAAGATCGGATTTCGTATCTTCGATCCTGTATTGAAAAAAACGGATGGATTACTTTTGAAAGAGACGAAGATGGTAGGACAATTTCTTACGAAGTTACTCCTTCTAATTCTGTCTTATCTAAATATATCCGATCGTACCAGTTTTGGGGAGGGAATCTTCTAGAGCTTCCTATTCTAAGCAGAGGTGAGTGGCTATCACTCTCTCAGGGCGAACCTAGTATGGATAGCCAGCAACAGTTTCAGGGAGGTCGTATTCAGGGAAGTGATGACTATTATGCTCCCAATGTTCATAAGGATGATATGGTCGAAAGTGCTACTGTAGCAAAAGTAAAAGACTGGATGATACCTGCTATCCAGACAAAACGTGAGCATTGGGAATTCAAAATCAAAAAGTCCATTGATCTGGTAGATCAATATTTGGAAGAAATTATTCTATTGGTACAACGATCAACAGGAGTAGATACTATAGAGGATTTAAGATCACAGATCAACTATTATCTAAACTCTGATGAATTTATTGGTGCAGGCCAAGGACATCGAAACAACAACGGAAACTGATACTATGGCAAAAGATTTACAGATCAAACAAAAATGTCCCCATCTAGTGATAGATGAATGGCTTGCCTTAGATGAGGATAGAAAAACCCTCAAAACCGTTAGAGATCCTTCTTCCAGCAATGTTCGAATCAAAAAGAATGGAATGGAAATACCGCAAGAAGGAATTGGTTCCAAAGTTTCTTTTTCTAGTAGGAAAGCACAACCTTTTGAAATTGAGAAAGACGCAGAACTCAGGTTCCAGACTAATAACGGTGTACTCCAAACAATAGCCTTACCTTCCGGTAATCAAGTATCTGCTTCCCGTGTAGTAAATGCTATTAATGAACAGGGATCCGGTGTCCTAGCAAAAGCCAATGCAGGGAAAATTCGTTTAGAAACTGTAAGAGGGGGCGTAGACGAGACGATTTTTCTCCAAAAAGGATCTGGACACGAAGCATTAGGTTTCCCTTTCCATAGGTTTTACCAAGGTAGAGAGATCATTCCTCCCTGGAATTTAATAAAGGAAACCAACACTTTTGGAGTCCGTTCTAAGAAAATCGTATTTGAAAGACCACTACAATCCGCAGATGACGTATTTGAAGTGTCCTATTTTACCCAGAGACGTGAGTGTCGAAGGTGTGCGGGCATCGGTATAGAAAATGATTTTCGATACGATTCTAGGGGCAATCCCATATTTGTGAGGGGAGTAGACCTTCTAGTTCAGGAGGTTGAGAAAATCGTATTCACAATTAGAGGATCTAATATTTTCTACTCATGGTATGGGACAACACTTTCGGATTTGGTAGGACAGAAAATTGTAGGAAGTGGACAATTAGTGGAGTCACAATTGGTTACGGAAATTGCTCTTACTTTGAATCGATATAGGGATGTTAAAATCCAACAGTCGAAACTCCAACCCGTAACCGATCAAGAATTTTTGATGCGTATCAAAAATATTGAGGTACGTCAGGATGATGTAGATCCCACCATTTTTAGAATTAGAGTCGATCTTCAAAATAGATCAGATCAGGTAGATCAAATTCAAAAAACATTGATTATTAATAATATCGACGGATTCGAGAGGATGCAATAATGAGCTTACAAACTCCACAATTTAATACTCCTCAGGGATCTCCTATATCGAACCTAGAATTTGTATCAACGATCCGCAAACAAGCATTGACCGGCATTCTTTCTGGGAATGTGGTAGATGTCCAGGTCAACGTAAACGGACAAGGTTTCGTTTCTGATCCTTCATTAGTAGAGTTTGATCAAAACGAATTTTCTGTCCCCAATCAAAACGTGTATCCAGAGGGATTAACGTTGGACTTTGGAGTCAATACCATTGAAATAAGATCCATTGGAGTTACGGGTGCAGTTTCGACCGCAGCTAGGGCTACGATACGAATTCTTAGGCCCGGTGAATTGGACCTTATCTCATCTGCCCCATCAGGACTTCGAGTTCGTAGGCGAAGAGACAGTGTAGAATTAGTCTGGGTAGATACAGATATTCCAAATGTCAGGGGATATCATATTTATGCTTCCTCAGAACCAGGTGGAGGGCAGGAAGGATATGTCCGTATCAATAGGGACCTCATAACGGAAGCTTCATTTGAAGAAGAGAACCTTACCGAAATTACTGAGGATTCTACCTTCTATAATAATAATTTCGGGCAGCTACGTTTATTCTTGACAGAAGAGGATTTTAATGGAGGGACTATTCAGACCGTTCAAGACTCTTTTATCGACACGTCGCTTTCGGGACCCGAAATAAAAGTAACCACAAAAGTAGAGAGTGTGGTTACTGACACTTATTTCTCATTCATCCACAACAGGTCAGGAACAGAGCAGGATGGTTTCATTAATAATGAGGTTTTTGCTGACATTCCAGATGATGAGCCTCTTTATTATGTAATGACGACGGTAGTTTATAATCAAACAACCAACCAGGAAATTGAATCTGCTTATAGTTCTGAATTAGTTGGATATCCTTTGGAAATAGACACGCAACTTCGAGATGTCCCCAGGCGCACAAGGTTTGATGTTACAGAAGACTATATCGACCGTGTAATTAACTATGATAATGAAATATCAGTTATGCCAGGGTCCGTGGTAAAAGACGTTTTTATTGATCCTTTTGCTACGGAAGCAGAGCGGCTTTATTTTATTGCAGATTTCGTTCGTAGATCCCAGTCCTTTGCAACTCTATTAGTAGTAGACGAATTAGATTCGTACAAACAGGCTCTCGCTTCTGCTATGGGGTTCACCAATGTAGCGAATGTTCAGCAAATCATTGATGACTCTTTCGATAAATTATCTGCCAATACCAATAAAGTTCGTTTGGGGGCGCAGCCTGCGGTAGGAACTGCAACGTTTTATACTCCAACAGAACCTCAGAATGATCTGGTAGTTGAGGAAGGAACCCTTGTCCCAACTCAGGATGGAAGTGCAACTTTCAGGGTCACCTCTAGAGTTACACTTCCCTTTACTAGTCGAGATTCCTACTTTAATATTCAACGAAGAAGATGGGAAATTCAAGCAAATATCATTGCAACGACTCCGGGCGAAAATGGAAATGTTCCCGCGGGTCAAATTACCCGTGTTATTGGAGGTGCTTCTGGACTTCAAGTTACTAATTTAGAGGCGACTAGATTTGGGCGCAATGAAGAATCCAATCAGGACCTTGCGGAGAGATCCATGCTTGCGTTTTCTTCTGTAGATGCTGGAACAAAATCAGGGTATCTGGCGACCGCACTTGGGCAGGTAGGAGTTTTCAGGGCCAAAATTATTGACGCTGGACATACGCACATGGTTCGGGATTATGATGAGGTCAGAGATAAACATATTGGGGGAAAAGTAGATGTATGGGTACAAGGGGAACAAAGGCGAGAAGTCGAAGATACTTTTGCTCTCCGTTTTCGCATTGAAAGAGATGTGAGATTCTTTTTGGATTCCGTTCCTAATCAATATATTTTCGTTGTAGATGACGATCGAGTTACCCCCGAGAATCCAATCACTCAGTTATTAGGAGAAACCCCCGAAGAACAGGCGCAAGGATTTGGATTCCGAAATGTGACTACAGGACAGTCTTTTGATCTTACGGACTATAGCCTGTTATCTCATAACAGAATTCAATTAAGCACACAGATTCCTCAACCTCCTGTAGGGCCTAATAACGTGGTTATTGGTGATTTCCGATTTAGAGAAACGGATGAATATGTATTTTCCAGACAGCCGGTTCAAGCAGTCAATACGATCCAGAGTTTGAGTTCCGATGATGTTCTTGCAGAAGGAGATCATTATGAATTCTTCAGGACTCAAGACCCCCTCATTGAAGGCTATTCCACTAGGGCCAGAGATTATCTGGTACTTACTGAAAGCGGGGGAATCCCTTCGGGAGACATCATTGATATCAATGATGAGAGGCATGTACTGGTAGGGGAAATACCTGCAGCCTTAGTGAACCTTGGGGTAACACCTTTTAGCGTTAGAGTTTTCTCGTTAGATCGCACTATCGAATATGACGGCCCACTAACTGCGGACCCTGATTTTTTCATTCAGGCAGGATCCGAAACTACTCCTTTGCAGATCGTTAGAAACCCTGATGGAGATATCGAGGATGGATCCGAAGTCAGTGTAGACTATGAGCATGATGAAAATTTCCAGATTTCCTATACCATCAATGAAGTCTTAGAAAATGTACAAAGGAAAGTAGACGGGCAACGCCATATCACCGCAGACGTACTTGCAAAGCAGGCAATTCAAAACTTAATTGATTTGGAAATGACTGTAGTTCTTTCTCATGGTGCGGTGCAGTCCCAGGTGGATGTGGCTTTGAGGACTAATATTTCACAGCTTATGAACTCTAGAGGGGTAGGAAAATCTGTCCACCAATCGGATGTGGTCAGAGTCATTGAGAATACTACTGGCGTCGACTATGTAATTGTACCTTTCGCTAGAATGAGTCATACAGACGGGAACCTAATTGTAAGGGAGGATGTTGATAGCTCATTTGTCTTTTTAGAAGAAACACTTTCTAATATATCTCTCTATGCTCTCCAGGATTCTCTCAGTCACCAGACCATTAATGGTGGGGGATCACGAATGCAACACAGGGGAGTTTTTCAGGACCGGCAACCCCTTGCTATTGTCGCTACCTATTCAGACCTTATGGAGGGTCCTGGTCGCTCTCTAGTGGTAGGCTCAGAGGGACTTATTATTCCGGGATATTCTGATGATCAAACATTAGAGAATGATGGGTATCTTACGCAGGCAGCAAAAGAAGGAAGACGCCTGGAGCTAACAGCAAATAGAATATTCGTCTCTCTGTCTTCTAATGACAGTCCCGAGGATTACTCTTATACAGCTTCTTATGAGGTTCAAGGAGATCGCTCTTCTAGATCCACAATAGACTTGATGGATGTCGCATTCGCTGAATTAGGAAATCTTACCATCACGTATCGCTGAGGTCTTTTATGTCAAATGGATTTGACGGAGAACGACAATTTCCTTTTCCTCTAACTAAAAAGGGAAAAGGGTATTCTAAAACATTACAGTCAAGGGCCACTGCGATCCTAGAAACCCTTATGGGATATCTGGCATCTAACTATAGGTCTACTATTCCTTCTACGGAATACGCTTTCTACTTGAAGGCTATTGCCACAGAATTAGCTAGATTTACCCTTGCTATTGAGGAACTTAGTTCTGATATCTCATTTGATCTGGTGAGATCAGAGTTTTTGAATCAGGTGGTTGGATATTTTGTGTTTTTGGATGAACAACCGGATATCGATCTTGACGACGAAGAATTTAGAGAATTTCTATTGACAATTATAGATATTTTCTTTCAGGGTTCGACACCATCTGCAATAAGACAAGCAGTTGAATTATTTACTGACCAAGAATTTGAGATCAAAGAAATTTTCAAAGAATCTCAGAATCCGGGATCTGTTTATGATATTTCTAATCAGTTTGCTTTTACTATTGAGTTTGAATTAGATAACCAGTTTCCAACGGATCCTTTTGTTCTTCAAAACAATATTTTGCTATTGATTAATATCGTCAAGCCTGCGCATACCCTCTATGAAATATCACACGTTTTTACCGATATTGTGGATCCTGATAATGATAAAATAAATGATATCATTGAAGACGGCGCCTGGTCAATGCATGATCGTCGCTATGAAGACGTTCGTAAAAATTGCGGAGGTATGAAAGGGTTCTCTTCTGAAACGGGGTATACCGAACTAGGTGCTCTTAATGTTCTAGAAGATGATGCTTTCAATAAACCCTTAGATTCTGTGGCCCTAGGTGCTAATTTAATCATACTAGAAGGACCTAATTACGGACATTATAGGGTAGTTGAAAATTTAGGCTCAGGTATTAGAGTCAAACCTAGATTCAAAGAACCTCAGGAAGATATTTCCTATCAGGTAGAAGTTGACAGGTTAGGGAAGAAAGAAGAAATCTTTGTGACCGAAGATGCCTCTTATCAGTTTGTCTCTTCTGAAAAACTAACGGTATCAATTGACGGTCTTATATCTGTGGGAGAAGGGGACCAAACCCACTATGAAGCCGTAACTAATTTCTCGGGTTCTTCTACCTATGAATGGGACTTGACAGGAGACGGTAATTTTGGGGATGCTACGGGAAAAATAGTTCCTTTTGAAGCTCCATTAGTTCCTTCCCCTCAATTTGATGACGCTGGAAAGTTTTACTGGACCATTGGAGTGCGAGCTACTTCTGGAGATGGTAGAATAGCCCGAAATTTCGTGACAATTACTATCAATAAAGTTTAAGAATGGAGATGCCTAAAATGCCAGAGGAATTCACCCCAGACAGGGCGTTGGATACTATGTCCGCAGGAATCACTCTATTAGTGATCCAAAACTATATCGTCTTGCATCCTTTTTTTAATGATTCTGAAATTAAAAAATACCTTAAAATTCGGAAAAAATTCCATCCAGAGTTCTCACAAGCTTGCGTTGTTGTTGCTTCCACCCTAGAATCAAATTCGGATAGTGCCCATGCCAAAAAAGCAGCAAGTGAGTTAAGGAAATTAGCTTCCCTTCCAAAAAGCAAGGTATCCTTGATGCTAAGAAGAGCTGCTAGAGTTCTAAAGCCTCTCAGTCGTCTTAGCCCAAAAGAATCTGGACTGCCTCACGATATGAGATACCGACAGATGTTGAGATCCCTCCAATTTCTTGCGGATCTTGAGGAAGAAGAGGATTATAAAGTATATCGAAGGGAACTCACTGAGGTTCTTAATAATCTCATTACGAAATATACGGAATATCCTACGAAAATCAGATCTCTTTTCCGTTTGATCCTAAAAATAGGAGTGGGAAGTCTTGAAGTACCAACCCTTAGGTCTGATGCGGAACCTGGTGTTTGGTTTGATCTGGATTCCGAAGAAAAAGAGTATCTAAAAGAGAAAGCTAACCAATTGGAAAAAGAGAGAAAAGCACTCCTAAAATCTGACCCCAAACCAGGGGAAGAGATGGATGCTAATATTCAGAGGTTAAATGAGATTAAGGATGAATTTGAAAATATCCAGAGGGAAGCCGGAGTCCCATTATGGATAGTTACCAGAGAAGATGACCAACCCATAGAGGATGTTTTAGACTCTCAAGAAAATACTGAAAGAGACGGTATTACCGAGTTCTTGGTACAAAAATTATTGATAGAAGTAGAACGAATAAAAAACGAATATGCGGATTCTTCTACTATCAGGTCCCGAAGAGAATTAGGAAAAATAGCGACCCAGATCTCACAGGCAAAAAGTGTGGGGACCCTGGAGAGGGTACTAAGCGAAGGAACCGAGCGTAAAATTCTTAGCTCACTGCAAGGGGAATTTCACAGACAATTTAAAATAGCAGAAAAAAACCTTGTACTCGCCAAAGGACAAGAACCTGCATTACTTGAATATGAACCTATCGATGCTCCGGAATTTGCTACGAAACATAAAGTAGGAGAAATCGAATTTTCTTCGGATTTTTCTGAGGAAGAAAAAAGAGAAGTTTTAGGAAGAGTATCCCGCGCTTTTGAAGACCTTGAAACTATTTTTGGAAAGGGATTCTGCGGGAAACATGGAGTTCCCCTGAAACTTTCCTTTGGGAATATCCAACGGTTCTCTTCCAAAGCTTCTTATTTTGCTTATCATGACTCTTCTCGTTTTCAACCCGAAGTCAGATTCGGAAAAGACTATGAAGGTCTTATGGCACATGAACTATCTCATTTCCTAGATGATGCTCTTAAATACCAGCTGGAGCAAAACGACCCTGAATGGATGGAGTGGAAGCGAGAGAATGGACTAATGACTAGCCCCATGTCTAGTAGTATTACAGGGTCAGAGACTAGTGTAAGAGCAGATTACTATGTCAAAACAGTAAAGGATCCTGATAGAACTGGAAAGTGGCTTACAAAACTGAAACGAGACTTACCCGAAGTCATTGAATTTTATGAAGTAATCGTAGAGACAGAGGACTTCCAGAGATGGAACGATAAATTAGGAGGTGCCTATGAAGGTGTCCTTGCGAAAGCTATTACTAATGTGACGGGACTAAGTTGGGATGATGATGATGAGTTTAGGTCCATGGTAGACGCCAAATATAAATCTGAACTGTCCCCTGAAATAGTGGAAGAAGCCAAACGTTTATATCGAGACGTAGCTAGGGGGGATACCAGAAAACTAAATTACTACGTTAATTTGGGGGAAATCTGGGCTCGAATGTTGGAGCAATATGTCTACACCAAATTAGCAGAAGATAATATTACCAATCCTTGGCTTACTCAAATGACTTATGACGTAGACGAGATGGATCAGTTTATGGCTCAAGAAACCTTTGAGACTAAAGTATTGCCAATTCTAGACAGTCTTTTTTCCAAACTGAAAGGTAGAGATATTTTAGCAATGAGACTGGCCTCCAGGTTCCTATCTTCTATTAAGTAAAATAGGATTCTTTTAGAATATTTAGACCTCCGGATCGCTATTATAGTGGTCTGGAGGTTTTTACTTGTAATATTCTGATAACCAGGGTATATAGAGGGGGGCTATGAGATGTATTTGTATATCAAAGGAAGTATGATATGACGCACTTGCAAAATGAATACCCAGAAGTAACCAAAGTAGATGTCGTAGGAGACGTTCACGGCTGTTTTGATGAGCTTCTTGAACTACTTGGGGTCTTAGGTTACGAACCTGATTCCGAAGGCTTGTGGAGGCACCCAGAGGGGCGTCTTCTTGCTTTTGTGGGAGATATCACAGACCGGGGACCTAAAAGCAGGGAAGCCCTTGAATTTGTCAGAAAGCATGTAGAAGAAGATCTTGCTTTTGTGTCTCGTGGAAATCACGATGACAAACTAGGCCGTGCTTTGAAAGGAAATCCGATCAAGATAGCACACGGTTTGGAGTCTACCCTAGAAGAGTTGAAAGATTGGGAAGAAGATGAGAAGAAACAGGACTATTCTAAATGGCTTCTGGATCTTCCTCTTTCGATCACTTTTGATGCAGGTAAACTTCTAGTATGCCATGCTGCGCCACCTCCCAAGGACGCGGGTAGAGGCCGTATAAAATCAGCGGCCCTCTACGGACATACCACTGGAGGTCGTGATGCTAATGGTTTTCCTGTTAGGTTGGATTGGGTTCCTTCCTATAACGAAAAAGCCACAGAAGATACTCCTTTTGTGGTATGGGGACACGTTACGCATGAAGAGCCTTATGTGACGCCTAAGGCGGTGTGTGTAGATACCTGTTGCTTTGGTGGTAACAAGCTCACTGCTCTCCGATATCCTGAGAGAGAACTAGTGTCCGTACTTTCTCGTCAAGAAAGAGAAGATGGTCGAAACTTGGCTATTGGAGGATCGGGCAAGACTCCAAAACTTAGAACTACAAAGCCAAAACCTATTACAGATATGTCCCTTCCCTATCTCCTGGAAAAATTACAGGAAAAAGAAGAAGATGTTTTGTACTTGGTAGATACTGATGAACTTCTTAATAAGAGACAGTGTGGTCCTCTTATAATTGCCAACGCTTCCAAAGCTCTTTTTGAACCGGAAGCAGAACATCAACTATATTCCAAAGGTATTGTCTATACTAAAGACCCTTATCGTTTGGTATCTTTACCACTGGTGAAGATGCACAATCATGGGTGTCGTGAGTTCTCAGACGAAGTGTCACGGCGTTTTGAGGATGTAAGAGGGGTAGACATCGTATTCGTCGAGAAAATGGATGGTACGATGATTCAGGTCTTTGAACATGAGGGCAACGTTGTATTTACAACACGTTCGGTTATGGAAGGGAATGAAGAATACATTGATGATTCCAGTTTCCCTTATATGGAAGCGGCTCGTGAGATTGCAAAGGAAAAATATCCTCACATTATTGACCCTTCTTTTGTGAAAGGAAAAACTCTGGTGTTTGAATTGATTCATCCTGAAGCCCGAGTTGTTACGGATTATGGGGATCTCCAGTCTCTAACTCTTCTTTCGGTTTTTGACCTTGAAGAATATGATTATTGGTCTTCCTCGCGAGTTTCGGAATTCGCGGATGAACATGATTTGGATACTTCCGAAATATTTCTGAAAACTGACAAGTTGGATCAGGGAGTTGCCGAAGTCCGTAATGCTCTTGATGGTCGTGAGGATCTTCCCGAGGGGGCTATCGTTTGCTTTGAGCAGGATGGGAAGGTCATTCACAGAGTTAAAGTGAAAACAATGGAGTACCTGAAATATCATCGCCTTAAATTTCAGTGTACTTATAAAAGCGTTGTGGAAATGATCTGGAATCGTCCTGAAATGCAGGATTGGGACACGTTTAATGCGCAGTTGAAAAAGAACCTTTTGACTGAAGAAGAGGTCGAATCCTTCTATCGGGAACATTTTGACAGGTTCATGATGTATATGAAAGGGGTCAAGGAAATTCGAGACAATGCAACTGCTATTGTCGAAGATTTTAACGATCGATACGATAAAGGAGATTTACAAACTGGTGAGTATTACAAAACCCTAGCCATGTGGTCCCGAGAAAAATTTGACCAAACTCTATTCGGTTTCATAATGGCTTACGCTCGAAATGGTGAACTACCCCTTGACGATGTTATGTGGAGTCATGAACCTTGTACTGGCTTCAAAGCTATTGTAACTAGATGGAAGGATGGAGAAGAGAAAATTTCTCTGGACTCTCTGAGTTTTGAAGTGGACCTTGAACTGAATTAAAGGATCCGGAATGATTAAAAGACTGGGAATTAGATTCGATGATAACGATTTCTACTATACGATCCTAGCATTTCTTGAAATTATGAGTAATACAGAAAGTGCTAGACATCCCTGGGAAAATAATAAGCATCACTGGGAAGATGGAGATCTCACCAAGGAGAGGGTTGTTTTTCTTTTTAATTCTCTAGCTCCCGGGTTATATTGGGCCAGACAGAATAGGTTTTTCCACTCCACAGATCGTCTCCACAAGCTAGACGACTACTTACAGATCGAAGTAGAGAATGTTTATTTTGATGAAGAAATAGATGAAGAGGTGCCTAACCATATAGATGGGATTTGGGGGAGTGGAGAATTTCATTGGATAGACCTAGATACGAATGAGATCTTTCCTAGTTAGTTTCTTCTCTAAAAATAAAAACCCTTTGATCTTATTTGGATCAAAGGGTTTTTATTTCAATTCTTTACCTAGAGTTACAAACTATAAGTAAGGGTCTGCTGTTTAGTAGTACTCCCCCTTTTTTTAACTTTTCCTTCATGTGTAAGCATTTCTAGTGCTTTCTTTATATCGCGTAGCCCTGGATATCTGTTTATAATTAAGTCTCTTATTTCCAAAGTACCGCCAGCTTCTCTAATGAGAGACAGGGCTTGTTTCTTTTTCTGATCGTAAAATTTATCTACTTTTCTTTTGGCATCACGGAAAACTTTCATATTTTTAGATATATCTGCTAAGTCGAAATCATGTTGGTCATAGGCAGACTCGGACTTAGACACTTCTTTTATCAGGAATCGTAATTCTTCGTAAAAACTCATCAATTCTCTAGCAGGTGCTCCAACCCTTTCCAGATCCTGCTGTCTCCATTGTATGATTCCCCTATTATTTCCTTCTAGCTGACTCCATTCTGGGTAAAAGAAAGAATACATTTCGTTATAGGCTTTTACAGCGATATCTCTACCCTCATCTAAAGAGCTTAAAATATGTCGAAGATGATCTCTTAATTCAGGATGAGTGTTTCCTAGTTTAATAAGCGGGTCTTTTAACTGCACGGGGTTCTCCTAATGAAGTGGTATTGGACGAAGGGACTGAGCTATAGACATTTTTTCAAGAGTTTCGGGAGAGTGTTTTTCCCATACCAATGATGATCTTCCCCCTTTATATTGTAGCTTGGACCTTTTGTTGGAAATTTTTCAAAATTATAAAGTTCTGACCATCTGTTACAGTTTAAATAAGTTTTTAGGTACATTTCTTCCCGTATAAATCGAATATTTTCAGGACAATATTCAACTATTGAAAATTGAAAATTTTCGGATCCATCATTATTCCATGCAGATTGTAAATGTACATTAAAATGTGTTCCTTTTTTCAATTTATTTTTATGGTTTTTGATTCTAGAATGAACTCTCTTGCTGGCCCCAAAATATCTTTTTCCATTTTTGATGTTTATAATCTGATAAATACCGCTTTTTATTTTTCTAGCCATTTTCCTGCCTGTTGATATCCTTCTTGAAATAAAGATTCCATAATTTCTGATGATGAGTATAAATTCAAAGAAGAGGTTTCCGATGTCAATATCATTGTTCTAGCAAATACTGCATCTTCTATGTGCTCTTTACTTATGGCCTCCATCATTGAACTAATTACTGCGGCTCCATAGTCCTTAAGGGATGATATTTTAATTCTCTCTTTAAGTTGCTCACCCGACCGTATTCGTAATCCGAAAACATTTTCCCCTGTGCCATAAATATTCAAAGGGAAATTAGCTGATACCCCACCGTCACACAAATAACTCTCCCCTATTTTTACAGGTTGGAAAACTCCGGGAATTGCAATAGATGCTCGTACTGCTTTTGCAACGGAAAATTCTGGGGTATTTTCCGTAGAAAAAATCGTGTGAGATTTGGCATTAAGATTAGTAGCACCAATAGAAAGAGAAATTTTAGTGTCCTTAAATTTACTCACAAATAGGTCTTGAAATACTTTTTCTAATTTATCTCCCTTATATAAACCCCATTTCCAAGGCGCTAACAAAGACCAGTCAAGTAGTTTGTTTTCGGAAGGAACTGTGTCTAAAATTAGAGCCTCAAGGTCTTTTATTTGGATTCCAGATGCGATAGCTGCTGCTATAATAGCCCCGCCTGAAATACCACAAATATCAGTAATGATATGACCTTCGTCTACTAGTCTCTTTATTGCACCAGCATGGAGTGGATATAGAACCCCCGCCCCTGATAATACTACTTTTATTTTCATAAAAATCTTCCCTGAATTAGGTATCCCGAAACCAGATCATAACCTGCATCTGATAGATAATGGAGAGCGCCTGCGTGCATTGGATAAAGAGTTCCGGATCCTGATAGTACGACTTTAATTTGTTTTTTTAGTCATTATTAACTTACCTTCACAATTATAAATTTTCCGAGGTCCTTCGTAACTAGGATCGACGACATTAGTATTTCTCTGGTTAGCTCCATTATTAAAAGAACCTCCAGATTTTTATTGAGTTCAGTCTACTTCTACGCCCATGTCTTCTAAGAGAACCATAATAAGTTTTCTACCTATTTTCTCTCCAAAACTTCCTTCTTCAGTATGCTCCGATACCATTCGATCCCATACAGCATCCGCCATTTCTTCTACGCTCCCCGGAAATCCAACTTTATCAATAAGGTTAGATACTCTCTGATTAATCAATATGGTATAAGGGCCGGGTGTTGGTAAAAAGGGAGGATCCCCGACTTCAGTGAAAAGGTTTCCTGTTACAAAAAGTTCGTGGTCTCCTTCCCATGTTTTAATTCTCCATCCATTTGTTAAGAAGAAAGTAGCTCCCAACTGGTCATCGCCGGGAAGGGGGTCACCACCCACATTTCTCATTGCTTGTTCAAATTTGGAATGGTCTCTAATGGCAGACCATTCTTTCCAGTCTGAGTAGAGATCTATCTCCACGTTAATAGTAGTTTCACCCCTATTCACAAGGATCAATTTATTAGCTCCATCAAAAGTGACTTTATGATAAAGCTCCCATTCGTCCCAGAAACCATAGAAGGTAGCGATCATTATTGTATCTCCGACACTGTTAACACAAAAGATGCGTTTACAGGGTCTCCACCAGGGATAACAATTCGTGCCAGTAGGGTGAAAGTGTCGTAGTCCTCTATATTGGCGTGTCTTTTCACCGTATCTCCCTGTTCAAAATTAAAAACCGGTGTCAAATCCATTTTCTCTTTGGTATTAGGTCCTATAATGTCTTTCCAGACCAGCCTACCGCCCGTTATTGAAGAGGCAGTAGCATCTATCTCTACAGCGCTTTCTGCCCCTGCGTCGATTGTCCAAGTATCCCCAGCTAATGTTCCATTTTTTATGATTTGAACTTCTATAGGACCATTTCCCATGACATAGGCTGAGATATCTCTAGGTAAGGCCACTGTTCTGTTATCTGAACCTTTGAATTCTTGTTTAAGTCGACCTGAAAACAACGGAACAAATGAGTTACTACTTATAGGAAGAGGGGGGATCTCGCCTTCAATACCAAATGATTTATATTTTGGAAGGAATCTTCCCGTTGTATTTACGGAAGCTTCCACCACTCGCATTTCACTAATGGATATCGATGTGTCTGTGTTAAATTGTTCAAATCTAATAGGTAAGGATGCTTTTCTAATAAAAGGAAGTCCCCCCCGATCTTCCGACGAGGTTTGGTGACACACGATTCTCTTTCCATTTAATTGGATACCAAATCTAACAACGCCTGCTCCATACCAATGGAAATCAATCCACCACAAAAATAGAGTAGTAGGATCTAGTGCGTAGCGACTCAGGTTGAAAGTACCACCCTCCCCGTTTAGGCGATCCCCATTCCATTGTGATTGTGGAATCCTAAGTTCTTCTATTTGACCTGTAGCAGAACTCCTGATTACCACATTTAAGGTCTGTCCGTCCCTTTCAAAAAACATACCATCTTCTTGGTCAAAATATCCCCATCTTCTGACTACATTATCTTTCCCCGCATCTCCTATAGACACACTCATTCCCACATGCTGAGATACCGACGCTTGATATTTATGATATAAATGAGTAGTTCCAATTGCGGAATCCCCGCTTGTAGTATCACAAGATAACAAGATCCCCGAAAACCTAGGTTGATGCCCTATGGAGGCGTTCCCGACCGTCTCATAATAGATCTCTTCGGGTAACTTGTCATACTGAAATGAATACTCTCCTATAGTGGTATTCTGTGAGACTTCCAATTTCCCGAAAGCGTCGTAGAGGTTAGATCCGTCGGCACTGCGGGTGTAGATAGCCCCTCTATCATCTATATTTACGACATTGGTTGTATTTGTGCCCCCCACTATCTGTATTCTCTGTGAATATAATGGGGTGCTATTAGCGACTTGAGCATAAGGAACCCCATCTACTAGAAGGGTTTCTCCTACAGTAAGATTCTCATCACTATCCAGCTCAATTACTAAATAAAAGGATCCCTCTACTGTGGTAGATCCGTTTATCACACGTCCGATTTCCCCTCTTACTTGCGAACTTTGTCCTACAACTTTATCCCCTATTTTAAAGGCAGTTGTACCCGAACTGTACTCAACCAATAGGGTGACATCGTGTTGTATTCTTTTCCCCGCAGAATCTGGGGGTACTCTAACGTATTTTTTGCTTGACATAATAACCTGATATTTTATTGAATTTCAAGCCAGTTCAAAGTAATAGAAACTTTTGCTGGAGGATCATCGGGATCAATCAGACGTGCAGTTAGTGTGTAGGTATCGTATTCTGCTATATTAGCATGTCTTTTAATGGTTTCCCCCTGTTCATAATTAAACAGGTAAGAGATATCTTGCTCTATACTTTCGTTGGGGGCGAGGATCTTACTCCAAAGAAGTCTCCCCCCCGTTACTGCGGTGGCATTTCCGTCCAATTCCCCTGAACTGCTGGGTCCCGGATCTAAGACCCATAGATCCCCAGTAAGTGTTGCATTTTTATAGATACGAATGGCGATAGGAGCCCCAGTAACAATACCTGTTAGCGTTCGAGCCAAGATAACTGCTCTATTTTCTTTCCCTTTGAACTCCACTTTGGACCTAGCACTAAATAAGGGTTTTTCGGTAAAGGAGTTTACCGCTATAGGAGGGGTGTCAAATTGAGGGGAGAATCCTATATGTTGTGGTTTGAAGTCTCCCTCACAACCTACCGTACAGCATACCACACGCATCTGACTAGAGGAAGTTACCGAACCTACGTTTTCTTGACAGAAACGGACTGGAAGAGTCCCTGTGGACGTGTAGGGGAGGTGAGATATGTTTCCGGTTTGGGAATGTATTGTGATTCGGACTCCGTCTATCACAATACCAAAACGGACTCTCCCCGCTCCCAACCATTGAAAGTCGATCCACCATATATTGATTTTCGTAATATCAAGGTTTTCCCCACTCAGGTTGAAAGTACCCCCCTCCCCATTTAATCGATCTACATTCCAATCTTTTTGTAGAATCCTAGTCTCCGCAACTGTTCCAGTAGCAGATGACCTGATTACCACAGATAGGTCAGAACCATTTAATTCAAAAAACATACCATCTTTTTGATCAAAATAACCCCATCTTCTTATTAAATTGTCCTTGCCCTCATCCCCCATAGATACCGTAGCTTGGAATACCTGTCCGATAGAGGGTTGGTACTTATGGTATAGGTGTGAGGTACCACGAGCAACGTCACCAGTGTTGGATCCGCAGGTAAACAAAATTCCTGAATAATCAGGTTGGTGTGTGACCACTCCAGATCCTAATTCTTCATACTCTATATACTCGTCTTGGCGATCATAATTGAAGGTGTATTCCCCAATGGTCGTTCTTTGTGATACCTCCAGTTTGCCGAAAGCATCAAATTGCTGCGAACCCTCCGCGGCCCTAGTGAACATAGCGCCTTTCTCATCAACGGCGACTGTGTGCGTGGTGTTATTGCCCCCAACCATTTGTACATGCTGCGAGTATACTGGAATCTGACTTGCTACTTGAGCGTAAGTAGTTCCATTTACTATTATATTTTCGTTTTGTGAAAAGGAGTCAGGACTTTCCAAAGCCATAATGACATGAAGTGCCCCTTGTTCAGTGGTACTTCCCTCCTGAACAAGTCCTACTTCTCCGATGGCACCAGAGTTTTCGCCTATTACAGTATCTCCCAACTCAAAATCCTGCGTTCCCCCATTATATAGGAGGTGAATCGTAAGTCCGTGCGTGACCCTCTTCCCTGTAGAGTCTGGAGGTACTCGTATGAACTTCATTTCTGCCATAGGACCTTAACCTTAAAAATATACTTACTACTGCGTATCCTACCTTACTTCTGTTGAGAGAAAGCCGGTGGGACTTTCTTGTCTGCACCATCAAACTTACCTCCTAGGTCTAACCATTCGTAATTACTGATATCTTTAGGAATGACTTTAAGGGGGTTATTAGGAGCAACATCCCACTCAAAGGTGAAATTCTCCCACGTCATCTCTGACGTGAATTGAGCTTCCATAAAAGATTTTAGACCTAGATCATACGCCTCTCGGATACGACCCCCTTCCCTAATCCGGAAGAGGCGATATCTTATCTGTCGACGAGTTACTCTACCAGCTCCCGCTGCCATAATCAAGGGTTCAATTTCTGTAAAGAGATGATCTACTTTCCCCGTTTGTTTTTTAATGGGGGTACCATTCTCAACGGGTATTACCTCCTTGGGGGGCTCTTCCTCTTCAGGTGGCGCTGGAGGAGGCTCAGATACTACATCTTCCAAAACATAAAAATCCTCTTCCTCTACTTCTTCTTCAATGGATTCTAGTTCGATCTCTAAAAACTCTTCATTATTCTCTTCTTCTGACATTATTTACTCCTCTTCTATTAAGGGGGTACGCACCTTGGAGGCTGCGTATAAGTTTTATGATTAACTATCATTGAGATGACGGTTCTGGATACGTCTTATCTTGTCTTGCTACTCCCACCTTGAAGTGGGAGTAGCAAGCTTCGATCATAGGCTTAAAAGTGCCTGAGACAGTAAGACGTCTTTATATATAAGACCTTGAAATCATGCAGGATTGCTATAATTCCTCTCCAAGGCGGCGACCGCAGAGATAACGTTAGCAACGGATCTTGCAATCGTACCGTTAGCAATAACGTACTGAGCCGTGGTAAGTCCAATGGCAACCAGGGTCACTGGAGCATTAGTACCTGCTGACCCCGCTCCTCTTTGTGTATTACCATCATAGTCGAAAGTGAATGAGATGGTTCCGTCACCCCCAACCTGTCCCGCGATCGGAACGCCATCCGCATCTTCAACAATAATAGCATTTTCTGTTCCAAAGTTATTTCCAGCATTATCTCCAGCACTATCATCGGAAAAGAAAAGCCAATATTTCGCGTTGGTATCATTGACCAAGTTGACGTTGAAGTTGAGCTGGCCCGCAGCCAAGAAAGGGAACTGACGATTCGTTTCAGTAGCGTCCTGAAACGTCATATTATTGATATCGGAAGAAGAGAGGTCTTGGATAAACATATCCAGTCCAACTCCCGTAGGAGCAGCATAATTCATCAGAAGATCTGTAACATCTCCCCTATGTCCTACGTCCGAATAGTCAATATCGGAAGGCTGTCTCAGTTGGTGCTGAATGAATTGATAACAATTGGCAGCACTCGCGTTATTTCCTGTTAATCTCCATCTATACGCATAAGTAGTCCCACCAATGGATCTCTTATATGCATCAAAAGCAGTGAGCGTAGGATCTGAGGTAGGGCCTTCGTCGACTAGTGTGTTACTGGGAACTAGCGTTATTGTGGTGGCAGTAACGGATTCGACAGTATACACGTCATTATTAGACGCAGATCCTGTTACCGTGAGAATTGTACCTGTGCTAACCTCATCTGTTACCCAAGACCCCGAAGCTCTTTCAATAGTACGGGTAGCGGAATCGAAAGTCAAGTCTCCAGTAGCACCAAGAGTAATGAAATCCTCTTTGAATTCCAGATACATGCCGGGAAGCACTACCCTGAAATCCATAGCAGTATCACCAACGAAAGGTCGATCCCCTGTGTCAACTGTAAGTTCGGTGTCTGAAACCACATTGAGGACCTTGTAAACCCCTGCATTAACGTTTCCAGTCTCACTGATAATAAGAAGGTCTCCTACCGCCACTCCCGAGGCAGTAAACCCTCCGGTAGTCGAAGTAAATGTTCCTGTATCATCATCAATATTGGAAGTAACACCGTCCGTATAGTCACTGGCGACACCGGAGGAGATGTCAGCGTGTCGGATGGTACTTGTTACATCTACACTAGGTGATACCGCAGTGAAAGGTCCTTCCTCTTGTGTGTCTACCGTTAGGACCGTCTCCGAATCTACAGAGATGATGGTAAAGATACCTTCATGCGTTCCTGCCAGTACATGAACCGAATCCCCCTCAACAACCCCATCTGCTAAGAAAGTTTCTCCCGAAGCCGTCACAGTTCCTGTCAAGCCATCTACGTTCGCCAAAACTGCGGAAGCTGAGGGGACCACTGTCTGCTGATTTCTATAAGGTGAAGATCCTAGGATAGCACCATCACTTACTGAGATAGCAGCATCAAGTGCGTGCGCCAGCGGGAAACGGTTAACAATCGTCTGGATCGTCGTAACACCAATGTCACTGATCTCAGAACCAGCATACGTTCTCGCTTTTTTCCGGGCAAATAGCTTGAGGAATCCCCTGCGGTCATTTCCCGTCTCGAAAACAGGAATAGCTTCATTAACAGGTCCTAAGAACTCAAAGTTCGTAGGGACCGCATCTACATTTTCTTGCTGGAAATAGACCTGAGTATCAGAGTCCAGAGCACCAAGTGTAATAATCCCAGCATATTCTTCTTCGGTTGTACCATTAGTAATGTTATCGGCCCAACCTCCCGTTCGTACTGCTTTTCTAGTGAAGTCGTTCTGCCATGTCCAATCCGTGTGTGCATTACCACCACCAATCTCAAACTGCTCCGACGTAATCGCCTCAAAAGGAAATGTATGACGAATCAAGTCATCGCCGCCGAAGTTTTCAACGTCGGTTCTCCATTCCTCTTTACCAAAGGAGTAGAGTGCCTGCAACGTAACACCGGGTTCGATTGAACCTGCTCCCGGCTCCCTAATATCATATACAATGTCAGTAGACCCCTCAAAGGTAGTGAAAGTTTCGTCTGTGTCCACCGTAAGCTCCGTCTCAGAGTCTACGCTCGTGATGATATAGTGGCCGGAGTCTAAACTCGTCTGGGCACAGATGACGTCTCCTACTGCTACCCCATCGGTGTCGAAGGTAGCATTTAAGTCCGTGAACGTAGTGGTAGATACAGTAGTGCTGCCTGTAGAGGACTGTGTGGTTACAGTAAGAGAAACAGGACGCAAAGAAATGCGTTCCGCTTCTGTTCCGAAAATGACCTGAAATCGGTCTAAGTTGTCTGGATCAATTACGACCATTTTGAATTCTCCGAGAGGGTTTGTATATTAAAAAAGATAAAGGGACCTAGAGTCTACTTCTCTAGCTAATAAATAGAATAGTGAATTCCATCATTGAGGATCATGGGTTATTATAGACCCGATCTACCTGTTGTTGGATAGGTAGAACAGCGTTAGAAGAGGTCAATGTTACATTTGCCAATCTAAGATATCTGAAATTGAGATGGTGAACTACGATGTAAACTTCAGTATCACCCGTATAGTTGTAGGAAAGTACAAAAGTATCTGTGGAGCTTTCGGTACCTCCTAGCTCCAAATTGTCGGAAACCCGAAAGATTCGGACCTCAGAATCTGTCTCCAATCCCGTGAGTGTGAGCGAAACCACATTTTCAATGGCAACAGCCGACCCCCTCGATGTGGAAGGGTTAGACGTTCCCTGTGCCTGTACTGTGATCGCAGAACCTGACGAGTTGAAAATATCAAAATCATTAGAAGAGAACGTTAGGTCTGGGTACGAATAGGGCGTCCCTACTGATGAGGGATGCTCAATACCGGCTGGATTATTAGTAGCATCCGCATTACCTTCAAAGGAGCAGTCCTGAATATCAATATTTTCGTTCCAGAGGAGGGCTCCGTCCGCACCCGAATATCCTGTAAAAGTGCTCTTTCGAGTAGTCACCCGTCCCATGTCTACCTGTCCAGATAGCCGGACGGTATTTCCGAAAAACTCGTGATCAACTGCATTTGCTCCGGAAGAAAAAGCTATTCCCTCTCGAAATCCTGTGAAGGTAGAGCCATAAATGTTGAGATTAGCAGTTCCTGTATCCGTTGCTATCCACCTAGAAGCAGTGGTTGTGGGAGTGACAAAAGTACATCCATCAGAACCCCCGGTAGCTCCCGCAGGCAATCCCAATTGGAAAGTAGTTCCACTCCCCTGTACTGTAACTGTATATTTATCATCAAGGAAATTGCGATCTTCGAAAACAAGGGTAGCATTTTGGTCTGAGAAATAAGTAGCGGTTGCACCTGATCCAAAAGTTAGAGGGCCTTGCAATCCAAAAACACCTGCACCCAACTGTCTAATGATTCCGTATCCTTGTCCTGCTCCGGTAGACCGGTCGAGGGTTGCGATCTCTGAGAACTTTCCTGGATCCCCAACAGATCCTCCAGTAATAGTCAAGCCCCCTGTGCCTCGTCTTGATACATCCCAGAAACAGTTTTCCACACCACCAACAGACTTAACAAGTGTGGTAAAGACAACTCCAACCTGTGTGATTGCAGACAGGTTAAGGCCCACCCTTGACCCTGATAAGACCGTGAAAGACGTAGGAAGATTTGCAGTGTCTAAAACCATACACTGCCAACCAACTGGCCCTTGGTCGTGCCGAAAAGGTGCGATGTCAGCGCCCGCTAGGTGAAAACCTATACGGTTGGTCCCGTCTCCTAATTGGAGTTGGATACCCCCATTAGCAGTGGTTGCCATTTCCCCACGAGGAAAAACCCACTGATAGACCAATGTCCCGGTGCCCCCCATATTTACGGAAGCAGGTAATGTGAAATACGCATCCTCTTGGGCATTAGATACCTGCATACCAAGGCAGGCAGTACCTTCAACGGGAGAAGGTTGCGCAGTGAAAGTATCATGACCCGCCGTGCTGGTCCAACCTGTAGTGGCATTGGCAGCGGAAATAGTGGTGCGATTGTCTGTGATTGTTACAGCCATAATAATCTCACTTCAGGTGTCGGTCATAGAGGACGATAGAAGCAGCTTGGTGCGGCCATAAAAGACCTTTGTTGGCTACTGTAGAAATGCTAATGGAGAGATCCTTGGAACGAGCATGAATAGTCGCAGCACTTCCCGCTTTTCCAAAAACGTAAAGTACCTTGTCAGGATGCTCAAATTCTTCTAGGGAGGAACTTCCGTTCTCGTCCACGAAAACAACGGTAAGTCCTTCCTGATCTGCCTCTTCCAATATTTCAGTAAGCGAAGACCTTTCTTCAACCTTGTTCGATGCAATACCAGAAATAGGAGTCATATACAATGTTTGAACTCCAAAGTCTCTTAGTGGGAATTGCCAGAGGTCTACTTCCATGATGGGTGTTGACCAACCCCGTTCCCAAAGTCCCGCTACTTTGATAATTTTCTCACTCATTTAGATCTCCTCGTAGGTCAATGATTCTCTTTCTGTCCATTTATGAATATACTCGACTGTGCCACCCGCAAATTCCTGTGGCGTATTTGTATTTGCTACGTTTTGACGATAAATCCGCCAAGAGGGACTATCCTCAGAAGTACCTACGGCTTCGACTTTTCCTACATAAACAAAACTAGGTTCCGTAGAGTCTCTAGAAGCTAAGTTCGCATAGATTTTTACGGGCTCGAAATCTCCACCACCCCCACCACCATCATCATCTAATACAGTTCCCGAAGGATGCTCTGAGGCTATCCACCAACCTCCAGCGCCTGCTCTTAAAGTGAAGGCACCAAAAGGTGCGGAGGTAATTACTTCCAAAGAGTCTCTATCAATTTGATCGGGTACCTGTGCTTCTATAATCAGGTTATTAACATCGTCAGTGGTCTTCTTAATGAAGATTTCTCGCCCTTCTGGAAGTATACTAAGGTCTGGTAGGGTAACGGTAACATCAGAAAGGCTGGTATTGACTAAAATGATATCACTATCAAGTTTTGACTGATGATTAGTGACATTTATTAGTTCGACTACGGATTTCTCAGAGAAAATGAAGACTTCAATGAGATTGTTTTGAGCGTGTTTATGAAGCGATCCCCTATTATAAGAGATCAAGACCTCATCAACTAATGGAATGTCTATTGTCCTCTCGAAAGGAACGTAGACAGGGATTTTTAGCTCTGGATATCGGTTTAAATAGGTATCAATATCATTAAGATAAATAGACCCTTGACTGTTTCCCAGATGCAAAACCCGCACAAACGATGAATTTGGTAGAATAGCCATTTTTATTTACTGAAAATTAAAGTTGTATTCTTTTTTAGAATCTTCTTTTTCTGTAGATCCCTCCTCTTGTCCTTGTCCTTCCCCTTTTAACTTGGGACGCATCCAATCCTTGAACACGTTTTGAATCTCTTGATAAAATTTACCCGTGTTCATTGAAACAGGTTTACATACAATAAGAGCATTTTCTAATTCCGTATTTTTTGAGGTACCAAGGGAATCTATCTCTTCCATCATTTTGGTCATATCCTCAAAAGAAAAAGCATCAGCTTTTGCCTGGATCTGAGGAAGGATGACGGTATTAAAAGCTCTCAGAGAATCCGGTGAACCTGAAAATATCTGGTCTTTACCTTCAGGTATTTTATGAGTAGGGCTTGGAGCCTCAGAAGGTTCAGTTTTAGGGCTAGTTTCCCCCTTATCATACCACGACCCCCCTTCTTTGTCTTGTAGATAATCTACGAGGACTTTCAGATGAGGTCTAAGATCTTTGTGGTCTTCACCTAATTGGATTAACTGTTTTTTAAGATTCATTAGGACCTCAGAAGGAGAGTGAAAGGCTTTTTATGGTCTATGACTAGATACCATAAAAAAATAACCGTCTTTTTAAATAGAAACCAAAACTGAATACGGCAATATTACAGAACCGACTCCTTCCAAATATACTTTGGTCACTTGGAAAGTGGTTTCTCCCGTTTTCTCAGAGTCCTCTAGAAAGGTGAGGTAGCCTTCCTCCACGTTCCACAGGTCTTCCTCCACATCTTCGCTAAAAAATCCCTCACATCCCTTATGAGGACCTTTCACCACCTTAATGGGTCCATACTCCCCCTTCTCTAATGTGGTATCTTCCTGAGTAGTCCCAAGGTCTGAATTAGAAGAAGGAGCAAGTACGCTTTGTTTAGTATAGGAGATAGCTTCCAGAAGAGGACCCATTTTGATTTCAAACCATTCGCCGCCCACATGAAAAGGGCTCAGGGCTTCGTGCAAGTCTTTTTCTTCTCGCATCGAACCTGAAAAGAAATGATTTAGTTCCAGTGGAAAAGGACTTCCTATTTGTAACTCTGCTAATCTTTTTACAGGGTCTCTTGCAGTAAACCCTACTTTATAGCGATCAGTTCCTGTAGCCTGTATGATATAAATAATTCCGGTCATAATAATGATCTCATCTCTTTACTTGTCTTCTACTATTTTCTGTTCTAAAAACAAATTAGATAGGATCATTCTTCCCGCAACGTGATAGGATTTAGTCCTCTTCCCCTGAAATACGAAAACAAGTATGGTCGTCCAAATAAGAATTCATTTCCTCTAATTGTCTCCTCAGTCTGCCACCACTTTCCAGTTTTCTTCATCATAATAGGATACAATTTCTTGGGCCTTCTTGCGAATCTCCGAGGCAGTCCAGAACATAGCTTCATGATTACCTCCCGCCAGATTCCGTACAAAACGTCCTGGAGTGTGCGGGCTGTGATCCCCAGCACTTGCTAGGACTGCTACCAAGAAGTGCGTAGAATCCGAATCCGTAGCTCTCTGGAATTCTTCCGTATTCTCTTGTACATCAGGGTCTGCCATATAGGCATCTCTGGTATATACAACAACTGCCAAGTTTTTGGTTGGAGCAGCATGTTCTCTTTTGAGATACAAACCCATATTTCCTCGGTGTTCTCTGATCACATAGTCTGACGGATCCCCCGTACCAATTCCTACCCCGCACGATACATAAGGAACAGCTTCGTTAAGGGGGATATATGCCTGCCCCTTCACTCTCTGATTACCAAAGTCTGTAGCTTTTAAGGCTTTACTCAAAGTGGCAAGAAAGGGAATCGGATCTGTTACTTTCGAGCCTATCGTCTTCTTATTAAACGCCGTAACAATATTGGCGATATCAAGGGACGGCTCGGGAGGGGTAAACGTTTCTAATTCCGTAAGGGTTTTTTCCTCTGTATCATAGATGAATAAAGCATCAAACCTCTCCTCCAAAACGTTCTTCTTGGAAGCCTGATAGCTATTGTGATGTTTTTCAATCACGTACTCGGGTACTTGACGGTCCCTCATGTGTTGGCGGGCTTTACACGTCTCTAGGGGAGTTTCTACCAGAACACCCACCACCTTAAAATGTCGATCACTTTTCCGGGCACTCGCCATAATAGCCATTCGGTCGGCACGTTTCAGGGAAGTTGCATCAAATACCGTGCTGACTCCATGCCTTGATCGGGTTTCCAAGATCGTATGAATATGCTCAAAAGCCAAACGAGAGATAGGCATATTGCCTGGATCTCCCGTAAGAAGCTCACGAGTATCGTCAGAGGATACCACAATCATATCATCTCGGAAAGTAGTCAACTCATGTGCAAGGGTACTCTTGCCACTTCCCGAAGCGCCGATCATCATAATGACTAGTGGTTCTTTTGACTGCGCAATTTCAGACATCTTTAATACTGCCACCATTATCTCCCTCACTTCTACAACAAAACAATTAGAGAACTACTTTTACCTTATTAATGTACCTGAAGTCAAGGTATAGTATATCCCAAGTATTCTCTTCTCCTCAGAGGACAAAAGGACCTTTAGGGCCTTGGGCGACTTCACCCTCATATCCAGCACGAAGGGCATCCCATAAGGTTCTTTTTTGCGCTACAGGAACATTCCAAGTCTTCGTCTCAAAATCAAACTTACGACCCTCAATTTCTCTGATTGCCGATACGAAGGTTTCATTATAGGGACTATCTACGATGATACGACCTTCTTCTATTTTCACCCGAATCTGAGGTTTCAAGCGATCTTCGATCCGGTCTGCAAGGACATTATATCCGAAGGCACGAATCAGTCGAATAGCTCCCATACTCTCAGGACCTTTCTGGTGGTGTGCTATGTGATGGACTAAAAGGTTCGCTGCCCGTCGAGAGTCATCCTTGTTCACTGCTTCTCCGATTTTACCCTGAAGGTCTTGATCAGGAACCGAGGAAAGAGTAGCTTTAACTTTCGACTCGACTTCATCCGTAATGGGAAGGGCGTCTTCATACTGATACTTCTTTCTACAAATTGGACCTATGCCAGCTTCTACCGACGAGGCGTCTACTAGAGGACGACCACAAGCTGCACAGTGGGTTGCTACCAGTTTCGTCGATTTTGCATTTTCATAGCTCATGATATCTTCCTTTTCAGGGGTTAAGTGTTTCTCTTACACTCTATATACCCTGGACTTTTAGAAATTACAAAATTAATTCAGCAATCCATTTTGGTAGCGCTCCAAGCATGAAAACGGAATGTACATTCCTTCTGAAAACATACCATTGGATGAGCTATAACGTTATGAATTGTTATCCAAAAGAATTCTCTCAACGATTTGCTCTGAGAAATATCAGACCCAAATAGTAGAACGAATAATAGGATGCACACGATTACCAAATTCATAGCTTTTCCTTTTTAACCCTCAACCATCCTCCCAATACAACTAGAGTTTGGGAGGATGGTAAATTAGTATCCCATTCGACGTTCTGCGCGTTCGACGCTTCGGAACTCATGGTCCGCTTCGATCTCAGAATTGACTGCTTTGAGGAAATGCTTTTGACTTTCATCCAGTCGTCTATCATCTACTGCCGTGAGTACTCTTTTCCCACAGCATCCAGAGCAGGTAACATCATAGAGTCCCGAAAAATAGTCCTCTTGGAACTCAGGACCCATCTCATGCATTTCGGAAGCGGTGATTCCATTCCGATCTACATTTGGGTTGACGTGCTTTCCCCTACCTTCACAGGTTGGACAGACTTCATACTTGAGAGGGAAAGTTTGGGTAGCTTCCTCAAAGTAGTTGCCTTCTTCGTCTTCATAGTCCTCTAGTTTGAGAACAAGAATCATTTGCTCTTCGTCCTTACTATCGACATAGGGTTCTAAATTGATATCGGCATAGTCTCTGTGGTCATACATGGTGGCTAATCCTTTTTTTTAGGTTCATATCCCATTTCGATCATCTTCTTCTTGCCTTCTTCGGTTTGATATACCTCTTTTCCTGTCCCTTCGCAAGCCCCACATTTAGGACTTCCCCCGCTATCATAATATCCGGAACCCGAGCAGGCGGAACATTTCCGTTCTTTCCAGCCATAGATATAGCGGTAGAAATATTCTTTGCGTTCCTCTTTTCTTTCCTCGAAATCATTGGCCATCATTAGGTTCTCCTTTGTGATCTTACACTCTATATACCCTGGTCTTCATGAAATTACAAATTTTCTTTTTGTTTTTTATTATAGCGTAACCTCACTCTTTCTTAGGATATTATCTATGTGTATTATTGCTTGCATTCCCACAGAGAAAGGGCCACTCTTATTAAAGAATAGGGACCGAAATTATAAAGTACATCTGAAGTCTTGTAAATTGGAATTAGGAGGTATGGAATGTTTAGTAGTTGCGGATGCGCTCACCGAATGGATTGAGGGCATGAACGAGGCCGGAATTTGTATCGTAAATTCTGCGCTGATGGTTGGACGAGATGAAAAAGAAAAGAAGAAATCGAAGAAAGGAAAAAAGTCAAAGGACGGGGCACGTATCCTTCGCGCTCTCAGGTTTGACAATAAAGACGAAGTGATCGAGTCTCTTCTTAATTTTAAGGGCGGAGTAAAAGGCCATACTTTTGTAGCTACTCCTACTGGAATTTTTGCGATAGAAACCACTTCTAAACACACTCCCATCATAAAAGAGCTAGATCCAAATGTCCTTCATGTACGAACCAATCACGGTATATATCATAAGGACGCGGGATATACGAAAGGAGAAGATCTTTTATCTTCTAAGATAAGAATGACGTTGGCACTTGATAAATTAGAAGGAGTACAAAGTGCTGCTAACGTTATAGAGGCGGTCAACGACTCCGTTTTCGAAAAGAAAAATCCTCATAATATGGTACGGCATACCGATAAAATGAAAACTTCTTCCCAGTTTGTATTGAGTCCAAATGAAAAAACTCTCTATGTCCACTGTATTAAAGAGAACGTAGAGAGTTTTAATGAGGTAGACCTGAGAGAAGATCCTTCAAAGATGAAAATTCTTTCTTTGAAAGTTATATGATATCATATACCATTTTAGATTCCAGACCCCGACTCAAAATAATTTGAGAGCAGGTCCATTTCTGGTCAACTGCAATAATAGGCTTCTCCCAATTTTCGGGCATTATACCATCTTCATAGGCTAACGTCATGTGAGGAAGGAAACCATGTTCAATAGGCGGGAGCAAGCCTTCTTTTTTGAGAGCAGACCTAACTGCTAAGGCCCAAATATCTAGTCCAACTCCATTTACCAGAGCCAACCTAACTTTGCAGTCTTCTCCTCTAAAACATCCTGCCCCTTCAATTCCCAATTCAATTGGTCTTAGGTCTTTCATTATCTTATTGAGGCACATAGCAATATCTATGAACTGTCCTTTATTGGTCTTTCCTAGATAAGCCAAAGTGACATGAGGACCCGCTTTCCATACATCCTCTGAAAAATGCGTCTTCAAAGGCGCGATAATGTCAGAGGGGGGTTTTATAGCAGCCATTGTGGAGGTTGCTGAAATTGCTTCTTTATTAAACATTACTACCTACTGCATTACAGAATTACAATCGAGAAAGAATATCATGGCAAATTTGGATTTCATCTTTTAGATAGTATAACCGATCCCTCAAAGACGTTTTGAGCAATTCAATTGCATCGTCCAGATTAGCAGCATGTCCCAAATGTTTTGAATGATAAGGGTCTTTGTCTTCAGGTTCATACCCTACTAAATAAACTCCATCCTCAGGGCGTGTAGTTCTGGGCGACCACATAATTTCGGGCCTGACTTGAAGACCTGGGGCATTTCCCCTCACCGAAACGAAATCTGCGTCGTCTACTATGATCTCCCAATCAAATTGCGGTAGAAGTAGATCCAGTTCTGTTTTCACTATTTTGGCTTTCATTCGTTATCGCCATTATTCTGGTCTTTCTTGCCACGATACGTGATTCTACCTTTCGACAAGTCATAGGGACTCATCTCGACAGTGACCGTGTCTTGGATCAAAATACGGATATTATTTTTTCTAATTTTGCCGGAAATATGACACATTACCTCCAACCCATTATCTAGCTCCACCAGGAAGGTAGCATTGGGTAGAGATTGTTGGACGATTCCGGTCATTTCAATAGGTTCTTCTTTCGACATATTTACAACTTTCCTTTGAGTAAAATTTGATAGAGGACCATCCTCTCTTCTAAGAAATGGGCAGTAATGATAAAATATTCAAATTACTTTCCCAAATGGGTCAATACCCTACGACCTTTATGAGTGATAGAGATCAGATCAGGTAAGACACTTGATTCATACACATGTATCAACTTGTTGTCAAGGCACCTCTTTATAATACGTTCAAACCCTGGAAGAGTTCCTAGTTTTTCTTGAAGCTCTTTAGCGCGAGTTGAACCCGATGCGGAAAGGAATTGAAGGAGTTGTAACATTCCCGAATCTTTGGCAAATTTTTCTGCAAGTCTTTTCTGGGTAGCTCTATAATTATAGGTATCGTAAATCCGTGCATGAGCAGAAACGGATCGAAGTATTTCTAATTGGGTTTGATATTGAGGTCCCAATAAAGACTCATCAAATACAGAGAGCCTAAAGAAAAAACTGGAAGCATCATCTTGATCTGGATCGGAAGAATATCGTAAACAGAGCCGGTGTAATGCTGCAAATAACTCTAAACTTGGATCATTTTCTAAAAGATGCAACAGATCCTCAATACTTTTGAGGCTCAGGGTTTTAATTCTTTTTTCATCTATCATGGGCGTATCTCCATATTAATCATAATCTAACTGAAAAGCAGGTCGAAAATTAAGATCGGGCCATTTCTCAAGTATAATTTCCCTTAGATCGGGGGGAATCATAATAGCTATCTCATCTCCATCTCCCGTAGGAATTGTGGGATATCCTTTCTCTTCTAACCATCCTAAAAGATCCTCCCCTAGATTTTCTTTTGATCCAATGATGAATAATTCAGAGTTGGAAATTTGTTCTATAAATGTGACCTCATCATTGGGAAGGTTTTCCTTATCTATTTGAGAAAAGAGATTGCGAATCCATTGAAATTCTTCATCGCTAGCCAAACCATACCGGAAAGTTGGATTAAAATCCGGCCATACCTGATCCGACCAGGCGGTCATCATTTTTACGATTTCGTCAGGGGTAAAATGATCACACTCCCAAAGAATATCCTGATAAGGGAAAGGAGTGTTCAAAGTAGGGAGATCAATAGTTTCGATTTTACCGGAGCTATGAGAATACTTCTGGTTCTCTTCAAGAACACCTTTAGGACAAATGAAAGTCAGAAGCCAGGGTTGGTGAATTTTCCCATCTTTACTTCGGAGTTCAACATGGATGTCCACATAAAGGGGTTTTTCACTGGGATCTACATGATCAAAAACGCTAATGACTGGGGATTTACTGGATTTGAAATAATACTCAAATCCAGGAACCAAAATCTTGTCAAGCCATTCGTCGGTATAGGTATTGGCCTCTTCAGACTTTCTCCAATCTCTCAGTATTTGAAAAGATTGGAAAGGTATGGTTTTCAGGTCGCCCATTTAGGATCTCCTCAAAAAGTTTCACATTAAAAGAACGATCAACGGCAATGAGTCAATTTCAGGGATAATAGATAAATAATTACGTTTTAAACCTTCTATAAATATTTAGTGTGGCAAAGATGCCCTTCATGTTTTTCGTTTCCTTCAGCCCTAACGAGGTTAACCTTGAGTAGCCTGATCAAAGACATTTCGCAAAATAAGCCTTTCGGAAAAGCCCTTCGAGTTTATGAAGTGCCTTCTTCCATGATTGATACTCTCCATAGCAGCGGAGTTATTGATACTCCTAAAGAAATGGATATTTATCCAAATCAGCCGCTTGTTTTGAAATCAGGACAACAGTCTGTATTAGCAGTCGTCGCAAAGGAGCCCAGCAAAATAATTAGAGCGAACACAAAATTAAAATGGTTTGGAGTCAGTGGTAGAAATAAAGAACAAATTTTACTTCAAAATTTACTGGACGATCCTGAGATCCGTTGTTTAGTCATTACGGGTCCTGCGGGAACGGGGAAAACTACCGTTATTGGTAGTTACTCTCTGGAGCAGGTTACAGGTCAAGGTGGGATTAAAAAATTGATCCTTTCTAAACCCTTGGAAATTGTAACTAAATCTCGTTACTGGGGTACAGTCCCTGGAGATGAGGGGGATAAATTTGGTCCTTTCCTTAAATCTTATACCATTCTATTTGAAAATATGGCAGGTGGCCAGGATGGGTCTGCTTATATCAAGACGATGATGGACAAGAAAATCATCGAGTTCATGCCTCTAGAGTTAATGAGAGGTGCGTCTCTTAGAGATTGTGTATGTTGGTATGACGAAGCTCAAAATCTAAATCATTTTGAGATGCTTACCTTAGGTTCTCGTCTTGATGATACGGGAGGATCGAAATTGGTTCTTTCCGGTGACTTGGGACAGAGAGATCGAAATATTCAACGAAATAGAACTGGTATCCACAAATTGGTAACTAGCCCTCACTTTTTGAATTCTCCTTACACTGCGCATATTGACCTTGTTAAAAACGAGCGTGGAAAAATTTCACAGTTGTTCTATGATGTATTTGATGATGATCCCAACAAGGATTAAAAATTCATAGTCTTCATTAAAAAACCCCTCACTAATCTATTTAAAGATCGGTGAGGGGTTTTTTGTTTTCCGTTCTAATCAGTTCTGATTCGTCTCCCTATAGACTTCGTGTAAGACAGTAGCCCCTAGCCTCATTTGACTAAGGTTCCGTCTCTGGAGCCCTCTCAGGACCTCTCTCATGCCTTTTCCCGCATGGTACTGTCTGATATGAGTATCTTTAATACAGTCAAATACTGTATTAGGGACTTCTTTTCTTTCTTGGGTATCACGAAACTTGTTTGCAAATTCGAGGGTAGTCATGATCTCTTTCCTTGGTATGAATTCGTTATAGTGCTCATTCTTCCCTCTATATACCCTGGTCTTATCCATTTTACAAAATTAATCTTCTCCCTCAACAACCTTACCGTCGTTAATACGAACTTTAAGTTTTCCTTTCCTTTCGGGTTTCGGCGCTGCCCACGGATCTTCTTTGGTCACTAGAGAGGGTTTATTAGCGGTACTATTTCGTTGCTGAAAAGGAGATTGATTGGAAGGGTCTAACGTCACTCCACCTTGAGGTTTGGGCGTATTTTTGTGATTCTTTTTGCGCCGAGTTTTTTTCTTCTGAGGTTTAGGATCTTTGGGTTCCTGTGGTTGTTGAAATTGTGAGGGAATTTCTTCTTCAATTATCTCCTCATGAATTTCAGTTTCTTCTGGGTCACTATCGCTTTCTTCGGGAGTAGGTTCCGTATCTTTCTTAAGGGAGGAAAGACTTTGTTCAACCTTATTTGACGATTTATTTTCAGTTTCAGGTTCTGCATGGTGAACAACTTTTCCATTTTCTTTTACGTCTACCCACCCCCCATAAAATGAGATATCTTCGTCTGAGATGCTAATGAAATCCTGACTTGCTATTTTCTGAAACTCTGAGTTTCCAGAGGGGTCTATAATAGTAGGGTTGTTAAGCACTTTTTCCTGCTCTAACATCCTCTTAATCCACTGTGAATCCGCCCATCTAGAACGGGTACACTCTGGGTTGACACATACCGAACAAAACGCCTGTTGAAAGTCCTGGACAGTCCCGTCCACGTTCATGGAGTTCATGCAAGTGGTTAGAAAATCTCTTTGACCTTTTTGTTTTGACATAAAGGAAATTCCTCAAAATAAATAAGCCGGACATTCCTAAGAACATCCGGCTTTGAATGATCTTATAAAGACCATTTCTAAAGATAAATTATCGTTAGATCCCTTCGTAGAGAGCGAACATCTCAAAGATTTTAGGATCTATAGTAATACGATCTTCCGGCAATATCAATTTTTTGCCCTGTGTATCTTCAATACAGAGAAGGTGCGTGGGTTTAACACGTCCAGTTTTCGCAAGGGCCATGGAAATATCCTTAATCCTTCTTACTCTGAGAGTATAAGAAAGTGCGTTGTCTTCTCCATTTAGAGGAACCCGAATTTTATAAGTGTAGACAGGAAGATTAAGAAGGTCTCTTTTCGTCTCCTTTTCTTTCTTAGAACTATCCTCATCATCTTCGGTGTCGTCATCTCTACTTTCTACCCCTTCAGCTCCCTTAGTAGGATCTTCGCTTTGGAGATTCATGGTTACTTCCTCTTTTTCGTAGTTTTTTTCATTTACAAAGGCTTGACCATCCCAGATAGCTTTATTCCCCTCATCATCTTTATACCACATTCCTGTGAACATTTTAATACTAGGTACTAGATATCTAGGAGTCTCAGCTTTAGCCAATCCGGTTTCGGGATCGATGGAGTGAATAGCTCCCCAGTCGTGTCTTACGGACCAGTCTCTACCAAATTCTACGTCAGTATCAAGCTTGACCGGCCATTTCATTTTATCTGCAAATTCAGTCATGCAAATATCAATTACAGGTAATAACTCATCAAGTTTGTCCTGCCTAATTTCAAAGACAAGCTCATCGTGAATAGTCAACATCATTCTGCACACGTCTAACTGACCTCTTTCTTTAAGAGTTCGGTAAACAGCTCCCATTGCATATTTAATAAGGTCCCCTGTAGCGGTTCCCTGTACAATGCCATTGACCGAGTTCCTTTCCTGTTTTGCACGGATCCATTTTTCCGAAGAATTGATTTCTGCCAATCGTATTCTTCGTCCAATGGCAGTAGTAACCTCTCTATTTTTGTGAGCATCGCTAATGATTTTCTTTGTCCACGAAGCGAAAACAGGCAGACCACTCATCATTTTGTTGAGATATTCCCAACCTTCGTTCACGTCTACGCCAGAAGCTCTTGCAATGGCATTACCACCGCCACCGTAAATAACACTGAAATTCACACCCTTAGCGTTCTGTCTAAGCAATTTGAACTCTGAAGCAGGTAGGTCCATAATGTCATCGCCATAAATAAGACGGGCAGTTAGGGCGTGAAGATCTCCATCTCCCTCATTGAATTCCTTAATCCATGCGGGTTCTTTTGATAGGTTAGCTGCAACCCTAAGTTCAAGACCACTATAGTCGATAGCTACCAGAACATGTCCTTCCCTTGCGACTAGGGCAGGTCTGACAGCTGCCTCAACCGAGTAGAATTTCTTTTTGACGGGTTCTTCTCTTTTACATTCAGCTTCAAAAGGGCAACCGTCACAGGATTTGCGAATGCAGAACTCTTGCCCCGTTCTATTTTCGGTAATGAAATGACCATCTTTTACATATTTCAAAAAATCAGTCTGCTCTACCGCGTTTAAATAGCTGTCTACCAGAGAAGCGTCATTATCCCCCATTCCCTGAGGTCTAGAATGAATCTTCTTGACTTTAAGTTTGGCGCTATTATAGCAAGCGGGAGTGCTTTGAACGTTGATCCCCGAATATCCTTGATCAGCTTGTCCTTTAGAGGCTGCAAATCTTCCCGTATCTACACGGTTAGGTAGAAAACGAAAACGAATGGTATGATCCTCGTCATCGGAATTTTCATGAATGGGTTTGATATAGGTTCCAAGTGCCTTTTGAAGAATACGGAATTTCTTAATCTTCGCCAGGAAAGGAAACCGATCCCCATATGCTTCTGTCAATTTTTCGATAGAGGCTGCATCTGTTTTGACCTGTCCACTTTTTTCTGTAACTTCTAATTCAACGTTGGAAAACGAGGGATTGGTTGCCTTGAGCTGCGTAAGTGCCTCACCCAGTTGTTGTGGACTCGTTACGTCATAATTAGCTCGGAGTTCGTGTATATCTCTATAGAGGCGGTCCTGTGAATTGGCCTGTCTAATCCCTTCGACAAGAGAGTCTTCGATCTCCTTAATGGAACCTTCGATCATACTCTCGACTTCGGTTATAAGGCTCTGAGTGTACTTACGATCGACTTTAGGGCGATTCCTTTCCATCCATCTAAGTGCAGGTACTAATGCTTTTTCAATTCTATATACTGCCTCCTGCTCTCCAACAATAGTTTCCTTGGGCGTAGCCTGTGGGTTAGGTACAGGAAAAGGCATATCGGGATTGCTGTGATCATAACCATGCTCACAGTAATACTTGTAGAGCAAGTAAGTACAGATACCATCGGACCCTGCATAGAGGAGAGTATTCCTATCTGTCGGATCCAATGTTGAAAAATCTCGATCTTTAATACTATCTAAAAATAGCTGTTTGAGATCGATCATTTCCATTCCCAGAAATCGTTCAGACAGGTGTTTCAAACCATGTCTCTTATCCGTTGAATCTCGAAGATAATCCAGAATCAGAGTATCCTCAAACATATCAATGCTATCAAATTCCACACTGGTTTTTTCTCCTGACCCAAAAAGGAACTCATGGTCAAAACATGCATTGTGATAAATGGTTACACAGTTCTCACATAGTCTCTTGATCTCTTTTCCTGCGTCAAGTCTTCTAATATTAGCAGGATGGGGAATGCCGTCCCCGTTTTTATTTACGATTTTATGCCCTACTGGCACGTAAAATCCTTCTTCTCCGTCAAATGAGAGACAGTAGCCAACGATGTTGTGCTTGGTTCTGCCATTCTGATCTATTCTATTGTCCAGACCTTCCGTCTCTAAGTCCAAGGCGCAGAGATTAGCCTCGATAGCTTTGTCCACGACCTCAGTAAGATGATCCAGATCTTGAACCAATGTGAATGTTTTATTTTCCATCCAAGGGTAGGGTTCTACCTTTGGTTTTTGATTCCAGTCTTGTAATTGTCCAAAATTCATAATTACCTTTCTTTTGTGCTAGTTGTTATGTGGGTTTCTAAGCTCTTTGTCATGGTCTTTGTCATGGTCATGATCATCATCGTTTAGAACTCGGTGATGGGAGCAATTACGATGTAAAAGCCCATTCTCCAAAGTTCAAATACTCGTGCAGTTAACGCACGGACTTCGGTATCTTCTTCCGATTTAATATCAGCCTCGAAACATGCTGGAACTTCGTCCAGATTTCCCAGGCAATTATCAGGATCATGCATAGAGCAGTTTTCTCTTAAACCACACTGTAGGTTTGGGTCGGGGGTCTTGAGCAAGCAAGCGTGTGGTGGCAAGCCTAACTCATTAATGATAGGTTGAGTGTGCCCTCTCAGGGCGTCTTGATACGCCTCAAAGGATATGGGAGAGAAAAGATTACCTATCTGCATTAGCTCGGGATCAGTGCGAAATTGATCCCATTCTTTTTGCCATCTTATTAGACCATCTTCTTTATATTCATGTATAACGAAGATGGTTTTTTCTCCCCATTCAGGGTCTTGAATTTTAAATTGGCGATTCATTGCTCTTTTCGTATTAATGTGGTAAGATATTCGTTTAATTCTTTTCCGGATTGAACTTGTTTGAAATAACGGGAGTCTCCACCTTCATCTCCGATAAAATTATCGGATTCGGACGCATTATGATTGTGATCTCCGAAAAACATACTACCTACTCCATTAGAGTTTCCCTGTTTGCCCCATTTGCTTACTAGGACACCACTCTGTTCATCCATCGTAGCTACAGGACAAGTAGGTTCACAGATCCAAGAAGCCACCTCTTCGTTTCCATCTTCATCCCCGAAAGCTGTAAAAGATTTTCTTCCCTGGTATTTTCCGTAAATGTCTTTCGTAACTCCACTAGGTTCATTGCCTGAGACAGAACCCGAAGTGTTTTTTATTTTCTTTGTCCCTTCCATGTAACAGGAGGGGCCATGTTCCAGTATCAGATTGGCAGGGAACCTACCTGAGCTACGTGGTTTCATGGCAATACCTTTATCATATTTCCCATAAATACGGCCATTCGCATCCTGAGGGTTCCCAGAGATACGAGCACTATCAATACCAAAGACTCCCCCTTCGCCTTTGAGTACGCTTTCTAGGGTCGTAGAATTCATTGGGGGACGTGTGAGAAGCTCCAGTTTGCAACCATTATCAGGTTCTAGGATAAGCAAGCAGTCCCTTACCTCTAACCCTTCTAGACGAGACTGAAAACCTATGGTATCAATAGTGGTAGGGTCTGTAGCCTTTTGTATTTTGTAATTATTTTTGCGCATTTTTTAAAATCATTTTTGTAAAAAGGAAGTGCCTTGGGTTTCTTCTATATATCCTCTTCTGAATCTCCATTACTTTCCGTTTTAGCAGCACCAAATTCCATTACTTTGTGCATGACCTGAGTCAAAATTTTGAGGGCTCTCTCTTCTTCTATATTTTCATTTTCCAGATCAAATTTAACAGAATCATATGCATAAAAAAGACGAGTAGCCGCTTTCATTGATACCTTTTCTTTTGAGTTGGCAATAAGGCGCATGATTTTTTTCTCTACGAATTCAATGCTTCCTTGATCCAAATTCTTAGGCTTATCTAAAATTTCAGAGAGTTCATTATCGAGTTGAGATTTTGGAGCTTTTCCATCTCCAGAATCCACCATTTGAGTAGGGTCAAAGAAATCATAGATATTAGGAATTTCTTGAACTCCAAACACTTCTTCTATCAATTTCATGGCTTGAATAAATGAGATCGTTTCTTTATCCTTAACCCATTCGATAACATCTCGGGACTTGTGGCAACCAAAACAGTAGGTAGAACTGCCTTCTCCCCTGCTCTCTTCTGGATACGCACGGGCCGAGAAGCCCATGTCCCTACCATCACCATGCAGAGGACAGGGAAATTGAACCTCAGCGTTCTCAGTGCGGATAGGAACATCATAATAGTTGAGAATATCATACACGGAAACCTGTTCTTTGATATTATCAGCCCTTGCTCGATAGTATCCTTTTCGGGCTGTGCCTTGTCCTTGAATTTGACCGTCGTTATTATGTATTGTCATGGGGATCTTTTCCTTTCATCATCATATCAATTTCGAGAAACCGACTGCGCCCGTAGGCTTTTTCTTGTTGGAAATAAAACGAGATGGGAAATGGATATTTGCCAAAAACATATCAAAATGAGGGTTATCTCTGTTTTTTATGCAACCCAATTTGGTCTGTCCTTCCCTTCTAAGATCATCATCTAAGTAGGTATAAGTGATAACGTCTGCGGTCCTCTCTGCTGCCGACGTATCCGCTAGAGCCTGTGTATTATAACGGCCATCATTTTTCTCAGCCTCTTTTTTACCTTCTCTATTGATCTGGTGTAAGGCTACAATAGGGATTCGTTCTCCCCTATTGAAAGTCAAGCACATCTGTTTGGCATCCCTGAAAATGGAGTTCAATTCTTCTCTGTGATTTCCCCTCTGTCTGTCCGCTGCCAGAAGACCCAGATAGTCAATAAAAACTAGATGGATTGGTGTTGTCTGGTGCGCCAATTCAATCCTTGACTTGACCATTGACATTGTGGTAGCAGCTTCGTCGGGACATTCTACAATAATAGAACCATATTCAGTACCTGCCCCCTGCTCGAAGTCTTGAACTACTAGCTTAAAGAAATCAATTTCTTTTTGTGTGATCCTCTGGTTCTCTGACCCAACACCGTCTCGAATTACGCGATAATCCAAGGGTTCATAGCCTTGCCTACGGAATTTAGGATGATTTGAATGCATAACATAGAGAATCAAACGGATCTGCTCTACAGGCATTTCTAGGGAATAGTAATAGACGTTGTACTTGAAGATCATTGCAGTCTTATACGCCCAGTTGAGTGCAAAGGTACTTTTTAATTCACCAGTATAAGCTGCATGGATCCATAGTTCGCCGGGTTTGACTCCTCTACAGACTGTATCAATTGGGTCCAGACCCGTTCCTCTTCCCCAAGCATTATGTGCATTGGCGAGAGTGTTCTCAAAACTTTTCATCACGTCTTTGGAATCCTGTGTAATATCCGAACGGAAAACCTGTCCTGTGTCCGTCATTAGTAGTTTATCTGCCCTTTCCATAATGTAGCGAATGGCATCTTTATATCCTTTATAGTCTTTCTTCTCTCGACCTTTTCCTACCGGCATTCCTGATGTCAGGATATGTCCTGCATCTTTGAGCAGGAAACTAGTCTGTCTCTCGTTTTGTTCTCTAAGAGCAGTCCTTACCAGGTTCTCAAAATCAGAATGCGTATATACTTTGGAAACCGCTTCTATTTCTTCCAGACGGTCCAAAACTTCTAGTTTATTTTCCCGCTCGAAATAGTCCCGAACCGAGTTCATGGTCGGCGGTTCTGTATAGGTTCTTGTATATTCAATAACCCAATTCCAGATATCCTGATCTTCATCCGCCACAAATATCAGTTTGCTTTCTGCTAAGTGAAATAGGTTTCTCTGGAGATCGTCAAGTTCAATATTGCCACCACAGTTGATGACAGATCGTATTATCTTTTTCATACTTTACTTCCTCTTCTTACTTTTTCGTTTCTTAAAAAATGTCGATGTCTTGTACGTTACTTCTTATTTTCTTTTTCTGAGTATTTCCGCTTCCCTTAGAAGCTCTGCTTTTGATCTTGATCGTATCGAAATATTCATCGATGAAATACTCAAGCTCGGGACTCCAGGCCAAATGTCCGTCCCTGAAAGGAGTAGTAGGGGGGTTAACCACCCAGGTAGGTTTACCGTTGAACTGACGGGTTCTGAGAGCTTCTAGGACGACGCCCGACATGGCCACGTTCTTATAGGAAAGAACTGCCAACTGTATAATCACAAGTTCGGGTCTCTTTACAAAAGAAGAAACGGATGGATAGTCCTCCACATTTCCTACAAAGATATCCCGAAGATCAGAGTCATTTGTCATCGTCCAGAAGAAAGTTAGGTCCTGGTGAGCAAGCACAAAACGAAGGTGGCTAAGTAATTCTCCCCTACTGGCAGTAATGAAAAGGTTTTCATTTTCTCTACCTAATAAGGGACTCTCATTTATTTTTCTGGCATTGTAGATAGGAGGACCTACCCACCTCAGAAATTGTTTCTCTAGGAGGCAATCACACCTTCTCTTTGTGATATAGGCATCAGCATGTTGCCCCCATTTTTCTTTGATCTCTGCAAAATCGGAATCGTCTTCGCTAACGGGGACCCAACCTGCCCCACCGCAAATTTCACACTCTTTCGTTTTCTTTTTTGTCATATCTATTCTCATCTTTTAAATGTAACATATTTCTTATCCCACCAGGGAACGAGCACTATCTTGTACCCTTCGGAAAATATCATTAGTATCACTTTCCGTATTTAGTATTAAATCATGTTCATCCTCATCGATATCCTCCGCATTTTCTTTAACAAGTCGCTCCCCTAGAACTCTTTCAATCCATCCCATCTTTTTTTGGAGAGTTTGGAGAACATGATGGTCTATGGTCGTTTCTTCGCGGGGACCTTCCCCAATTAAATGAATGGCATAGACTCGGTCATGAGGACTTCCAATCCGAATCATTCTCCCAATTAGCTGAAGATAATCTCCCGCCGACCAAGGAAGATCGTAAAAGATCATGACCCTTGCCTGTTGTAAATTGATCGCTTCTGCGCCCGCCATCGTCAAAAAGATCAGGTTCGTATCTTCACTCTCTGTAAAGGCTTCTTTTCCCGCCTCTCTCATTTCAGAATCCTCGGCACCCGTGACTCTAACCAGACCCTTTGAGTCTTGACCATCTTCTATGGGTTTCCACTTACCACTGTCATTCTCATCTTGTTTTATTCCCAGGGTATAGCCTTCGTTTTCTTCTAATAACTGTTGGAAACGGTCGACCATTGACCTGAATCTGGTGAATACAATTACCTTTTCGCCTTCAAATTCTTCTTTTAATAGATCTAAAAAGTATTCTTCCTTAGAACTCCTCACTTCTCTCCCAATGAGTTCTGGACTATTGACAATCTCTTGGCAATACATCAACTGAGTTAACTTGGTGGTTTCTTTGTCCTCTTCATCTTCCAGCCCCAAATTGATCGTGAGAAGTCCCGAGAGCGATTCCTGATACAGATCCCATTGGTCACTTAGAAGCGGGATATAAATCTCTTTGGAGGTTAGTGGAGGAAGCTCAGTGGCAACATCCTTTTTAGCCCTGCCCAGATAATAGGGATCGATCTCTTTTTTAAAACTATCGAGTTGACTGAGACTATGTCCTACTACGACCTCTACATATCGTTTTCGCATTCCGGGAAGTCTTTGCTTTCTAGTGATGCAATATTCCCTATGAAACCCTTTTTTGGTTCGGAAGATCTCAGGATGGATAACCTTGAAAATTCCATAACCTTCTTCCAGATTATTTTTAATGAGAGTTGCTGTAAGGCCATATACTCTTTCAGATATTTCTGCTAACTGTTTACATACCTTATGAGTTTGAGACGTAGGACTTTTAAAAGCGGTTGCCTCATCATAGAAGATAGAAAGCCTTTTATCTTCTACTAATGAGAAAATAGTTCTTTTATCTCTTCTAAGCCGGTGATAATTGACGATAAGAAAAGAAGGATTATCTTCATCCCAATTCTCAAAGAACTCTTCATAGATCTTGGCTCGGTCCTCTGGACCACCCTCTACTAGAGTAGAGGAAACATTGTCTTCACAAAATTTAGATATTTCGGTTCCCCATTGTCTCATAGCAGAAGTCTTTGTAACTACAATGGGAATGAGATCTGGTTCTTTTTCCCAGAGATAGCATTGTGTAGCTATACTCATCGGGGTTTTTCCCAAACCGGTGTCATCCCCAATAATAAAACGCTTCATAAGAAGCGCATGAAACACCATCTGGATCTGATAATTTCTAAGTTTGAGGGGAACCTTAGATCCATCTTTCAGTGTAATTTCGTCTCGAAGACGACTGGCCGGGGCAATGCTCAAATCCGTGGCATTCCTAATTTTCAACATTTTCTGATAAATTTTATCGTTCATACTAATGGGTGTCCGTACTTATAAAGATTACTTTCATTCAGTTATTAAAAATTTATACTTCTTTCAGGGTTTTTCGGGCTTCATAATAGAATTCAGTATCGTTTTCTTTCATCTGATTTAGACCTGATCCCCCTTTCCTGCTTCCCGTAAAGATCCCTAGAAGAGCATCAGCTTCGGTCTGTGTAATTCCATTTTCTTCCAGAACAGAATAAAACTTTTTATCTCTTCCCTTGCATATTTCCATCAAGGCATCATCAATATTTTCAGATCGAGAAATAGCTTTTTCATAGCAGTTGAAAAAGGCATCTAATTTAGACCCCAATTTAGCTGCCACAAAAGCATCAGCTTCGTCGTCAGTGTCCATGCGCTCTCCCCACTTCGCAAAAACTTCCAGGAGCATGTGTGATTTCGTAGCCTTAACATCTCCAGTTGCGGCGGTTTTGAGAGAAGATACGTTACAAAAAAGCATATAAGGAGGAGGCTTTACGTTATCAAGTATGATCTGGTATACTGCTCCGGATACCCTAGCCAATTGAAGAAGGGAGTTGACATGTGTTCCAACGTTAATGGACTCGACTGCAATTACTTTCGGTTTGGTAGTTGACAAGATCTCCTGAATGGAGTCCGTCATGGTAGCAATCCTTTCTGCGGTAGTGCCATCTTTTGCTGCGGAGGTTAGAGCTTCGTGCCTTACTAGATTCCCTTCATTGTCTAAAAGAACCACACCCGTCGAGGTGAGAGAAAAGTCAAGACCCAAATATCCTGAGCCTTCTCTTTCTTGATATTTTCTCCAGAGAATTGCATTTTCATGGAGCATTCTTCGTTGTTGTGCTGCGGACCATTTTGCCATAATATAGGATTCCTACTTGTCTTTTGTCTTGTTAATAAAGAGCAATAAAGGAACGCCTGGTTCTCATTTTTTCGTCCAAATGAGTTCAATTATTATCGAACCAAATTCTATTCCTATCAATCTTTAACTTGCCGAAGCCACCAAACATACTTTCTTTAAACGTAAAGGATGAGGTAGGTTTTTCGGAGAATACAAAGAGACGAGGTTTACGTGAGATGCTAGTGTCGAAAAAAATCTTATCATCTTTCAGGTCAAGAACTTTACTTATCTCTCTCTTTAGTACATGACTAAAACTGGTAGCAGACGAGGAACCCCACCTTTTGACGTGAAAATCCAGTTCCCAAATAGCAACGCTAGGATAATTAGGTTTATGCAGGGACAAGGGAGTCTTGCTCATATAAGTGGACGGCACTCCCTCTCTATATTTGGTGGCGCTTTTTACTTTATGTTCTATTTCAGTCCCTCTATTATATTTAACACCATTAGAACTGGTTATTATCTCTGAATTGCGGAGCGAATTGGGAGGGTTGTTTTGGGGTAATATTTTCTGGAGATTTACAGGTATTTCGGATCCAGGTTTGCATCCCGAAAAACCTAGGACTGGAACTTCTGAAGGCTTGGTTCCTTCCTTATTATCCGCAGGTACCATTGCTAGGCCCTGTGCCCGAAGCATAAAGTCAAAATGAGGATGGTCATATACCCATTTTGCGAAAGCTAGGATTTTGAGAAAAAGTTCCAGATCTGTCTCTTTAAATTTGAGATCAAAATCTTTTTGAAACTCCGATACTTTTTCCCATGTTACTCCATTTGTCCATTTTTTGGGAATATCGTCTTTTGAGAACGGTAAATTAGTCATTATAATGATCAGTTGAAAGAAAGAGATACGCCAAAGACCGGTCCAATGTCCTGCTCATCAAAACTCCAGGTAGCGCCTACCCCTCCAAATACATTCAGGTTTCTTGTCAAGTCCAACCCTAATCCAACCCCGAAATTATCCAAACCTGCATAAGCTAGAGCATGAAAATGGCTAATGAAGAAAGGCTCTACCATAAAGACGGGAGATAGCACGTCTTGATCTAGATCAAGAAAAGCCTTGGGCCACATGGCTGCTCCTAACCTGAGACGAAGACGAAATCCCCATTTCTGAACATCATCCTCTTCTTCTGCTATGGAGATGGAAAGATTGGGTGCTGCCAGAAATCCAATTTCATAATTGCACCAGGTAAGCACGATCTCCATTTGTTCCCGATCAAAGACTTGTCCTTCTCTGGTAATGATCACATGGTACTCACTAAACTCTAATTGAAGGTCCTCATTCAGTTCATCTAGAGCAGTGTCCATGCACTGTCTTTCTTCTAGGATAGGAAGCCATCTTTCTGCTATTTCGTCAGGAATACATTTGTGTCCCTCTGGACAATCTACTACCTGTTCCGATGTGGGTGGTAATTCAGAAGCTTTTACTTCAGGACTAAAAGCAACCAATGCGATCATCAGCATAGCTCCGAAAACAAATCCGAAAGCCATACCGAAAACGAAACCTACTCTAAATTTTTTATCTTTTATAAGCATTATTTTCTCTTATTTTAATAAATCCAAATCATTGTCAGTCACACGTTCAGAAGGTCTTTTCTTTGTTTTCACTTCATAGACTTCGGGTTTTATTTCAAGGACTTTATCAACGTCCGTGTCTTCAACTCCTTTAGGTAGTGAAATCTTTTTCTTCCCTTCGTCAGTTGTGATCTCAACCTTGGTTTTGTCTCTGAAAGGATTTTTACTGTGATCTATTACACTCACTTCTTTTTGAACGAATCCTTCCTCATCGGGTTCTCCAATGAGAATAACATTCCCTTCTTCGTCAACGCGGGAGTCCGGGATTTTATTTGCTTTCTGGATACGAGACTCATCTGTTTTACCGAAAAGCTTTCCAATTATCCCACCCCAGTTAAACTTATCTCCCATTCCTAAGAACATGAATAAGGAAGCAAGGACTATAACAAGAAAAGCCACTACAAGCGCCAAAGGATATCTCATGGTCCATTTGAAAGCTACCCCTAAGGCATCTCCGATCTGTGACCATAAAGAAGTTTCTTCTTCAATTTTTTCTACAGGAACTTTCATTTAGAATCTCCATTATCATTTTTATTTTCTTTTCTCTCTACCCGATTGCCCAATGCTTTTGAAATAGGCTCTGAAAATTTCTTTGTGAGATTATACGAGACTAAAACATAAAAAGCGGTGATCATTGTCTCTGGAATTGTTAAACCCCATAGCCACATATAGGAAAGGAAACCGAAAACAATCCAGCACATGACACGACCAATACTGACTTTGAAAGTATCTTCTTTACATTCTCCGTCCCTCTCAATAATAAAAGCTCCCCATCTCACTTTTTCCAACCTTTCGATAAATTCCTCTACCCTTGATTTGATTTCCATTTTAGATCTCTCTCGCTCAAGGAATATTTACTATCTACAGAGGGAATAAAAAGAAAACCCCCGATATCCAATAAGGGATACCGAGGGCTTTAATAAGCGATAGGTTTTTATAAGAGAAAAGAGAGGCTAGAACAAGTATCCGAAATAAAAGAGAGATACCAGACCTGCCCAGATAAGGAGACTGATACTTCCGTTGACCAGGATCATTACCGAAGGTTTCATAAACCAGTCTTTGAGATTATCTGCCTTGACCGGATTCTTTTTGCGAACCATCTGAATAAAAAGGAGCATAACGAGTAAGGCAGGGAGTAAGAAAAAGAGCGCCAGATAACTGACGCCTTTAAGTAATGCTTCTTTCAAAGTTCACCTCTCAGTTCTTGGTCGGAAATATCTTCTGAGGATGGAGCGCGGTTCAGGTGAATCCAGTGATCTTGATTTTGAACTCGGGAGCTAATATCAGCGCGAAGTGCCATCCAATTACCAAACTCTTGTGCTTCTTCCTCAGTATCGAATTCGTGGTCGTGAAGGAAAACGGGTTCTTCATCTTCATGGGCGCAGTGGTGGTGAAGAGTAATCTCCACTTGATAGCGATTGACCAACTCTCCAGACTCTACCACTTTAACTTCTACTGCCCGGGCGGTAGCGTACTCATCGCTCTCAGGGTGTCGCTGTCCTTCAAAATGACGGGGACATTTATGGTGAGTATCGAAGGGGCTGGTAATCCAACCATATCCTCCACAGGGACACTCATTAGCATCTTCTTTGGCAACTAGGTGAAGGTTGTTTCGGAAAGTATCGTATGCGTGTTGAAAGCTCATGTCATTTCCTTTTCTCTAAGGTTCTGGGTGTTTGCGCTCTCTTACACCCTATATACCCTGGTTAGATCCTTTTTACAAATTTAATTTCCAGAAATAAATGCCTTTTTCCTGAGAAAATTTTGTAATTCCACAAACTCCAGGGTATATAGGGTGTAAGAGGAAATAATCAAAGAGTTTAACGAAGATAAAAGGAGAACGAAATGAGAAATATCACCAGAAACATTCTAATCACCATTGTTACCTTTGTAACGGTGCTTTTCACGGTAGCTTGTGTCCCTGACCCTTCTACAATCACTGGTCCCAGCGAAGAAGATACTTTCAACATTGACGAAAAAGCTGATGCGGGGCATGATGTTGAAGAAGAATCTGATACTGACGTTGAGGAAGACGTAGAAGAACCCGAGAATGATGTTGAAGAAGATGTGGAGGAAGATACCGACCCCGTAGAGGAAGACGTTGTAGAAGATACTGATGTAGAGGAAGACGTTGAAATTCCCTGTGAAGAAGATCGTACCACAGATGAAATTTGTGGAGATGAAAATTCAGTGTGCGGGGCAGTAGTAGATATCTGCAACGAAGTTGTCGACTGTAGCGATCACTCTCTATGCGAAGAACCCGTTCCCACCTGTGAAAACACTTGCTCCGAAGTTTGTGTTAATGAACAGTGCGTAGAATGTTCTGACGCCAACCATTGTGGAAATAACGAAACCTGTAATGAATCTTCCTGTGTCGCTCTCAGTTGCGGCACTGGAACAGAACCAGTTGACCATGAGTGTGTGGATATTAACGAATGCGCAAACGACACATCGATTTGTGGAGAGGGTGTCTGTGTCAATACTGAAGGAAGCTACGAGTGTGACTGCGACGAGGGATACGAATTCGACGGCACCACTTGTGAGGATATTGACGAATGTTTGAACTCCACCCTTAATAGTTGTGATGAAAATGCAACCTGTACAAATACCCCCGGAAGCTATACTTGTGCCTGTAGTCCCGGATATGAAGGTGACGGTGAATTCTGTGAGGAAATTGAACTCACCTGTGAAGATACGGGATGTCCTGAAACCGAATTTTCAGGATGGAGTTCATGTGAGCCGGTGGATGCAGGTAATGTATGCTCCAGAGAAGGAACACAAAGCAGAACTATTACTTCCTATACTTGCGGAGCTTCCGGTGAGTGCGAAAGTAATACGGTATTAGATCCAAGAAACTGTACGCTGCCTTCTACTGAGGGTCTTAGCTGTGGAAATGGAAATACCTGCCATAATGAAAGCTGTGTGGAATGTATTAGCGGAACCAATGAGTCCTTTTACGATGGTCCAGGAACTCACGATGAAGAGGGTTTCGCCTGTCTCTCTGGAGACAGGGTATGTGAAAACGGAGAATGGGTAGAAATGTTAGCCCCGGTTTACCCAGAAGATATCAACTGTAGCGAAGGTACTACCTGCGTAGATGATACCACCTGCGCTATCGAAGTGGATGCGGAAGATGAGGACGAAACCTGGCATTGTGAAGGAACCGAATGTTGTCCTTATCGGACGGGCATTTTGGAGGTTGGAGATCCGATATGGGCAGACAGTCCTGAAACTCTGGAATACTATTGCAAAGTGGACGGACTACATATTACATCTGGTCCCGACCTGACTGGAATTGTATCTACTATTGAAATTATTAGCGACAACTTCGACTTGGATATTACTGGAGACTATACAGATGAAGGTGACTTAGGCTCTTTCTCTAACCTTAGAGAAATTGGAGGAACCTTCTGGATTTATGGTGGGGGAGATACCACAACCGATAGTGCTTTAGGAATGGAGTCTCTTGAATCGATTGGGGGCCACCTAATCATTAGTGAAATTGATATCAATAACGACTACATGCCCTTTCATTTATTCCCTACTCTTAATTATGTGGGTGGGAATATAGAAGTAGAGGATAGCCCTTCTATCTGTGAGATTCATGTACAAGAAATCTGTGCTATAGCAGAAGGATATTGCCTTACTTGGGGAGTAGATTATTCTGACCCCCTGGGGGCTCCGAATCCTCAATGTCAGTAACTTCCAATTAAGCAAAAAAGAGAGATGTCCTTATTACTAGGCATCTCTCTTTTTTGTTCAGTCAACTATGTTCTTTTTTTATTTTAGCCTGATGATCAAATCGCCATCCCTGAAAAGATAATAGTCGTTTTCCAGTACGTTTTTAGGAACACTTATTGGGCCTTCTGCTAATAAGTTTCCACCTTCCAATTGATCATAGACTCCGTAGTGGGTTATTGACCCCCACTCTTCTCCCGCCGGACCAAATTGAACATCGGCTGCGAGCTTGATTTCAGTACCAACTACGATGGTGGTAACGCCATCATCGTCTAAGGCAGTAACATCGGTTGGAGCATCCCAGGTTCCTTTGACTCTGTGATATCCATCTTTGGCCGTGAGTTCCAGTAGAGACTCATCGGGTTCTTGGTTATAAAGAGCTATGTACACGGGCTGAGTAGCCCCCAGATTAGCCGAGACAGAAGACAGGACAAAGGGTGCTACCAGACTATCCTGAACGATTTTGAGACGTTTGGAGGCATCACTGGCAGCAATCTCTTCCTCGTCTTCAAAGAGGGTGGCTGTTACATCCAATGCGGTTCCGTCCACTACAGCTTTTAGTCCTAGGAGAATACTTTCTTTGGTAGCTCCTACTAATGAGGTAAATTCGATCTCAGTGGAGTTGACCCAAAACGAATAGGAAGTCTCATCCTGAACATCGGAAACGTCCAAAACGTATGGAGTAGTATAGGTCGATCCCCCTCTTAGAAGAGTCTGTAGTACACTGTCTTCTGAAAAAAGAGACAGGGCTTTATTGTGTGCCATAGTGATTTATCTCCAGCAATGTAATGGTATTCTTAATTAACAGTTATGATCCGGATCTTCTGCGGGGTCAGCCCCTCGATACAGATGATCCATACCAACGGTATTATCTGCTTTACTCTCTTTCTGGAGGGGTCTACCTTCCAGTCGAAATTTATCCGCAGCACAATATCCTTCTCCAAATCCAGTGGGATGCATTTGAATAAGCAAGTCCAGAACTTCGCGAGAAGGGTCTTCACCTTCCAGTTGGTTAAGGGTAGCATCAACTCCGAAAGAAGCTCCGGTGGCCACCAGCATTTGAAGCTCATCTCCATAACTGAATACGGTAGTGTCAGTTTCCTCTTTACGAGTTCTAACCAACATTGCAATTCCAAAGAGAGCTGCACCGTGAACCTGAAGTCTTTTCTGGTATTTAGCTTGCAACTCTTGAACATTATCCGTAAATTCTTGACTGGTAATATCGCCCTGAGTCAACTGGGCTACTTGACTGCTGTATTCAGCCTCAAAGCTTCTTAGTTGAGGAAACTCTTTATAGAGTCTAGGACCACTTGTGACAAAAGGTCCACCTTTCTGTTTTCCAGAAGCTACAGTCAAGACACCTCCACGATAAGTACGGTAGAGATCTCCATCAGCTTGATAATCCATACTGGTAGCGCTTCCTCCATTTGTACCATCACTAAGAATAACGCTTCCTTCCCCAAAATTTTTATTGAGAAGCTGTCCTCCTTTGTTTTCGTTATGAAATCCTTCTAAGTCAGTTCCACCTTCTACCCAAAAAGACCTCTGGTCTCCAAAGAAAGGTTCTCCAGCAAATAGGTGGTCACTTGCTAAAAGACCTGTAGGAAGTCGTTCCGTAAGGCCGGTAAGTACATCTGGTCTTTGTCGGGGGTCACTCTCTCCTACCAACGTTCTTGTCTCAGCGACCCTTGGACCTACTACATTATCAGGAAATCCTTTCTGAGAGAGATAGCCGACATCGGTATAAGATCCATCTTTAAAAGATCCAGAAATTCTTCCTGTTCCTAAGGTAGTAACAAAAGGCATAGTAGCTAAGATCTCTACAGCCACTGGATTTCGCATCTCAGCGTCTCTTTGGTCTAGTGGTTCACGAGCATTGGTAATATCCAGAACTTGGTCTACCTGTCTTTTTGGTCGGTAGTCCATGAAACCGGGTCCCATAGTACCAGACATATTACCCTGATAAGGGACTCTACTAGATACCGCCATGAAAGTATCGTTGGCGTTGCAAGGACCATTCATAAGCAAGCTGATATTGGTATCACTAGCTCCTATATTATGGACATGAACCTGAACCCGATCTGCTTTCCAGTCATTAAACATGAAGGTTGCAAATTCCAATACAATTCTCGCAGAGGCTAAATCAGTTCCAATTAATTCTGTGTCTAGAACTTGCTCGGGAACTACAAAAGTGTTATCCTCTGTTATGATCAGGGACCTTCCTACATGGTCTTTTCGCAGAACATTAGTTCCTGTGAAAGCGCCTCTTAGTTGTGTGTAATTAGATGCGGCAGTAAATTGGGATCCGTCATAGTCGTTTACCAAGTAGGCTCCCATCAAACGTGCGATTCCAAAATGAGGAGGCAATTCAATCCCTCTGACACCGCCTTCATCATAAAGCCTACATCCTAGGGCACTTTCCCCGATATCTAAATCAACTGCGTCGATATAGGTATCATAGTCCGCAGCGCCCAACTCTTGCGAGTCATAGATCCCTAGCACTCGGTTATGGATGATGTTCTCATTGTAAAGAGTACCTTCTGCATCCACCGCAGTCAGAATAGCATTTAATCCAAAAGGAACATCCTCAGAAGTTAACGTATAAGGCTGGAAAGGGATATCTATTCTTCCCGCAGGAGGTAGCACCTCTTTGGGGAGGAAATAACAAGGGTTATCATTTCCTAATATGAAATCAAGGTCAAGGTCGGATCCCGGTCCTCCGGAGTAGTCGGGTTCAGAAGGGTTAAATCCTATGTTAATTTCAATATCGGCCCTTTGCATTGGTTGAAAGATAACAGTTTTTGATCCCCTATCTATATAGGCTTCGGACCATGTGTCTTCCGCTGATGTCTGAACATCCTGATTATTTCGGATCCTTGTTTCAGACCTAGCAGATGGATAAGACTCCATTGGTACTACAGGATAGTCTCGTGGACCTCCACCCCTATCCAGTGAAGATGCTGCCCTGTTTTCAAAACCAGAAGGTCTGACATAAGGCTCTCCCGAATCTCTTTCCAGTCTCGCAAAAAGAGGAATTTCGGGGACCCGACCCATTCCCTGATTAGGATGATATAATACATCAAATGCCATAAATAGGTTCTTTTCCTCTACAAATTCAGCAGGTGCAAGTTCTCCAGAAGGCATCGCAAGAACCATATAAAGTTCTTCGTCTTCCTCTGTACATTTTCTCAAACGAATATGCCAGTTTCCAGTATAGGAGTCATCTCCAAAGTTAGGAACTTCTCCATTTGGTAATTCTAATTCTAGTCCTTGACCTCCATCATCCCCTACGATCTTGAAAGCTCCTTTATATGGAGGCACTGATGCGGTTGTTCCCGTAGGTTCCAGAATGATATAGGCTTCTTGTTCTACCAAAGATGCAACTACGGAACTAAAGTCTACTGGATTTGAAGATACATCTTCGATCGTGATATAAGGATTTGTGGCATCATAAGTAATAGTAGAAGTAGTACCATCAATTAATCCAGATGTTATTCCTTCGGGTCGCGAACCTAGGACAATCATCTCGCCTTCAGGACCTTCTTCTAGATCCGAAATAGTTTGGTCTCCAAACCAAGTTCTAACAGGACTGTGACTGGAATCTTTATACTCCAGAGGATGAACAAAACGTACTTTCTCTCTATTTACTGTCTTGAAAGTATTTCGGAGAGAGTCAAGAGGGATACGGATGCTATCCCCAGTTTCCCAGTTCTTTGGGTTTACTGGATTCCTATAAACATCCGAAGTAGATACATTAAACGTATAATCCGCAGAGGAGACAGTAGTTGCCCTCTTCTTTACAACCAACAGGTTTTGAGGCTGGAGGACAGAAGCATCTGAGAATACTTTTCTGAACCCGTCTGGAGCATCCCCTTGGAGAGCCGACGTTGGAGTCGGCGTACTATCAGAGAAATGATCCACTTGAAATTGTCGAAGTCCTTTGGTGCTACCTTCCCCGGCTTTCCATTGCGTTTTCAATTCGCCTTTTGCAAGACGCATGAAGTTATGCTTGAGCATCGCATCATAGGGAAAACTGGAAGGAGAAACTACATGTCTAAGATCATGTACATCATCTTCTACTATTTCATCACTGAATAGCCCTAGCGGGTTCCCTGAGACGTGATGAACCTTTGCGCCTGCCAGATGCTTGGTAGCATGTGTTCCTGCCAACCCACGTCCACTTGTGGCGTCAAGGGTTGATCCAATCCAACTCTGATATTTAATGATCTCATTTCCAATTTTGATACGACCTTCTTCCGCAGGGAATGTGGTAGCGCCCTGAGAAGTATTCACATCAAAAATTTCTTGATCTTTCTCGATATCGGCTGTTAGTGTGATAGTAGGTAGGACCTGCGCATCCTCTCTATCTACAGCATCGGGATTTCTGTTGAAAGCTCCTCCCTGGTTCGTAATAGACCAGAGAGAAGACCCTCTTTGAAATACCATGCAGATAGGCAAGGCATAGACATAACCATCTACAGTATTCATAGGACTGAAAGCATCAACACTCATTCCGTTTTCAGATACTTCATTAGGAACCCCCGCTCTCCACAGACCAGAATCTCCTAATTCATCTCCCATATTCTGGTATTGAAAATCGGGATCACTAGTAGAAATGGGAGCAATCAAAGGACCCTGTGATCTTATGCCCGGACCAAAACCAAAGGGATGTGTGTCCGGCGTAGGACTTTCCTGAACTCTGATCCGATATTGCAACTGAACTCGTTCCGAAGTCTCTTCTTTATAACGAGTATCAGGAATTTGATTGGTAAGGTTCATGCCTCCATATTCGACGTTCCCATACCTGTAGATTTGATCTTCCGCAGGTTTATTTACTGTACCATCAGGACTAAGCTGCGCTTTCCACACTTCAAGGAAAACAAAATGTGTCTGTGGGTTAGAAGAAGGTGGCGGTAACGTAATTGCATTTCTAAGATCGTTTGACAGAGTTCCTGCCACCGGAACTACCCATCCATTGACTAGAGCATAAGAGACCTCTGTTTCTTTTCCAAGCCAAAACATATTGGAGCCTTGAGGGTCTAAGCTATAGTCTTTTTTGGAATCAAAAAGGTTGGAAATCCATCCAGAAGGCGTACTGGTCCTAATGATCTCTTTTCGAGCTTCATCCATTGCCTCGGTAAGAAGGTTGAACTCCTCAGAAACAGGAGGCTTCCCCGGCTGAAAAACTACATTCTTGTACTGTTTGTCTTTGGATGAGAGGTTTCGCCCTACACCTGGTCCGTAAATATTACTCATAATAGTTGGTTTCCCGTTGTTATATCAAAGTCGAAAGAAACTAGAGGGATCAGTAAAAAATGCCGAAACCGCCCAGGTAAATCTTATTAGAAGTCCCATTAGAAAAAATAAGAGAGAGATTATCATCTGGAGTATCTAATGATTTTACTTTCATAAAAGGGGTTTCTTCAAAGGTATTTTCTTCATTATAAATTCCAAAAGAAATATCAGTAGGAAGTACCTCTGAATAACGAAGTTCTACTGTGTTTCCTTCCACTACTTTTTCTATAGCGTATAAATCCCAGTGCAAAAGAAAAGTATCATGGTCTGTGGGAACTAGGGGATCCCCTTCTAACAAGCTCACTGATTCAGTATATAGAGAGTTTCCACCCGTCATCCAATATTGGTATTTCCCTAAACCAAATCCTGACGGAACTAAAAAGCCTCCTCCAGATATGAATTCAGACTGATCCTCTAATTTTGTATAATATACATTATCGAAAAAAGGATTCTGTGTTTTCAAGCCCTCATATTTTTGATAAAGGACAGCATCTCTGGTTAGAACACCAGGATGATTGATATCATTTAGATCATCGTCCTCAGATCTTCTGAAATTCTGTGGATCAATAGAAACAGAGGGAGGGACGAAGGTCACAACAAAGCCGTTGATAGGAATTCCTTCTAGGGATTTATAAGAGGCTTTGACTGCGCCTGGAGATTTCATTTCAGATAAGTAATACATAATTAGCTCAAAATACGTGTATATATTGGTAATAAAAGGCGAGGTCTACTTGATGCACCAAATTATTGGGTTCTCCAAGTGTTACGGTAGTGCCGTCTGTTTTTAGACCCGCAAAGGTAACTCTTATACTTTCAAATAAACTATTACCTAGATTTGTGAAAACTTGACAACTCACCAGGTCAGCACTTACCTGCCTTTTATTAAGTTGGAGATGAATATTATCAACAGCACCGGTATTATTATTTAATTCATCTTGAATTCCCTGAGGTATTAGATTAGTATTCAAAGGAATGTCCAAAGCCCAGGTGTTATCTCCGAATTGGGTTGCAGTAGAAGTAGTGCTAATATCAAAACCATTATTATTAAGCACCTCAGTTACATGCTCAGTCCCAAGACTAAGATCTATGGTAAAGGATACCATGGCCAAGGGGGTATTAGAAGCAGTTACGACATTGGAAGTTATGCTCCCTACCGTTAGATCATTTAGAGTAGCAGTTGTTCCCGTAAAAGAATCAGCCTCGTAGTTAAGAAAACGGGTTGGGACTTTATTTTCTGTAGGGATCAAATGATGATAGAATAGTTTTCCTCTAGGATGTGAAGGATCCACCTTCATAAACAAAGTAGGATCCTGATCCATGTGATATCGTGCGGTCGTCTCAAAACTATTTCCAGCGGTACTAACGGACACGAAAACCGAATCACCATCTGCAATCAGACCTACAATTCCCGTAGCATCAGGCTGTTCTACGGAAATATCAATAGTATTTACTAGTTCTAGAGTTTCTTTGTCATAAACTCTAAGGGTTAAAGAATCGTCTGCTATGTAAATAAACCTATGATCAACTGCGATTCTTGTATTGTCTTCTCCCGTTATAGAAGACCAAGCTCTAAATGAATTTTCAAGACCATCTCTAGTGAGAGGATATACCGCTATACCGCCAATGCCTGAAGAATCCTGTGCCACATAGATATAGGAGCCATCTGTCTTTAGGTCTGTAATTCCACTATCCCTTTCAGTAACCGTGATTTCGGAACCAATAAGATCTAAAGTTTCAGCATCTCTCAGTCTCATTCCCAATTCTGAACCATCTTCAAAACTTTCTATGAGATATTTACCGTATCCTGTTACTGAAAGGGACCCGGGTGCTGGTTCAGCGGAAGCTGAACTTCCATCTAGAGGGATCTTACGAACTCCGTTAGTCACTGATCCATCTTGTTGCCTGAAAACCGCATCATGGTTCATCCATAGGGAATTCATTTCCAACCCGAGGGGATCTTGGAAATCTATTACAGGGGCGTCTGGAGAATCCACTTCAAAAATTTCAATAATATCATTAAAAGAGAAAGCTACATATTTTCCATTGGTAGCAATATGAAAAGAGGCTGTATCATCGAACGTATTAGTAAAGGTATAAGTATGGACATCTTCTCCAGTTTCCCTATCAATGGCTTTTGCAACACCTGCGGAACTTAGTATATATAGGTAACGACCATCACTTGCGGTAGCATTCGTAGGATTACTACTGGATCCCGCTGCATTTCTCCTCCATTTCAGATACCCAAATTCTCTTTCATTTTGATGGGTTTCAACCAGTCCAGTCTCCCCTATAACCATGTCATCATAAGCTTTTGTTAGATTCCTAAATTTCCTTACAGTGGGTTCCCTATACTTTTCCTCTGAAAAAGGGATCAAGCGATGATAATAGATCCTTTCTCGGGTAGATACAGGATCTACCTTTAAGAAAAGAGAGGGATCAAGATCTAGATACAAATTCAGGAAGAATGAGCCTGCGGATGGAACTGTATATTGTCCACCAACAATCAAACTTTGTCCGTCTGCTTGAAATTGATTTATTGTTAAGTTCGCAGTGTTATCAATCTCAAAAGATTCTTTTTTCTTAAATGATTTTTTGTTGAAAGAAGTTACTTCGACTCCTTCCAATATATAGAAATTTCTATGATCGGATGTTATTTGCGTTGGAACATCTGATATCTTCTCCCACAACTTTCGCATTCCTTGAAGACTACTGTCCCCATAAATACCAGGAGTATTTTGCTCTACTTCAGGAATTTCGTATACGATAGTTTCGTAACGATTTTCAGAATTTTCTAGAGATAGATAGAAATAAGAATCGTCAAAAAAGGAATCTAAAATTCCCTCGTAGTCTAGGAAATACTCTCTACTTAGGGTTCCAGTAAAAGAACCACCATCTTCGTAGGAAAAAATCTTCATTTCGGTAGGAGAAGTGGCTATGACCGTAGTACTTTTTACTGCAACGCTTTCAAAGCCTTGGCTTGAGCTAGCGTCAGAAGCCCAGTCTAAATTCCCCGTGGCTAATGAATATTTTACAAGGTGTCTATTAGCTCCACCAGAACTTTTTATGATAAAAGCAGCTTCGTGGTTCATTGCGATATCAAAAACTTCGGATTCCGTAGTTAAAGGAAATAGAAAATTTCCTGTTTCGATATCATAGACTTCAATACCATAGTCAGACGCAGCATTATGTGAATAAGCAAAAATTACTTTATCCCCATTAGAAGATGCTCTCAATGAAGCGCCGTCTACAAAAGAATTTTGTAAAGTAAAAGTCTGGACTACAGTACCATCTTCCCTACTACGCGCTTGTGCTTCTCCTTCGGAATTGACGGTGTAGATAAGGTGCCCATCATACCCTGCTTGACCCCAGTCTTCTCCAGTTTCAAACAGTTCAAAATTAGAGTCTCCTAATTCCTTAGTAGCATCATAGGTTTCGACAATTCCCGCTTCCCCTTCAGATAGGATATTAAAAGCCTCTGTTAGATTGCGAAATCGTTGTGCAGTTTTGGAAAAAGAATATCCCTCGAAATCTGAACCAGTAGCCCCTACTAAATCATTGTCTAACGTAATTTCTGTTTGGCTAGTAGCTCCAAGAGTGTCTGTAGATATTGTGCCGTCGATAGCGGTAATATTCCCTGCATCAATATCTCGGTATATCCCAAATTGAGTATCCTCTAGGGAAATATTAGCTACAATTGTAATATCGCTGGCAGAGTCCCCATCGGCTCGGACAATATTGAGGACCCCTAGTTCTCCTTCAGTGGAGATATTAGTAGCACTAAAATCCCCATCAACGGATACAGAAGTTCCCGTCTCAGGTTGAATCACGTTTGTAGCTACGTAGGTAGTAAACGTTCCCGTTTGTGCCTCTATGTGATCCGTATCAATAGTATCTGCATTGACCGTTGTAACATTAACGGTATCCGAATCGATAGTACTCACTACTAGCGAATTTAAAAATTCATCAGGAGATATTCCAGACTCAGGAGTGAAAGTCAGAGCATCTGCACCTACAGATTTTTTACCTGCTCTTCCCGTTCCGGAAGCTAGGATATTTGGGTCTTTTTTAGATGGCATAATTTATTTTCTCTTAGTTGCTATGATGAGTGAGCCAATTTCCTTTAAGGCGATAAATGCCCGCACATACGAAGATATTATCCCCGAACGTGATTTTATTCTCAGATGCTCGATCAAAATATTGAGTCATTATTACTAGAACCGCTGTTCCTTTTCTTCCAAAAGAAGTATCTTCTTTCAAACGTGCGACTACCGGCATAAATGCCTTGTGAGTTACTTCGGAAGAAAGGCTTTGAGAAAAAACCGATGGAAAATACTCGGTATCGTCTGTGGCTCTATAATGTCCTATCTCCTCTAAAGTATTTTTAGCTGGAACTTCCAGTGAAATAGTATCAACATCTACCATAGGTACCATTACAGGGAGTTTCAGAAGCCCTGTAAGCGCATCAAAAGAATCAACGCTAACCGGACCAGGCGCACTTAAAGATTGCTCTCCCTGGTAAGCTGAAGCGGGGGCCCCACCTGATACGGGAATCTGATTAAGTGGTGCCTCATAGGGAAAAGGTGTTACTACCGATCCCGAGGACGCTGTTCCTGTGTATAAATAAGAAGGTATAAATAGAGGCTCTATGTCTAGGGTAGCAGGAAGTAAATCTTGGGGTAGAGCTTGAATCGAAGGTGCTAAATAATACAGGAACACTTTGGAAGTGGAAGGCAAAGGTTTTAGAGGAGTGAAAGTTATCCCCACCACATCTCCCTCAGTATGAGCAGAACTGAGAGTCAAAGCCCTTCTATCAACAGAAGCAACTGTATCGGCATTTCCGTCCACAGTTACCGTAAACGAAGTGTCCGGGTTAAGAGGGTCTGTAATATACGGAAGCTCAGGCAATATAACCTGATCTGTGCCTACTACAAAAGTGTCTAGAACTCTATCAGTGAGAGGACGCCATTGAACTTCAACTTCTCTGTGAGGTCCTTCTTCATATAGAACTTCCAGATCTGCATAGTCCGCAGGCTCAGTACCGGATTCAATAATGAAATTGAAATTAGCATCATCCAGATTATCTTTAACAATTGAGGTAAGACCTCCACCTGCTAGATAGGTCACTTCGTATTCTACCCAAATATCAGCATCGCTGGTAAAAGAAAGGTCATCTATCCTTATAGTAACTTCGTCCGTGCCCAGACCTAGTGCGTCTGAAAAAGGAACATCAAAAAGGGCAGAACCTCCATCCACATCATTAATGACAACAGAAATTACGTCTGTAATAAACGCTTCTCTCCCTGTACTTGGTCCGTTGTTAAAATACTCAACACTTGGTAGAGTAAATACAAGGGTATCCCCTTCATCCCAGTTGGCTCCCGCTGCGTTAGAAAGAGCGTCGAATTCAATAACATGCCTTTGGACGTGTGACCTGTCACTGAAAACCGTACAGATTCCATCAAAGTGACGGATTTCATTTCCCTTATTAGAGGTATTTCCCCAGGGTAATATTACATCGCATTTCAAAAAGCGATTACCAAAAGTCGGTGCATTGGCCACTTCCCATTCTACCGCTTGATCTCTACCCATAACCCAGGATCGAAGCTCGTTATCAAGAAGAAGAGACGTGCTCTTTTCCATAATCCTCTGCCATTCTGGTGTCTTAGGAAGGACTGCGTGCCTTAGGTCATAAACATCGTCCATTATAATCTGGTCTGCATAGATACCATCCGGTCTGGTCGGCGTGCCCGAACTTATAAGACCTCCCCCTACTCCATTTGAATCTGCATCCCAATCTGAGGAATTTCTTCTCCATACCATAGCTACTGGAATGCTATAGACATACCCATCAACGGTGTTTAGATCATTATCGGGATCTCCATCTCCGGCTATCCAAAGACCGGGGTCTTCTCCATGCGCACTAAAGGTGAGAGTAGTTGCAGTTGCATTAGGACCCTGTGCTTCTACATTCACGTCAGAATATCCATCCCTAGTCTCTCCGTCCAATCTGACAGTTCTTAGGGCATATTGAATTTGGACTCGACGTGTGGTAGTCTCACCAGGATCCATGTTTGCAATAACGGGAGGATCCAGAAGATCATCGTCCAGCCAGGTAGCAGTAGGTGCTAACACATTACCATGAGGCCAGATCTTATCAAGGGCAGGTTTGTTATCCGTGCTAGGATTCGCTTCAACGAGGGATCTCCAGACTTCAACGAAAACAAAATCAACTGAAATATTTCCATCCGGGCCACCAATCGGTCCGGGCAGTTCTATTTTATTCTTTCCAGCATCAACCGTATCCGTGTATTCTAGAGGTATGATCCAACCATTCACATGAACTTTGGGTTTTCCTACCAACTCAAAAGTGTTGGCTTCCATACCAAATTCAAAGTCCTCATAATTATTCGAGGAAAAATCTCCCGTCAAGAAACCGGAAGGCATTAGTCTTCTCAGAGTTTCAGAGTTATAATTTCCCTGAATGTCTTGAATAAGATTCAGTTCTGCATGAGATACAGGTTTCCCTCTCTTAAAAACGACCGTCTCAAAAGATTTTTCTGTAGGATCCAGATAGGTATTATCAGGACCTAAATTTTTATCACTCATTGGTTATTCTCTGGGTCTTTCAAAACGTGATCCTCCACGAGATTGTCATCGTGGACGAGGCGGGTTTGTTTATAGGCTTAAATGTAATATAGTTGCAGAGCAAATCATTTGTCTCTACATTGATATCGGGATCATAGGGAGACGCATTTGATAGGGGGTTAGGATTATTTAGATCCACATCACCACCAATCAAACCCATCTCCACTAGCGCGCCGTCACTTGCTTCCCCAACATCAAATTTAGTGGTGAAGTCCACAATGTTGGTTGGATATGCAACATGATCGCCCGCTCCATCTACAAAGCTTTTCGCTAGAAATCCTTTTCGTTCGATCTCTTCAAATAATGATCTTTGTTCCGCATCCGCAGGTGGAGGTGCGTCCGAAGCGCCTAGGTTCCATGCAGGATCCCCTGTTCCTACTGCTAGTCCAAAGATGCCATGTGTGGGACCTGCGTTATCCCAAGCAAGCCATGCCAATAGAATTGACATATCCTTGGTGATTACGTTCTTTATGTGTCTCTTTTCGAGCAGTTCGTTGGTTTTCCCATCTCTGATCTCAAAAAAAACTTCCCCTTCCATGGGAGTAGGAGCCTTATCTTTATATTGCATCCCTACATCAACCCTTTGAAGGTTGGTTACAAGACGCTTAATTTTAGCGTAGAAGCGTTTTAAAAACATTTCAGTTTACCACTCTATAGATTGTTAAATGTACTGTTATAGGATACAAAAAGGTTCTCACAAATTTGAATTATGAGATCTCAAATGTTATAGGAACGTCTGCGCCTACATCATAAGTATCTAGAAGATCCTCTTCATTATCTAGGGTACTATCTGCCACATCCAATAAAAGGCCAGCGACCTCATTAAATTTCCCTTCTTCTAATTCATCTCCTATAGGACCTGGATATTCTTCTTCTTGAGTCCACTTTAAATCTATGTTTAAAAAAGGGAGAGATCCCCGAACACAAGTAGCGTCATCTAGGGTTGAATCGGGATCATCTAAGATAAGGGGGCTATAAATACATTCAGCCTGTCCTTGATCTGGAATTTGATACGTTTCGTAAGTTTCGTCCCATTCCTCTAGGATGATCTCAGTCCAACCAAGATCATCACAGGCGGGTGAAATATTACCAGTTTCCCCTCTTATTACTGACGATCGTAGGTCCAGACTTTCGTAAAGAGCGTCGTCATTGACAGTGAAAGTATATTTGGTTTTTCCATCATTACTAACAGAAAATGATGAAGCGCCGTTAAAGATATCAGAGTCAGGATCTACGGGAGTTTCTGAGACTGTCAGAATTTTCTGGAGAGACAGAGGAAACGGAGGTGTCTCTTCGTTCAGCTTGGTTACAGGATCTTGTTCTTTTAGGTATTTATGTCCATGCGGCTTATCAGTTAGATATCTTAATTTTAGGGGTGTTCTATGTTCTGGCAAAGGCCCGTCAAGAATCGTGACTTCCTGCGTTTTCTTATTGAAATCAAAATCATAGGACTGAGACTCATCCTCAGACAGAACATCCAGTACACGGACAGCACCTATCATTTTAGAGGACAGAAAAATCTGGTCCTCGGTATCTGAAAATATTTTAATCAGATCAGGTTCGTCATCAAACAGACCTTCGGGACTCGATACCTTGTGTGCTGCATTGAACACGGAATGTTGTAGAGTTTTTAGATCATGCCGAACATTATTAACTCGATACCTGATATATTCCCATTCACTATGTGAAAAAGACCTAGGATCCAAATGCCCGAATCTGATATAGCCCAGATCCGTATTGAGGATAGGAGGTTTGTTTCGATCAGGAAGTTCGCTGTACTGTTTTACAAAAGAAGGATCAGTCTCATCATTCAAGAAAATCTGAGTTTTGCCTGCAGGATCCCTGTGAATCCGTATGTCCAGGTCCTCCCCTATCCAATTAGTAGGTACAAATTCATAGGAAGAAGGGTCTTTTATATCGCCTCCCATATAGAGTCCTACTTTTTCCGGACCATAATCAGTAGAATGAGCGAAGAAATAATTAAGATCGAGTTCAATCTCAGGTTCCAGAAGGTCAATGAATAACACATAGTGGTCATCATCATTATTTCCAACGGAACTAGGAAGGTTTGTAAAAGTTCCTGCATGTATCCCATCAATGAAAAGAAGATACCCTGCTTGAGTTCTCAATACCCTATAGGTATGAAATTCTTGGTCGCCCCAATCAAATGAGACGCCAACGGGATCTCCAAAATTGTCTTCTTCTACGATGCCATTATCGTCAGTGAATACTACTTTCTTAGTATTTCCGTCATCCCAGAAAGCAAGGGACACATAACTAAGATCATCATCAATTCCGATTCTCAGAGACCGAATGTTTTCTGGAGTAAGTGTTCCATCCCTCATTCGCAATCTAGTGGAAAACAGATGTTTTTCAAAAGGTTCATTGGGATCCGGAAAAGGAATCCTAATATTTGCAGACCCCAGCAGACCTTCTTCTTTCTGGATCCGATGCCAGCGATCAATGAAGGTAGACTCTACATCATCAAAAGAACTTGTCCACCCTTCGTCTTCAAAAGATGCCGTCCCCGAGTACGCAGCCCTAAATCTAGGAATAGGAGTATCTTGTGAGAAGGCTGCACTTGGAGGAATGGCACCCCCACTGAGAATGGTAACAGGATCAATAAGCTGAGACTGTCCTCCCGATACTAGATAGGAAGCAAAATCCGCTGGGTCATTTGTCAGATCTTCTGCGAAAAGGGAAATGGTCACTTCTTTCCGTTCGTCTGCCATTGTAACGGATGCCGCAGATCCTACAGAGAAAGAATCAACTCTTAATGAAGTCTGAAAATCCGAACTAAACTGAGAAGTTAGAAGAGGTTCAATACGGGCATAAGAAAAAGATCCTTCTGCCACCCTCCCAGCCTGCTCCAGTAGAAGTTTATCGCCACTTAGTATCTCTGAGTACCCCTGATCATCTAAAAGCGACCATGGCGTGTCTGGATGCTTCTCAGGTAGCTCTTCAAAGTCAGAACGTACTGTAATTTTCTTGGCACTTTCCGTAGGGGAATTGGGATTAATCGAGTATCGAATGAAATCCCATCCCGACCTGCTCTCCCCTTGTCTACTTACGGAACCAAAAAATACCTGATTAAAATCTAAGATCTCAAAAGTTTCGGTTCCCAATGCCAGATCTGTTTCTTCTGCTTCTGCAAAAGGAAACGGGGATCCTCCTACAAATGCCTGTATATTTCCCTCTTCATTTTTGAAAATTCGATAGGAATTTAGACTATTAAATTCTATTTCAGGGAAAGTTTCTATCGTCCCTGTCACACTAGAAGGCATGATCGTCGTTAAGATCACATCATAAAAGCCAGGATTAGAAGTAGATTCTGAAACTGAATCTACTTCGTAAATAGATCCTTCTACAAATACTTGAGATCCTTCCTCGAAGGGAGGTTCGCTTGCATATCGCAATCGAGTATTGATTAGGTTTCCATTATCATCGACAGGTACCACTTCTGTGGTCAGTCCTTGATAAGACTCCCATCTGTCTTCTTCGTTTTCGTTTTCTAGGAAACCTGCGAACTGAAAACCACCTACCTCCAAGAAACCCAGTAAATATAGGTTTTGGTCGCTTGCATAACCCGCAGCTATGCCGGTAAAATCTTCGGCCTTTTGATAGTCAAAAACCTGAAGGCGGAAATTGATGGTCGCAATATGATCAAAACTAATATCCGTTTCCTGCTGATAGAAAAGCGGATCGGAATCGATCACGTTTTGTGACGATGAGATATCGTCTATAATGAAAAGCCCTTCTTCAAACTCGGGAATTACGGGTTGCGTACCCACTACTTCCCAGGGTTCTTTGGGGAAATGATCCCCCTCAAAAGAAACCGAAAATGATTCTAAGTTCCTCCCTAAATGAGGATGCCCGGGGGTGTGAGGAGGCTCATTAAATCGAAGAACTGTAGGATCATTAAAAACCGCAGTATATCCCCTTTGGAAAGCGGTATGTATATGTCCTATTTCTTGAGGTTGAGGATTCTGGTAGTCAGGCCCAAAAACAGAAGTGAAAGGAAATTTCTGATAATAAGAAGCTACTCCAGCTTGATTGAACAAGTATCCTTCATTATTGAAAGATGCTATATTTACGGTAGGATTGGGAGTATAAAAATAACTTACCTGTACAGAAGCTCCTACTGCTATAGGATTTACCAAGACAATGATGCCTTGTGTCGGTTCTATATGAAAGACTTCACGAAAGGCACCGTTAATGATTATTTCAACATCGTCGGGTTCAGCTAATCTAGCATCTCCCCAACCTTTGGTAAGAGGTCCATGTTTGGTATGGATAACCCCTAAAAAACAGTTAGGGTCAGCCTGAACAAACTGAGAAGTGTTAATGATCCCCGCAGAAAGAAGGGAACCTGCATCGGAGTTTTGCCATATCCCTCCAGTAAGAAGAGAGTTGGCAGCACCACTCGTAGTAGTAATACTACAAACGCCCTGTTCCGGTGCGTCCGGATCTATACCAATACCCGTAGAAGAAGCCCATCCCTTTGTTCCGTCGGGTTCCTCGGTACCCCCCGTAATTATAAAAGTTGCCTGATCATCTGATGATGAGGACATATTTTAGTCCTCGTTGAGAATAACTTCATAAGATGAGAGACGGTTTTGACCGTCATAAGATGCAGTCATTTCATAGGTAGCAATTTCGTTTACTTCATTACTAAGATCGTCGGCAGTAGGATAAATTTTTACCTCTGCGGAAATCAAATTATTATTAGCGTCATAAACATGATCTGTGATCTTATAATTTTCTTGAGACAGTCCCAGCATTTTCTTAACGTCTAGTCCTAGACCTGAAATAGAAGTCTCACCATCCCCCAGTGCGTCCCAAATTCCTTTGTCTACGGGAGGAGTCACATTGCCCGTACCATTAACAAAAAGGCTTCTAGTAGCTACTACTTCGCCTACGGGTACCCTCTGGTCGAAGTCAGAGAGATATCCGTCAAAAGAATCTTCTAGCTCGGAAACCGTAGCAGTATTGGTATTGACTGTGGATTCTAAGGTAGCAATAGAAGAATCAATGGTGTCTGCCCTTGTATCCACATCTAAAATAATCTGATCTGCTTTGGTATCTAGCTCGGAAAGAGAAGGAACTATGGAATTATTAACCGTAGTTTCTATGTCGGAAACAGTAGTATTTGTAGCAGTGGACAGAGTGTCTAAATCTGAAAAATCTTTGGTAAAGACCCTTCCCCTTAATAGATAGGAATCGAAAGATTTAGCAGGGTCAATTCCGGGATCTTCAAAAACACTAATGATCACTTCCCCTTCTGTATCTAGGACCGTGGAACCGTCTAATTCCAAAGAATAAAGCCCTTGCATGGTAGACGAACTTAGTTCAGTGATTCTCCCCGTAACGTCGTATTCCGTAGGAGGTGCTACCCCATTCTTAGCTACATAGCATATGATCTCAGATGCCACTAGTCCCGTGACAGCATTTCCTCCACTTGCTAAGATGAGGGTAGCTACAGATGTTTTATTCTGTGCAAAAAGAAGGGACATTTAGGATCCTATCTCGGGTTAGGAATGTTATTAGTATTCATAACGTTTTAGAAAAACATTATCGTCCCTAGTTTATTAATCTAGCTTCTTGACCAGATAATTGGTGAGAAGACCATCAACATTATAAGTAGCGGACAGTTCATAGGTGGCCATTGGGTCATCGCCAACTCCAGGAACGGATCCAGCCCAGGGTTCCGCATAGGTATTAATAGTAGCAGAAATCAACTTGCTATCCTCATTATAAGACTGGTCAACGATTTGAAAGTTTTCTTGACTCAAGCCCGCGATTCTAGCTAATAAAGTAGCTGCATCATCTAAAGATTCTTGGGCTGTGATCAGTTTTACTCTGATCTGCTCAAGCGAGTCTGTACCTTCTACAAAACCATCTCCTTTGATTGCATCAAGGGCTTCTTCTACTGTGGTAAAGTCGATGTCTCCCGATACCGCAGCAACGGCTTCTCGAATAGAGGCTAAGTCGTCTTCCTCCGCAGTGAATTCATCCCCTTTTATTTCGGTTAGGATGTCTATAACCGGAGATAAGTCAACACCTCCTGCGATGATAGCGGCTTTGAGGGACTTTAAATCATCCTCTCCCGAAGTAAATCCCACACCTTTGACTGTATTCAAGTCATCTAACACGTCTTTACTGGTGTTCTCAATAACTTGGACTTGGATATCTTGACTGTCCAACGCT